AATACAGAGATATACACTATCTTTGTGCACATCAAGCCCTGCTACAGTTTTCATAAGCTTTGAATTTAATTATTAATTAGGCGTTAGAGCCTATTTTCCCACAAATATATGGGATTTTGGCAACATTTGCCAATAGAAAACTGAAGCGGGCTTGATTTTTGTTTTGCTGTGGTTCCTTTTTTATCTCGTGGGCATGTGATTGAAAATTCTCATCTTAATTTCGGTATAAGTGGCGAGCGTGTTACCTTCTCCAGACTCCCAGCCTATAGACTCCAGACCTTCTAAAATGTTGTCGCGTTCGCATTCGTAATTGAACTCGGTTCCGTCGGCGTCGTATTCACCCAACATTTCGGGCTCCATTTCGTTAGCGTCTATATCTTCTTGCGTGTAATACTTTGCAGTGCCTATAACATAGTAGCGGCTGCAATTTGCCATATAAAAATTGGAAGTTGCCATAATGTTTTCGATTTGTTTTAGTTGTGGGTGCAGCGGACTCGGACCGCATAGAAAAGCCTGAATACTTTTACACCCTATAATATAAGCGGCTAAAATTTTATACTAAATAGGAAGACGATGGCCAGGCTCAATAAGGCGAAGCAAAAATACTGAGCGCCCGTAAGTGTTACGGGGTCCTCGTCGTCCCCTGGCGTAAAGTTATGCTTTGTTACGGCCCATTGTGCGGCCTTACGCATAGCTGACAAGGTAAAGCGTAAGGCGCGAAGCAAAAGGAGTACAAAAGCGGCTAAAATAAGCACGCAAAGATCAACGTTCTTTGTTTGCTTTGTAATGTATGCTTTTTCCATTTTTTTTAAAATTTAAAAAGGTCTATAAATTATTATAAGGGCCTTGCGCGTCACAATGTTGCATGAATACATTCATATACCTATAAAGGTCTTTTTCTTCTTCTTCTAACATATTAACTATACAATACATTTTAAAGTACTTCATTTCATCAACTCTAATATACTCGCCATATTTCATACTCACATAGAACGAATCAAAACGGTTAGATGGGAGTAAATTAGTAGGTAACAACGTTCTATTTTCTTTGATTTTCACGTTTAAAAAGTGCATAATCCTTTCTTGCACAACTCGCAAACGGGCTTGGAAACGGTTTAAACACTCTTCGTAACTATCAGAAGACAAAACGAAAGCTTTATAAAAGTTAACCCTTAAACGATGGCCTTCTTTATCATTCCATTTTTCCCGGACTCTCTTTTGTTCTTCTATAAATAGTAACTCCTGAGTCTTTACAGGTGCAGCGGTGGGGCGATTTAAAACACATCTTCTTCTTGTCTGTTGTGTAGTTACATTATCCATGATCTATTTTTTTATACTGTTTAAAATGTTATTTTTTCGCTGAATGTTCGCCAAAAGCCTAAATTTTCCGACGTGCTATAGCATATAGTCACGGCGTTATATGAGGACTTTTGTGGAGGTTTGCGGGGCTACATGTGAGGGCGCAAGGCTGACCATTGGGCAACATACCACACCATGAGGGCGCAAGGCTGACCATTGGGCAACATACCACACCATGAGGGCGCAAGGCTGGCCCTTGGGCAAATTGGGGGCCGTTGGGGGATCCCGCCCCCCCCCGATAGGCTTTTAACCTAAACGGCCAAACAAAGAATTTTAAATTTTATTAATAAGAGACATGCAGCCGACCACACCAGCAACGGCGCGCGCCTGGTTTGCTGTCCCGATGTGTGGAGTGTGTTTTTTTAAAAAATCCTTTTGCTCATTGCTGAGCGTCTTAAAATTACGCTCGAAAGCTGCAAAAAATTTGTTATACTTTTCGCGCTCATCGTCGCGGTACGTGTCGAGATCGAGCAAAAGGGCTTCACGATCGGCCTTTTTTAGTTTGGCCGCCGCCGCTTTTAGTACGCTTTCATAGTTGTACGCCTCCCAAATACGATTGTAATATTTAATACGTGAATGCTCGAAATCACGCCCAAGGCCGCACAAATAAGCGTGTTGCACAAAGCCCGTGGAAACGTGCGTAGTATTACAATAGATTGCAACGGGGTTGCCGTTAACGATAAAGGTAAAAGTTTGCTTATTGTAAATTTTAGCCATGATTGTAAATTTTTAAAAATGTTCGTACTGTTTATTTGTTGCCGCTGGGGACCTTGCACCCCATCGGAAGGCGTTAAACCTTTGCGGCCTATATTTTACGCAACTTTACAAATTATTTGTTATTTGGTTAATACCTCCCAATCTCCAGACAAACACATAAGAGCAAAGCCAGCGCTGCAAGGAAAACTATATAACGCCCTTACATGATTCTTTTGCGTTAATTCAAGACAGCTTAAACTATCGTTATTTATTTCTATTTCTGTAAGTTGTTCGTTTAGCCCGTTTTCATTCAAAACATTAAAAACGTTTTGCGCTTGTTCCTCCGTTTCGACTAAAAAAGGATCGCCCCCCATTGTTACAAGGGCCCATATAACATCATAAGGATCTTTTATCTTCATAACCTTCTTTTTTGCGTGCCAGGCCTCAGGCCTGACACTTGTTTTTTCTTTCTTTCGGTCCCGTCCTGGTTATACTCTTTCAAGTTGTCGATACAAAAAAAAGCAATTTGATCGTTAACCTTTGCTAACGCAATAGCCTCGGCCATAGTTGGCACTATTATACAAGCATCGTAATAGTATAGCCCCGTTTCTGAGTCCAACCAACCGCCAAAGGCGGCGATCTCTTGATGTGTGCGTTGATACTCAACCACACGACGGAGTCCATCAGGGCCGAAACTGTTTTGTGTAGCTTGTACCGCTACAACGTAGCCAGATGTTACAGGCTGTAAGGTGTGTGCGTTAACGGTGTACCCTTCAACGTTATTTGCCGCGATAGTTGCAAGTGCTGTAATAATTTGTGCAGTATTCATTTTTTTTTATTGCCGCTGTTGTACGTTGCCGCCGGTTTTTTTAATTTATATATATGTTACTTAAAAAGTGCCTTAATATCATATATAAGCCACATAATAGAGCCAAAAGAAAGGGCGCAAAATATTACGGCCACCAATACAACGACCGCGGACAGGGAGCCGCCCCAGCAATTAACCGAAAGCCAACTAATAAGGCGCCGGCCTTCTCTATTGAATAAAAAACCGTTAAAATATACGTCGTAGTTATTACAACGGCGCCAATACTAATAAAAGCAGAGGAAACCAGACTAAAAATTTTTTCTTTCATTGTTTTTTATTGTTATTATATGTACATCCGCGTCATGTACGAGAGGGCCGCAATTTAGTTAGGTGTAAGCGGCTACCAGGGCGCGCGGCCCGTTGTTGTGTCGTCTTTTGTTGTTTGACAATGCAAAAGTATGTATAAATTTATATGTACCAAACCTTTTGCACAAAAAATATATATATAAGTCAATCTTTTAGTATTTATTTACATATAGGTATATAAAATGTTACATATATATTACAAAATAAATATTACAGTTTTGCCCTCCAGCCCTGACAGGTGGACGCCCTCACGACCTTGTACCCTCCAACCCTGACAGGTGGACGCCCTCACGACCTTGTACCCTCCAGCCCTGACAGGTGGACGCCCTCACGACCTTGTACCCTCCAGCCCTGACAGGTGGACGCCCTCACGACCTTGTACCCTCCAGCCCTGACAGGTGGACGCCCTCACGACCTTGTACCCTCCAACCGCTGGCATATACCCACGCACACACCCAGGGGGGGAGGGGGGAGAGCACTCAGGGCGGCGGGTTAGTCTCGCGTCTGTTAGGACACTTTCGGAATTAAACCGAAAGCCCGAACACATTGAAAATCAAATGGTTGCAAAATTTAGAGGGTTACGCAAAAACATTTGCCAAAGAACGTAACTGCCTAATTATCAATGAAATAAGGGAGAAATATATTATTTCAAACAAAAAAAAATCACACCAAAAAACACATAAAATAACGGCTCAAACTAAAATATAAGCACTAAACGTACAACAAATTGCAATATCTTACGAAAAATGAGATATATAGATAAAATATTGGAGAAAGAAGTTATATATAAATCAAAATAACTATCTTTGCACACAAACAAAAAACAAACTTATGAAAACAAGAATTGACATACGTCGTGCCATTAAAGAGCGCGGTTATACGGCAAAAGATTTTGCCGAAAAATGCGGCATGACCATCTCAAATCTTAGCCGTAATATCATCAACGGAAATCCAACAATTAGGAAACTAAGTGAAATTTGCGAAGTTCTTGGTTGCGACATTACCGATTTGTTCTATCCAATAGACGATAAGGAGCAAAACAATATTGCAGAACAAGGTAAATTACACGAAAATTCAATAACAACACCACAAGCGCAAACACAGCCACCCGTAGCCACTACTGCGTTCTGCCCACACTGCGGGAAGCAAGTGCGCATTGGGGTAGTGCTGCTGCCAGAGGCGTAATAATGCACAAATGCACAAATGCACAAAACCACAAAAGCATAAACGCATAAACGAACAAACGATCAAACGCACAAACACACAAAGCAAAGGCGCACTCCAGCCTCGCACGAAACGAGGACGAGGAGTGCGCCTTTAAGATTTAATCACTCAACAAAGAATGAAGGTGGAGACAGTTAGGCATCGAGATTACCTTCGCCACCTGGCTTGGAGGGAGTGGTGGTGCTACTACTGCCACCACCCGATGCGATGTTGCCCGTAATGTCGAGGTCACCAAGCATTACTTTGAGGTCGGGCGATACGAGCGAACGGAGGTAGGAATACGGATTGCCCACCTTGTGTTGGCCCTTGTAAGCTTTCATCACAAGTTGATAGTTGGCGGTGCCTGCGGCATTGGCGGTGGAGGGCTTGTTGGCATTCCACCACGACGAAGCAAACTTAGAACGTTGGGTGAAGGTGGCCTTCACTTGTTGCAGCGCCTCACTGTTGGTAATGTCGCGAGCATGATACTCAGCAGTGTACATTTTGCCCGTCTGTTTGTTGAGAGCTACATAAGTAGAGCCTTTTCTGCAAAGTTTTCCACTCATAGACTCAAAAGCATGGTTTAAAGTAATCTTTGCCATGGTTTTAAAATTTAAAAGGTTAATAAAATATCCACCTAAATGGACGTGAATTTTAAAAGGTAAGAAATCCCTACCAACCTAATGGGAACCTAATGGCAACCTAATGATTTGGCTTGGAAAAATCTTACGTGGCAAAGTTATAAAATCAATTCTGAAAATTCATGACATAGGCTTGGTAGGACCAAAAATAATATTTACCTTTGTACCGCAACTTATAAATCAGTATTTAGTACTGACAATGTCTTATTTACTAATTCCATTCTCTCCACCCGTCTGCGAAGATAGGTGGATTTTTTTAATTTTAGTGCAACATACATTTTGTAGAATAGGAAATAATGTTTACCTTTGCAAACATAAGGATGATTCAATATCCAATATTGGATTGTCTTTGTACATCATAAAGAGTTAGCTAAATTGTTTCCGCTTGCCTGTGAAGGTAGGCGGATTTTTTGTACATAAAATGACACACGGCACAAATTAAAAGCTATATATCTTTGTGTATTTTTTGACTTGCTATTGTTAGAGCAAAAGATAATTCTTAATTTTGCAGCATGCTTCATAGTCCATAAAACTATGCAAGTATTAAAATGTTTTTATGAATCCGCTTGCTTGTGAAAGTAGGCGGATTTTTTTGTGCGCGTTAATCATTACTCTTCGTAAGAAATCAATCGTCCGTCTGGCAAAAGAGCCATACTGAGAGCGTTGGCATAAGCAGCTTCGGGCGTGGGTCCGTCAGATATGGCTATAATGCCTTGATGTGCGGTCGCTGCCCATACCAATATGTTTTGCGCACCATAGGCTTTGGCGGCAACCAGCGTGATGGAGGTTAAGCCATCAAGACTCTTTAGGCATTTAGCACTCATGCTTTGAGTGGCGAACACGCCCGTGTGTTCTGCCATGGTGTAGTAAGGAATAAAAATGCCCTGTTCACTACTCAATGCGGAATATTTACCATTTAAGCTTCTACCTAAGAACACGGTAAGTTGCATACCCTCGTAGCCAGTGGGGGCAGGCAAGTACACGTTCTCGTTGTCGGGCAACACAAAATAGTTACCCGTGTGGTTGTCGAGGTTCAAGTACTTTTTATTGCCATTCATTATCAAGTCGCCTTGCTTCAAGAAGAGCGAATTGACATGAAGGTTGCCCGTGACATTCACATCGCCATTCACCACACTAAAGTTATTGCCTATCCAAGCATCGCCTTTTTTGCCAAACTTCACCACCGCCTCGTTAGCCGTTTTTCCACCAAACCACAAGGGATAATCCATGCCGTCGCCACCGCCAAATGCGCCGTACACGGTGCCCTTGTTGTCGGTAATGGTGAGTTGGTTCACTTGTAAAAACTGAATGAAGGCAGTCATTATGTCGGCATACGAGGTGTGAATGGGACGCATATCGTTAATGGGTTCCCAATAGCTGTTGCCACCTGTGGTAGGTTTGTTGGCTGCGGTTGACGCGATGCCGTTATGCGAGGCACGCGCCACAAACCATTCTGCCTTGCCTGTGGCGAGGTTGGTTACCGACACCTCGTCGAGATAGCGGTGTCCGTCGGCACTGCGTGCGCCATCGGCGGTATCGTTGCGGTAATTCACGCCAAGTTGCCATTCGCTGCGACGAACGGTTATGCCACTATCTCCTTTTAGGTCGTTCGGAGTGTCGATGAAGCCTGTAGCAAACATGCCCTCTTCGAGTTTGGGCATGCAGATCCACACCGTGCGTGGATTAAAGACTGATGGCGATGGAGGTAGACGAAAAAGCAGGGTTTGCTCGTCGGATTCGGACAAAGTGGCACGTGTTTTAAATGTCGTGGTATGTTGCGTCCACTCTGCGGTTAGTTTCCACCCAATGTGGGCATCGTCATTAGCAGGTGTTTCGTTTCCATCGATAATCATAGGAGTAGAGGTATCGACTGCCGTTGGGTATAGGTAGGTTAAGAGGTCGGCAGTAGCGGTGGGCGAGAGCGACGACATTTTAGCCCAAAAACTCAGCGTGTACCATTGTCCACCCGTGAGCTTGTGAATGCCTTGCTGGGGGGCGTGAATCACTTGTGCCAATACCTCTTTATAATAAATAGTGGCTTCGGTGGCAAAGCATTGGTCTACAAAGGCATTGTGTTGCTGCAAGGTGGTGCTGGTGTCTACGTGCCCCTTGTCGGTGGGTGCTGTGCTGCCATCAAGCGGATCATATCGACTAATGGTACTCCATGCTTGCATGTTGTTGTCGTTGGTGAATGCGGCATTCTCTATGAGGTTGTAGTTGTCGCCGCTGTGATACGTGGTAACCAATTCGGGGGTGGAGTAGACGGCTGCTTGCTGCGTGTATCGGGTGAGCACGCACTTCCACACATAGGGCTTTTCGATGGTTGCTTTGGGAAAGGTGGTGCGCCACTCGCTGGCTGCGAGGTCGGCAAACTGCGCGAGGTGGGACTTATGGGTTGTGGCAAAATAGGTGGTAATCGAGGCTATGCCGTTGCCGTCGTTGCCGTCGTTGCCGTCGTTGGGTGCCCACCGGCATGTGAATGCACCCTTGAACGTTCTTTTTTGAGCCATAATATATAAAGATTTTTTTTTGGGGGGGGAGGCGATTGCTGATATATTTTTTTTGAAGATTGGCGGGAGTGGAATGGGAGCACGCGAGGGTTGACTATTCAGTCTTGATACCAAAACCATTCCCCACCGCCAATAATCTTTTGACATCACAAGTTGCGTGTCATGTTTGCTGGTCAACCTGCCAATTTGTTAACCAGTTAAACAGAAAAATATGCCAAGGGTGGTCATGCCTTGAACATGTCAACCACCTTGCGAGCGCAGCCGGCACACAGGGTGCGAAACTCTTCAAGCTGGGCAAAGGTGGCGAGGTCGGCCTTTTCAGCTTCGGTCAGTGCGGTGCCCCCCACCTTGTGCAACAGTGCGGCTATGGTGTTAATGGCTATGGCGTGTTCGTCCTTTTGCGGGTAGGCGGCCTCGATGAGCAGGCTTTTGAGGTGTCCGTAGTCTATCACACCGTCGGTTTGCACGGCAAATCCGCTGTAGCCCTCAGTGGGCTTTCCGTCGGCATCTTCGCCCTCCCCGTTGTGCATGGTGGGTTGTGTGTCAGGTTGAAAGTCGATGTAGGCCATGCGTGTGGCGCGGTCGTAAGCGGGTGGCATTTCTGTTAAAAATGTGCGTCTGAGATTTCCGTAGGTCTGTTTCATAATGGTTGTGCTTTTATTGGTTAATTGATGATGAGTGATTATTCCCTATCATTACGGCTTTACAGGCTCTTGTGTGTCGGCATAGCGCAGTGTGCCGTCGGCGGCTTTGACTATCGGGCGGTGGTGAATGGTGAGTACGCTCACGTGGGCAAACTCATAGTGTGAGCCTCCCTTGTCAACCACGGTAGCCTTGAAGGAGGTGACACCCGCTGCATCGAGCATGTCAATCATCTGCTTCATGCCTATGCTGTTGGTTATCAGTTTGTGGCGGCTACCATACAGCTCAATGGCTAAGGCATAGCGATCGGGGCCGTAGCTTGTAACGAAGTGGCGCACCCAGTCAACCACCTCCACCTCCTTATTAAGCACCATGGCTGTGCTTATTTTAGGCGCATCTATTATGCGTTTTCCTTGCTTGTCGGTCTTGTCGGGCAGTGATAGCCCGAGGTCGGCCAAGTTGACACCAGTAGTCATCGTATATAACTTTTTGCAATGCTTGTTGCCCCATTTCATCATGCCCCATGCCGCGCTGTCAAGTTCGTTGATGCGCCGCGGATTGTGCAGCCTGGCTCTGCGCTTGAGCCAGTTGGCCTTGTTGCGCTTGCGCCAGAACATGTTGCCGCCGTTGTAAAACACATAGCCCAGGAAGTCGAGTCCTGCACGCACTGGCCTTACTACCGGTTCGTGTGTGTCAAAGCCCATGCGCCCCAAGGCTGCCACGGCACGTTTCATCATGGCGCGCACTTGGCCCTTGGTGTGGCCGAACACTACAAAGTCGTCGAGGTAGCGCAGGTAGTAGTGGGCCTTTACCTCCTCCTTCATAAATCGGTCGAAGGCCGACAGGGCCACATTGCCCGCATACTGGCTTGGTCGTGTGCCAAGTGGTATGCTGCGGCCGTGGGGTGCAAACTTTTTGAAGGGCTCCATGTAGGCACTGACAAACTCGCGGTCTTTGAACAGCCTGGTGAGCGCCCCTTGCAGCAACTCGTGGCTGATGTTGGCGTAGTAGTGCTTTATGTCGCCCTGTGCGTACCACAGACACTCTTGGGGGCACTTGCGCAGCCACTGCTTTACTTGCAAGGCTCCCGCCACTTGCCCATAACCCTCTCGCGACGCATAAGTGTGGCGAATGAGCGACCGTTCGATGCGTTCGTGACTTACTTGCACAAGGCTTTGGTGCCACTCGTGGCTTGGATGAAAGTGCAGCTTGCTTATGTGGCGCACCTTCTTGCCGTTTTTTATCAGCATGTGGTGATATTCGCCCGTGGTCATCTGGCGCGCTATGATGCGTTGTTGCACGTCCACAAGGTCTTTTATCCATTGTCGTTCGTGCTTTTTCACGCCATAGTTGTGCTTGCGCTTGGTGGCTATGCGGTCGGCCTCTTTCAGCACGTCCCATTGCCATGTGCGGTCGTAAACGTATCCTTGTCTTTTGGGCATATTAGTGGGGAAGGGGAGTAATTCTCCTTACAGTTTGTTTGCAGTGTGTGTGGGTTGTGTGTGTTCCCGCTTGGTGTTGATGATGAGGGCTTGCTTCATTCGGTGCTGAGCTTTCAACTTCGGCATGAGGAGTTTGATTTTGCGTGGGGGTAGCCCGTGCATATCTTCCTTTTTTTTGCCGATTTACTAACACAACGGGCAGGACGCGGGGCGTTGCCTGCGCAAGTACTCGTATTGTTCCGGCTTGTCACTGGCTATACTTATGCACCAGCCGCCGAGGCTCGGAAAGGTCGGACACGTCCCTATGACGCAGTACACGTGTCCTGAAGGGGTATAGTTTCTTTTTTTTGAAGTAATTCGAGCCGAGGAGCTCGCGACCGAGGACGTCCAAGCGTTGGACGAGTCCGCACAAGCGAGCCCGCAATTCGCACCGTTGTTCGAGTTGCCGCCAACCAGCCACAGCTTACCCTTCTTATGCCTACCTCCGCAGCGGGTTGCACGGAGGCTTTGGTGTGTGTTAATGGGGAATGATGGGAATTTGAGCGTTGTGGCGGACTTATTTTTATTTTTCATTGCCGCCACACAAGCATTATGGTTTAATAATTAGTGTTGATTGCTTAATGTGATTATAATATGCTTTTTAATTGGCTTGAAGTCACCTCTGCTATTGCGCCATGAAAGTCAAGCCGAGCCGAGGAGCGCGCGACCGAGGACGCCCAAGCGAAGGACGAGCCCGCACAAGCGAGCCCGCAAAGCGCACCGCCGTGCGAGGAGCCGCCAACCAGCCACAGCTGCCCACTGGCGGCATACGAGTAATAGTCGCCATACGAAATGCCGCTATGCAGCGACCGTGGCACATAGCTGGCGCGTTGCGCGCCAGATGTGGTGATGAGCGAAATGTCGAAGGTGAAGCCTGTGTTGGAGGACACCGTGGAACGCTGCAACTTGGTGTGCGCTACATTGGCAAAGTGGTCGGCTGTGGGTGTGCCCACCTGCGGCAGGAAATTGGCGTCCCACTGATACACATCGGTGCCTACCGAGCATAAATGGCCGTCCATCTCCCAATACTGGCCGTAGGGGTTCTCCCACACGCCCACATTCACACTGTGGCAAGTGCCATTGTCCTTGTCGAGCACGGCCACTTTGCCATCGTTGCGCCCAAGGGCAAGGCAGGCACCGGTCTTGATGCCCTTTTGCCGAGAAAAATCATCAGTTGTGGCAGTACCCGCTTTTTTTTCTGTGCCATCAAGCCCAGGACCAAAAATCTTTGTGCCATCGGCAGATTGCAAGTTCTGAATATCGCGATAACCATACTTGCTCAGCATATACACCAACAGCAAATTGCGAAAAGGCTCACCTGCCAAACCGTGGTTCATGCTTCGCGCCTGCGCATAATTAAAGAACTGATCGATGTTGTAACTTTCCGTAGGCACTACAAAAGGAATGCTGCGCAACTGACCGCCTTGCACTACACACTTAAACATGCCCACAGGTACATTCTGCGTGTACCAACCGCCAGGCAGAGGCACAAGAGCTATGTGGTGGCGAATGTGCCTCACACCGCCAATGGTTACCTCCTGCAAGTAGTTCCAGTAGCCACCATCGAGCATGCCCATCCAGTCGGCATTTTTATAAGCATCTACCACTGCGCCGTCCTTCACCACTTGATCACCATCAATGGTATAACGCGAGTCGTTGGGGTTGAGACGGCAATAATGGCCGTCGGGCGACATGAGCACACCCGTAATCTTCGACAGCCACGTTTGCTTAACCAGATCATTTCCACCCGTCACAACATACGCTGCACCACGGGGCGAAGCCGTGTTCGGCTCAATGTAAAACGCATTCTCGTCGAGAAACTGCTGCTGGTTCTCCTCCATCATCACACGCAGGTTGTCTAAAGTGATGCGCTTGAGCGTGCCGCCAGCCACCACCATTACATAGTCCGAACCATTCAAGCTCGAAGCAATGCCCTGCTCAGTAATTTTGCTAAATGTTGCCATAAAAATCTGTCTATAATGAATGTTTGTATTTTTCCTTTTAATTGCTTAAATCGACACTGACACCTCTACTGCCACGTCCGAGTAATAGTTTTTGTCGGCATTGCCCGCATCGGGCACACACTGCGCCATGGCCGCCGTGAGGGTCACGTTCTTGCCCGTACCAGAGTAAGTTTTTACGTTCAGCGCATTGTAAACGTCCCACGTCCACTCAGCATCTCCCGTGTACACCTTGCCATTCTGCTTAACCGAAAGCACATACTTGGCATCGCTCGCCTTTGATATGGCGTCAGGATTCGCCCCATCGGGGTCGGCACTGATAATCCACTCATCGGCATCGTCGGTCACACGTTGCGCGTCAACCGCCTTTACCGCCCAAGTATCGCCCTCCTTGTGCAGGAGCTTTACGCTGAACACCGAACTGCCCGCCACATCGTCGCGCGACACCGCCAACGTTTTGCCCGACTGCCCGGCAATCAGTACAAAGTCCTTGTACCACTCCAACTTCCAGTTTGCCGTAAACTCCGCCTCGGGTATGGCACTCGTGCCGTACAGCACGGTAGCCGCAAGCGTAGTGTTGGGCGTAGACGCATTGAGCGTGCTGCAAGCCGTGGTAATGGTCACGCTGTAACTGTCGGCACCGGCTTGCTGAATGAGTACGTCCTCTGTGCCCGACACCGTATCGCGCACATTGTTCGACAAATAGCTGATTTCATAACCTATGATTTGGTTCGACACAATAGATGTGCTCGCTACATTGGCAATGAGGCGCAAGTAGCACGCGCCGTCCACCTCCTTTTTGGCAAACTTGCCATCGGTTGAAAGGTTCCAGCCCACATAGTTGCCACTGGTGGCAGCACTCGAACTGAACACAATCTCAGTGCCGCGAAACGACCACTTAATGCCCGTAATGGTAACAGGATTGCCCATCGCACTCTGCACACCCACCTTCAAAGCAGGCTGATTGTAAATGTCTGTACTCCAATCGACCGACAGAGTGCCACTCGTAGGGTCGATGGCTTGGAACAAGGCAGCACCACTCTCCGCCCCATTCTTGTCGAATTTCACCGTGTTCTTAGTTACATATATTTGGTCGCCCGTGCGAATGTAGCGCACGGTGAATGCACCTTTTATCTTTTCGCTCATATTCCTTATGTTGTTATGTGATTGTATCTAATTGGTAGGGTAGTATGGATTATTCGTCCCATCGGGTCATGGCGAGCTTTACGTTGGGCAGGTCGGTCAGCGAGCCACCAAGCTCTCGGGCTGCCACTTCGGGGTCGGGGTTCACCTTCAACAGCTCGTTTTCGTTCACCACCATTTTTGTACCCACATTGTTTAGCTTGTGGTAGGCTGGCACCATGCCTTTTGCTGAAGCCTTGTCTGTGTCAACTATTGCGTATCTCATCGTTCCGTCACATTAAATAAATAATACATTTCCTTTTTCGTCAGTCAGCACCACATTGGCATCACTCGTAGTAAGCAAACTTGCCGCGTCGCGCTCCTCAATATCCATCGCTACATCGAACCACGACAAATCCTTTTTTACACCAATGCCAAGTGACGACACACTGCACTCCATGCTCTGCCCCGCCTGGCGGTCAATGCGGTCGGCATACACGTAAGTGCCTTTGGCGGCGTCGTACACACGGGCTTGCGTCCACCACTGAATGTTGTAATACAACTCAGGATATTGCACCATGCGATCGCCCAACGAAAATAAGCCATAATTGGAATACCGCTGCTGACCTTGCACAAGGTCGGTGCATCGAGCCACCTCGTACTGAGTGAGCATGCTCATGTTGCGCACAATGCTCAAACCCGAACGTGCCTGTACCTCGCCCTCGGCATTGACGAACTGCACCTCATACTCCTTGTTAAACACAAAGCGAAGGTCGAAGCCTACATTCGGGAAAGCCACCTTTTTCACTTCGGGGTGTTCCAACGAATTAGGCACAATGGCAGTGCTTTTTCCACGTTCAACCAAACGCATGGTGGTGCCTTCGGGCAAGGCAGACAAGGTGCTTGTGCCTAACGTGACGGTGGCCGTAATGGTGCGCTCATAACTCTTGCCATTGACGAACTTGTCGCGCTGCCCGCCCTTTTCAATGCCCTCTGCTACAAGGTATTCGTACAACAGAAGCTCGTCCTGCAAGGGGTCGTAAATGAGTTGTTCGCAATCAATCGAGCAGTCAAACTTGTTTGTGCCTTTGTCGGTAGTTGTCAGTACCAGCCCATTCGCACTCACCACATAGTTTGTACCCGTGCGGAAATCATTGAAAGTGCCACTGTAGGACAATTCAGCAACCTCGCCTGGCGCAATGTTGCGCATAACCACCAAACTGCCATTATCAGCCGAATCGTCCTTAATGATACGGTAGTCGGTGTTCACCTTCCACACAGAGGCAATGGGCTTAGAATTGACAAACCATTGATGCGCATCGCTGGCAAGGTTCCTGTTGTTAATGCCCGACGTATAAATGCCATCGGGATCATTCACACGGGTTTGCGGGCGAATGATGGTGGGCGTAACACTGCGGTCCGGCTCATACTGCCCCAACAAACTATTGGCCGTTTGCGCTGTGGGAGAGTCGGCCGACACACACACCAATTCGCAACTAATAATGAGTGGCGAGAAATTAAGGCGTGTGTGTTTGCGCTCAGACTGAAAGGTTCTTTTTTGCGTAGCCATATACTTTATTATTTAGTCTTGATTTGTTAGTATTCAATAGAAGCAGTCACTGCATTATTCTTGCCATTTGTGGCGGTAACATAGAACATGGTACTGATACCGCCATGCTCGGCATTGATGTGCAAATCGTCAAACGAAATATTAAACACCGATCCACAATTCAAATGCTCTGGTTTGGCGTTCCACACTGCATCAGAAGCAGCATCACCCGTATCGCGCTCCACCCTAAAGTTATATTCCTTGGTGTGGTCCTGCATATAACCATCAACAATTTGCACCGTAACCGTTTCGGTTTCGTCGGGTGCCATATAGCCGTTCAAACTTTGGTCAATCACCATTTTGCGCCCAATGGCTTCAAACTGCTTGATGGTACCGCTCATGTAGATGTTTTTCAAGTAAGCGGAATACCCGTCCATTTTCAAGCCAAAGACAGAGAGGTTTGACAAGTCGCCAAACTGAGCCGCTATGTTGCTTTCGCTGAACTCCCATGTGTTGACTTCGGTTAGATAGCGCTCATAGGTTAACGTAGAATAGCGTGACTGCTGGCGGTCGGCATTCGAAAAATTGCCATAGCATACAAAGTGCATCATGCTGGCAGGGTGCTTAAACAGTTTCCATTTTCCATCATTGCGCAAGGAGTAGTGGAAGGCATTGTTCGTGCCGCCATTTACGCTCAACACCTTGTCTATGCGGAAATAAGCAGTGTAAAAACCAGAAAATTTGAAGTTACCCTTGCTGTCGTCAAAGTCATCGGTCTCATTTTCGGAAGGATTGATGCCATCGTGCCATATACCTTGGCAAATATCATCCTCGTACACCTTGCCAATTTCACCTTCTTCAAGATGGAGGTAAGCAGTACCGCTATATAGTTCATTGCCGTTTTCATCACAATCTATCACTACATGGTCGATAATGCCACCGCCTGGTGCACGCCAACGATTGCCCACTTGAATGGAAACACGATTGAAGCGCAATTCGGGAACTTCGAGGTATGAGCGAAGTGTGAGCGAGTCAAGTTGCGCAGCACCATCACCATCAATCTTGCCACCGAACCCAGTCTGCCCCTCGGCAAAACTCTCACCAAATTGCACGCCTTTCTTCATGACGCTTATTTCATCGGACGAAAGGCCGTCTAAAAAGCCTATGTGTCCGCTTGCTGTATCAGCATGCACACGAGACAAGGCTTTGTTGTCAACATAGGCTGGCGTAACGATCTTGTCCTCAGACCTCTTGTCGGTATCATTGTCGGCCAGTCCGGTGACAGTCCCCTGCCCTTTGAAAGTAATGGAGCTGTCAGTGCCAAGGTTAATATGTCCGTTCGTGTCGAAATTGATAGAACTATTCGCAGCCAAATTGATAGCACCGCCCGACACTACATCAATGGTCTTTGCAAACAAATTAAGGAAAGTAGTGCCAACTTTCATAGTCAAGTCCTTGATAAAGGTAACAAGACCAGAAACCGTTGAGTATTCATACCATGCGCTTTCAGTTGGTCCAGCGTTTATAGCTTCGTCTGAGGCAAGATAGCCCGTAACTATATCCTGTTGCCATATACGGTCTATATTGCCATTATCGCCCGATGAAGTGAGAATGCCTTGCAAAAACACATAATAATAGTCGGTTGATCCTACTTGCTCTTCGGCTGCATTTTTTCCGTAAATGTCGATACGCTCAGAGGGAAATACGATTGTGGCAATAGTGCGATCGGTATCAGGACGCGGAATGGCTGCATACACATATTTTTCGGTGTGTGTGCCAAACACCGTGGGCGAGGCTTGCAACGTCCAGCGTTGGTAGTTGTGTCCGGCATCATAGTCTATAATGCCTTTTACATACACCAAAATTTGCGCACTACTCACACACGAGGCTTGTATGTAGTCGGGATTGGAGTTTGCGTTGCGAGCAATAAATAGCGCATTCTCCGCAATCCAATAATTTTGTGGGGTTGCTTCGGTCATCATGTGGTGTGAGGTGTTTATTTAATAATTAAACGTGCAAGGGGAGCAAGCAGGTTGTATAGCCATTCTATGCGATTGGGAAAGTTTAAATTGACATCGGCTGTACGGCTGCGCAATATGTGCAATCGGTAAAGGGCATTGTGTACACACCACTCATTTTCAAGCGAGTCAAATGAGCGTTGCCAAACTTGGCTGTTGGCATGGCGACACCTTATTTTTAATAGTGTGGGTAACATCTCATCCTTGCGATAATCGAAGTAGTTTATGATATGCAAATTGTTGGCAGTAATTGAATAAAGCATAATAGAACGGTTTTAGTTGGTGTTATATAGAACAAAGGTAAAAAAATTGCTTTTCGGCATAAGGACATAGAGAAAGCCCGAAGCATTCACCACGCAAGGGTGTGCTTCGGGCTGGAAACAAAAAAAGAAACAAAGCGTATGGGTGTGCCTACATTAGAAGCATAGGACTGCCGTTGATGTCAAGTTGAGCGGTGAACGACACAGTGAGCGGATTATTTTCGGTACTGTTGTAGTAGATTTCGTCCTCTTCGAGCGTGATAGTGCATGGCACCCATTGGTTGTTGATGTGCTCCCAAATGTATTCGCTCATCAAGAACTCATGCAAGTACCATTGCTGCCAATCCTCGTTTAATGGGTCGGTTTGAAAGAGCCATGCTTCGCGATTGTTGCTCTTCTTGACAAACGAGCGTGAAAACTTGCTGAAGGTTTCTTGCCTGGTAATGGCATAGGAACTGGAGGTGACCGAACGCTTTTTGCTATATACTTTGGGCACGCTCACGCTCTCTAACACACCTAATGAGTTGATGAAGCGGAACTCTTGTCGGTTCGCTGCATCGGTTTGGGGTAAGGCATAGAGCGGAACGCCATTGATGGTTTGTGAGCCTTCGGTGCTAATGAGCGTTTTTTGCGAAGTTGGAGGTGTGAGCGTTGCACTATTAAGCAATGCACATTCTTCGGCAAAGGGTGGGGTGTACACATATCTCTCGCCAACTGCCACAATCTCAGGTGCAGAGGTGGGTTTGCGCGAAAAGGCTTTTACGCTTTTAAATTCGTTGGCTGCCATGCGTTCCATGTCGGAGAATGCGCCAAACAAGGTGCAATAGTATTGGGGTTTGCCATCTACCTCGGCAGGCACCACTAACTCACCCACACGAGGTTTAACCTCTCCATTGAGCATGTATTCGTCATAGACGCGCAAACAGAACTTTACAAGCGGATAGGTCACGGTGTCGGGAATGTAAGTGTAACTGTCGCGAAAAGTGCGTAGGGCAGAGGAGATGTCAATGCTTACCTCGGCACCTTCCTTCTCCTCGTCCACAGGAACCGACATTTTTATGGTTTCAAAATCTCCACCGCTCATGCCGCAAGTTACTTCTACTATCACGCGGTGAAAGGCGGGTTTATTGTTTATTACGTTAGGCTGTATGCGGAACGTAATAGGGTTGCCGTTGAATATGCTGCCCGATGTAAGAAATACGGTTCTTGCCATATTATAAGGATTTAGACATTATACATTAAAGACTATACACTTCAAGTTCTACCTCGCCCATGCCGTCGGTCACGCTAATGTCGGTAGACACTTTATTGATAAGGCATTTTTTTCCAGCTATCAACCACCATTCCTTCCAATGATTGGGAATGTCAGCTATCTGCGCTACCGAAGCAAGACACTTGATGCGGTATTTTTTGCGATTGAGGAGGAAGTAAGCATAATCTACCATAAAGGTGTCGAAATAACCTCTGTTCTTTATAAGCGGATCGTTCACCACAAGCGGTGCGTCTGCCCAATCTGGTTGCACCCAAGCACGCGGTTTGAGCGAAAAGCGTTCTTCGTTGCCTATTCCGTCTTCCTTTCCGTTGTAGTCATACACATTTCCGTAAGGATCAACAGAGTCGGCAGTGAGTGCATATTCGCCCACGGTGGTGCGCCACTTGCTATTACCGAAGCCATCGTAATTGTAATCAAAACTCTCTGTGTCAGAGTCCGTTCCACCGCCACGCATCACGGCTATGCTCAATCCCCAATCGTGGGTTTGAAGGGGTGAATTGCCATCATCGGTATCGGAAGGGTCGTATGATTCACGAAGCTGCAATACCTCGGTTACATAGAAATCTGCCACAGTTGATGAAAGCGGATTGCGGATGTTTTGCTTGATAAACTCATGCTCCATATCCTCGTCTACATTTGCAGCCAAAATAGTTTGTGCTAATTTTCCATTCACAGCTGTTGTGGCATATCCTTCAATGCTATTACCTGCAACGGGTTGCGAAGGAGCATCTGTAAAGCATACGGTATCGAAACTTGCAGAAAGAGACTTACGGTAATTTACATCTACAAATCCTACAGGAACAAAATCAGACAAAAACTCTTGCACAAAGTCATCGTTAATGGTTGAGCAATCGCCTACTTCAACACCCTTATAGGCTCCCACCTCGAACAAACGAGGATCCATATCGTTATTGTCTTTAAAGTCGGAGTCAATCTTTACACGATATTTATTACCCGTATTCTTGTCTACAAAGACACTCATTTGATTGTTGAAAATCTGATGAATAATATCCTTGTACGCTAAACTTGTTACGGTGCTTTTCTTGGGATAGTCTATGTAATCGTAATCTGTGTTGTAATCTTTTACGCCATCCCTAATGTTATTCTTCTGTTCCTTCTTGTCGCTTTCTTCCGAATAGCCCACACGCACACCTGTAATCTTTTCGCTGAGTTGTGCAATAGAGAGAACATTCGCATTGAACTGACGCGGTTGGGGATTTTGCTTGCGGAATACATCTCTCACAAGATATGCTGTAACCTTTTTTCGTTCGTAATCATAATCGAACTTTATGCCAAATTGGTTTTCGAGCGATTCAATAACTGTTGATACAGACTCTGCGGGAAAATTCTTTTCGTTGGCAAACATTTGCACAACACTTGCACTCATCTGTGCGCCAGTAATAGTAGACTTTGTAGTAATGCTTGCTACCTCTTTGCCTACTTCAACCGTTGTTACAGTCGGGTCGATGACCTGGGTAACCTTGGTCTTATACGACACGGAACTATTAAAACGATTGTCTACTACTGTTTCATATTCGTAAGTAACCTTGTGATAGGCTATTTGTTGAAGGGATTTATCCACAGGATTTTCCAATGCTAACTGGCCACCACAACCGCGGCTATCTAACCAAGCGTTTACATCATCGAACAATTTATTGCATTCAGCTTCATTTTTGGCAGACTTCTGAAAAAAGCCAAGTTTTATATCGCCTTCGTTTTTAAGTCCAGCTATCACTTCAGGGTCTTCTTTCTCATATTTTGTACCATAATATAAAGGTTCGGTGTTATAGGCACATTTGGTTGTGAAGAAACACAAACGTCGCAAATCGCCAATCTCCAACAAGGCATCTTTATCGAATGAAACGCCAAGACTTTCAAACAAGCAATCAAGGAAGAACAACACATAGAAGCAAATGCCCGACTGCGGACGATCGGCTTCCAATACCCATATCGGTCCGTGATTTTCATACATCACATCTTCCTTTACATCAGGAAGTTGCTCAACCGTTTTACTTGATGTTTCACCATTTTCGTCAATGTCGTAATGCTTGTAGCAAACACGTGCATTGCAAAAAGGTTTTAGCGGATAAGCATCCTTCACGTTGATGTACGATTGCTCCACCTGTGGTATGTTCACTTTATTGCCATCTGAATAAACGCGTGGTGAAGATGGATCTTGTTTTGCCTTATGCAAATCGCCTTCTTCCACGCATTTGCCAGGAAACGAAAAACCCAATGCTTGTGGATAAAAAGTTGCCGATGTGTTATAGCCTTCGCCTACTGAACCGTACTTCTGGTCGCCTTTCTTTCCTTGATACTTAATAACCACATCGGTTTTGTAAGTTACCTGCACATTCACCTCGTCAATTTTCTCACCAATCAAAAGTTGGTCTTTGTAGCGAGAAGGGATAGGCACCTCATTGCAATTCAAGTCCGAAATTAAATCATCAAACGTCTGCGTGCTGGCATCAATATTCACTGATAGCGCGTCGCTCACTTCTTCGTCCTCTTGCATTACAGCAGTACCACTGGCAAACGGAACGCCATCGGCAATAATTCGCATGGGGGTATGCTCATAATCAACGGGGCGAATATCGGAGTTGATGTCGTCGGGGTTTTTCAAGAAGTGGCGGTTCCCGTCCAAGGGCAATGATACCGGATAGGAAAACATTTCAGTATCGTTGAATAGAGGATTTTGCAGTTCAACGCTAATCGAAAAGTCGTCCGTAAGTACCATAGGCTTACCACCTGCGAGGATTACAAGTTTGCTATTCATAATGGTTTGTAGTTTTTAAGAACGGAATGGTCAAAGGCTTGTGCCGTGCCTGCTTGAATGTTGCCATAAGCATGATCGCGCAAAGTAATAACGGCATTATACTTGTTGTTGTAAATCTGACTATGCCCATGCGCCACTACGGTTGCTTCGCCAATTACATAGGCTTGTGCTCTGTCGTATATATGAATGGGTGTGGCACAATCCGTAATAATGACCCTCACGAACACGGGTGCTTTTTCTGGGCATTCGTTTAAGTAGATGCCTGCTTGGTTCATCTCTTGCTTCAAGGCAGGATATTGTTTGGGCAATTCAGTGCGGATGATGTCGGCATATTTGCTCTCCACCACATCTTCCCAATTATCGCGCCAAGTAGCCATCATTTGGCTCACGTTGCCCGAAGCCAACATTTGCTTGTAGCCTTTAGCGCAAGCATGGCGTTCGTGGCAAGCACGCTTACAGGCTTCTTTTAGCGTTTGGAATGCGTCCTTATCCATTCTGCATACGTTCTTTAGTTATTCACTCCAGCTTCTTCCTCAGTCTTCATCAGTATAGCCTCGAAGCCTTTGATTTCGTCTTCGGTCACAATGTCTGAAAACTCTTCACGCAATTTGGCAATGCGGTCTTTTATGCCTTTCACACGGGTTTTGGTGCTGGGTTTGTCTTTGCGACAAATGTATTTGATAAAACCTTCGGCTTTGGCTTTGTGCTGCGCTACTGCCTCGCGAGCAGCTTTCACTTCGGGGCGGTCGGCTGCAATTTTCTCAGCAACGGTTTGCGCAAAGAGTGGATCGCGCTGTTGCGCCTTCTCGTAGAAGGGTTTGAATTGCGTGCGGAGGTCTTGTGGCGCAATGTTGAAGTTTTTTTCTACGTATTTAATGTATTCTGGGTCGCCTGTGCGCTGACTAAGGCGCAAATACACCTCGCCCATTTCGCGGTCAATAGCGGTGTAGATGTCGGGCAGGATATGGCTCTCAATCTCCACGGCTCGTGTGGCCAGTTCGGCTATCTCTTGCTCGGTGTAGAGTGCGCCCTTGCCTTGCGCCACGGCTTTTTCGTTGGCTTCAGCCATCGTTTTAGCTTGCTCTGCCTTAGCTGCCATTTCATTGCGAAGGGTGCGAATGTTGTTTACTTGCTCTTGCAAGGGTGCAGAGAGGAACACACGAATTTGCTTCATAGTGGGCATAGTGGCTGCAATGCTCTCGCCATTAGGGTCTGCCACAATGCCGTTGTAGGTGAGGGGTTGTAACGACACGTCGGGTCTTAGATCGGGGAATAGGCTATCTTTAGCCTCTTGCAGTGCCTTTTGCTTTTGCAGTTGTGCGTAATAGGCTTGCTCTTGTTTGGTTGGACGACCTACGCGACGCTTTTGCGAGAGTTGCGCATCGGTGGTGTCGAGCGTTTGCAGGTAGGTGAGCAACTGACGCACACGGCGGTGATAGTCTTTAAAACGTCGGCTTTCGCGCACAAAGGCTTGTGCCTTGGGTGTGCCTTCTAACAAGGTCAGTCCTTTCTCGAATGCCTCACGCTGCTCGGAAGTGAGCATGCGAGTGGTGAGGGCAGGGGTAAGGGTGTTGATTATCTTTTCCATTGTGAGATTTTCTTTTTAAGGTTAATACAACATAGGAGACACAAAGATGCGTGTGCCTGGCTGATTGTTTTCAAAGCCTTTGTCACTATCTGACTGTGTGGTGTTGGGTGTTTCGGTGGGAGTGGTAGGCTTGGGTTGTTCGGCTGCTTTACGGTCAGCAAGGGTTTTGAGAATGCTATCGCGAATGGAAACGGCATCATCGTGAGCTTGCTGACGAGTGAGCTTGTCGAAGGTGAGCACTGAGGTGCGCTCAATAAGGTAGGCTACCATGAGGCGACGCGACTTTTTAAGCAAGCGGTCGGTGTCGGTGGCTTGCAACATCTCGGCTATGAACGCTGCGCCAAACACATCCTCGATGTACTCTTCTTGAATGAAACGAAGGTCGGGAATAAGGCGAATAAACTTGTCGCGGTTGTTGTAGATGTCAATGTATTGCTGCAATACCGCACAGGTGGGAAGGAGCAAATCGTGGTGCAAATAGTAGTATTCGCTTTGCTGCCAAAGTTTTACTATTTCCTCAATCTCTGCCACGCGCTCTTCTTCGCTGGGTGCGGTGGGGTCGTCGGTGGGTGTTTGCTCGGTTGTCGGTACATTTTCGTCCGTATTCTGTACGCTATTGTTGGTTTTTGGTACGTTTTCGTCCGTATTCTGTACGCTATCGCCGTCTATCGGTACGGAGATAGGCATGGGGTGCGTCAGCTTTGCCCAACCTTCGAGTAAGAGCAAAAGGTTATTGAGCGACACCATAGCCTCCTTCTTAAAGCCTTGCACACCTTTGTCAAGCATTTTGTCGGAGGCTACGGAATAGTCTTGGCTTGAAGCCATATTCATGCCTGCTCCGTTGGCAGAAATGAGTTGCTGGTAGGCGTAGCGAGAAAGTGTGTCGTTTGCCACCATGCGTTGGGCATTGAGCAAGAGTTCTTGCCAAGGGTGCTGCGCATAAGTGCCATTGGTTACGGAAAGGTAAAAATCGTTTGTATCAATATTGAGCTTGTAATACTCGCACAAACGGTTGTAGAGTGGTGTGCCTAACTTGTCTCGCAGAAAGTCTTTCTCGCTGTTGTCGAGTATGCCTTGCAACAGACTTACGTCGTCGAACGCATTGCTGGGTACGTGCAGGCGGAGTTCTTGGTTTGTGGATAGTAACATATTATCGTTGTTTTTTTACAGGGTTGTTTTTTAAGTCATGCGCATAAGGTGATACAACTGATGCGCGTCACTTGGTATAAGTTTCGCGCGAAACTTTTTCAATCTTCGCGCGAAGTTTTGAAAATCTTCGCGCGAAGCTCTATTCCTGCCCTTGCTTGGTTACACCCGTTTTAGAGTTGTCGAGTGTGGTGAGTACTTCGCGATCGATTTGCCATACAAGATGTTCGTCCCAACCATTGAATTGGCTAATCACTTCGAGCGGACGGAGCATGAGTTGCTGCAAGGGTGCAAACTGAATTTGCTTGACTAAGAAACGCTCGCGCAAGTCGGTGCCACCCGATGAGGAAGCATCGCCAGGGGTATTACCAATAAGTTTGGAGTCTAAACCCATGGCAAAGAAGATGATGCTGCTAATCTCTTGCAGCTCAGTTTTGTCGGCTGTGGCTTGGTCGGAAGCCTTTGTTTCAATCTCCACAATCTCCCATGCCTTGTGTTCCTTACCGTCCGAACCCGTGAAGCTTGATGAGAAAAGGGCTTGTCCTGCGTTGTCGCTATTGCTGAGCCATGTGTTGATTTCGTTGAAAACACTTGCCATAATCTCCTTGGGCGACCGCTTTTTGTCCTCTTGCGAGGCTTGGTTGCAAAGGCGGTCTACGTAGTCTTGGTGAATGTAAATGACACGGCCGATGATGTTGGAGTTGCGTTTGCGCGTCAATCGGTCGTCAACAATCGTGAAAGCATACTCAAAAATGCTACCCGCGAAAATGCTGTGCCAAAGTGCATCGGCATAATAAGGACCGCCAAAATCGCGAGGCGACATAATGAAACGTGTGGGGCGGTTCTTACGGCTCACGCGGTTTTGTCGTGCTTCGCGAACAATGCGCTGAAGGTCGCGAACGGCTGTAGCAGCGGGCAAATAAGGCACGGCTGCAATCTTTAAATCTTCGGGTTTAAGGTTGGCGATGTTTTGCGAGGAGTCGAGCCATTGATTAGAGATGTAGGCGTAGTTGATACGATATTGCGCATCTTGACGCTCCAGTCGGGTTGTGAATACCGAACGGGGTTTGATGCCTACAACCTTCGGCGTCCAGCGTGAGGTGGGTACGGGGGTGCCGTTTTCGTCGAGTTGACGTTGGTTAAGTTGCAATTCAACAAAGCATTGCGACATAAGCGACATATCGCCAGCCAACTGCAAGTAGGTGTCCATCAGGTCGTTATCGGCACAAAAATGCTTCAGTTCTTCGTTCGTCCATTCCCATTTGGCAAGTGCATCCTTTAGTTCCTTCATCTCCTCACTATCCTCAGTGGGGGTGAGGGCTTGTGCCGCATTGGTCAGAGGGTCGTCAGTAGGGTTAGGGTCGGAGGTTTGCTGCGCTTGTGCTTCTTTGGCTTTGAGGTCGGCAATTAAGCCGCGGAGCAAAACACCTGCATGAGCAAAGGGTATGAATTTTTCGGTAATATTGCCTCCCACATATTGGGTGTAATAATATTTGGGTTTGGGTCCATGCACTGCAAGGATTTTCTTTATAAAATCAATGCCTGCTGCGGTGAAGGGCGACATGCGCGAAAGAAGCCAAATGAGGTTGGGCAGTCGGTTGCCAATACCCCATTCCATGTAGCCTAAACCTTCGGTGCCTTCTCCTTTGGGTTTAGCAAGACATTCACCACCGCTCGAGGCAAAGATGGTGGATATTTGTCGGCGTGCGGCTTGCGAGCCTGCTGTGCCTTGTGCCGTCATGTTGGCTTCGCTAATGAGCATGGAATGCACATAGTCGTTCCACGAAAAGGCTTTGCTACCTTTGCTGGGAGTGCAAAACTCGCCAGGACGGATAGCCACATAGCCAGCGCGATGAAGTTCCTCACTACGTTCTTGGAACTCGTGCAAATTGCTTACTGTGTTTTTTGCCATTGTGATTAGTGTGTGTGGGTTTATAAGGGTTATGTTATTTTCTGCTTATCTTTTCCATCTCTTCATTCTCCTTTGAGAGGCGTTCAAGGTGTTCGAGCACAAGGGAGTATGACTGATGGTTTACTTGATCCTCGGTAAGTCCCGCATACTTTTGCATGGTGGCAGTGGTTGCGGTGTAAATTTCGAGTGGGGTATTGGGTCGGCGGTTGTCTACCTTCTGCACCTTGAATACATGCGGAAAACGCTTGCTTAGGGTGTGCATCACACCCGTCCACCAAAAAAGTATCACTTGCCATTTATGGTCAGGGAAGTTGCGAAAGTAGGGTGCATGCGTGGTGCATTGGTTGCTTTCGTAATGGTAGTCGCGTTTCACCATGCCCGTGTTGGTGTCGATGTATTTTGTCTTGGCATTGAAAATGGTGGCGAGGAACATGGCTCGAGCCAAATCTACATTTTGCGCTTGTTGCGCCAACTGTTGGGGTGTGAAGGTGCCCATTTGTTGCATCTGTACAAGGCTGTTGCTGAGTTGGGTGTAAGTGCCCATAGTGTCGGAGGCAAAACGATATTGTGCCCAACTAAATCCGTCGAGGTCGGGGAAGGCACCTTGAAACGTCTTGCGCATGCGCAACCACGAACGGCGACGCTTCATAGTGGGGTAGGGGAACTTGGTGAGAAACATGCCACGTTCATTGTCGAGCCAATCGAGCATGCCAGCACCTTGCGCCAAATATTCGGCAGACTCTTTGTCGTCGGTCTTTGCCTTGGGCGAAAGCCAATAGTTAATTTGCCACAAATAAAGTGGGAAGGTGTCAGCACGTTTGCCATCCTTTAAAAAACGACAAGTGTAGTATTGCGCTTCGGTTGCCTCACGCGGATTAGGACTTGCCACTATCTGAATGCCCGATAAGGCAAAGAACATAGCCAACTTCACGTTATACATGGAAAAGGTGTGGTAGCGATCTTGCCTTAACAGTTGCTCTTGCATTACTTGCGATATGAGTTCCAACTGCTCGGTGGTGCATTGGTTCCAATGCTTGGGTAGCGTGAGGTTTATGCGTTTTGTTTCTTTCATTAGGTCGCTTCTTTTTATGTGGCGTTACCAAGTGATGAGTCGTCCGCGATTGTCAACCATGTAGGTGTAGTTAATCGCATTGATGCGCCGATACCATCCTGCTTTAAATCGCTTTTGTGAGGGGACTTTTCGGATGAAGTTGTCAATGAATTGCAAACGTCGGGCTTGAAGTTGCTTAAAGAAAGTGGGAGCGTAGGTTCGGTTTAATGCCTCAATGGTTTTTGGACCCACAATGCCATCGGCTGTTACACCGAGCATTTGTTGGGGAATGACTATGGCATGTCTGCCACTGCTCCACGCCCAATCTACAAGCATATTGGCAATGGCTTGGTTGTTGATTTTGTCTGCCTTCCAACGGTTCCAATAGTTCTTGCGCATAAGGTTAATGGCGTCGGCATCCGTAATGAGCTTTAAATCTTTCACGTCTATGCGTCCATCGCCATTCTTATCATATCCCTGCGCTCGCCATGTGGCAATAGTCACACCTTTATTTGTAGCACCACCGCGGTCTTTAGGGTCGTTCACAAAGCCACCCTCATACGAGAGGATGAACTTTGCTAAAGGGTCAAGTTTAGCCATGTGTAAATTGTTTTATTGTGTTTCTGTTTTTTGTAGTTCAAAATTAGTTGATTGGTTTTGCGACATAAGGACATTCTGCTTCTCTCCCCCTCCTACACAAACACAAAAAGCCTCAGTATCTATACCTTTTATATACAAGGCTTCGATACCGAGGCTTTCCTTCTTCAGGATTTTTTGTGTGGTGAGCGATTATCAGTCTTTGCTAAAAAGTGAGGTGGACTGCACTACGGCTTCTTCCTCTGCGTTGGCGTCAGACTGCTTGGCGACATCGGCTTCGCTCTGTTGTGTTTGTTCCGTGTCACCTACTCTTTTTTTGCCGAGGCAAGGAGGCTATCCCAACCGCCAGAAGTAGGCTCAGTTACGTAGAGGTTAGGATAATCTACAGGAGAAAGTTTTGACTCATAAGTCGTGGTGCGGTCGTCTTCGGGTTTGGCCCCAGTGTCGGTTTTAATACCACCCGAATCGAACTTAACCTTACGGCTTGGGTCGTACATAATCTGCGAGTTCTTGCCATCCTTAGCAATGATAAAGATGTCGCGGTTGTTGATGGCACGCGCCAACTTACCAGCTGCGGGGTTCACAGAGTCGATAACGAAAGTACAAGTCAACTCAAAACCCTTGCGGTAACCGAGTGAGCTACCCTGAATTTGCTGTGAGTCGTCCTTACACTGCACCTTGTAAAGACCCTTACCTGCTTGGAAAGCGGGGGTTGCATACAAGTTATCGGTTGCTGTGAGCGGAGCAGAAAGTTCGCTCTTCAAACCAATATACACATCAGAACCAAGACCTGCGAGATTTTCCAGACATTCATCATCGTTCAAAATGTCGGCGAGCTGGGGGCATGTTACTTGTTCAGGCATAATATAAGATGTTTTTGTGTTGTGTTTAAAAAAGAAATGGGGTGGCGGTTGGCTATGTTCGTTCGGGTCAAGTTACCCGTCACCCCTGGGTTGGATTTATAGAGCTTATGAGAAAAGCCGTAGGGGTTATGCACCTTCCTTCTTGAAGATGGCGGTAATACCCATAGTCATGCCTGTGGCAGTGAGCTGAAGGGTCTTTTCGGTCTTGCCGTTGCTCCAGTGTGAGAACTTGTTCTTAACACCGTCTACAGCGACAAGTGTGAGCACTTGATTTACTGAAGTAGCAACAGGAGCGGTGTATTTAGTACCATTCACGGTTACATGACCATCAACTTCTGTCTTGCCGTCGGTGTCAACAGCAGTAACTACGAGGTTTGAGTTAATGTAGTCACCAGCCACATATTCAGAAGTAGCAAGCGAACCGTTTGACATACAGAAGGCGTACTTAAACGGATTGCAGGGGCCTAAAGCTCCTTGAATTGACTGAATTTGGAACTGGATGTCTCGCATGTCATCGTCAGTGCCAACCTTTACACCTACGTAAGTCTGGTTGGTTTCGGTGTCAACACCATAGATAAAGTTGTCATAGATGGTTGCATACATACGGTCGCCTTCGCCAAAGTCTGCCACAGGGCAAATAGTTACACGTGAAAGACCAGGAAGTTTGAAGTTACCACCCTGTTCATACTCAACCTTGAAGTTGCCGTGATACTTGTTGGCGAAACCAGCTGCAATGTTATAAGCAGTTGCTTCGTTCATGTAAACAAGGGTGTTAGCCTTGCGCAAACGAGGATCCCACTTCATGTGCCATACCACGAAGTTGTCGTAAGGTGTTGAGTCGTCGTTGTCAACAGGAGCCGTGATAGCCTCGCAAGGAACCAAGTTGCCGTTAGCTTCGCTGATGATGCCATCCTCAATGTCGTGCTTTACGCAAGTGTGGAAACCATCGTAGAGTGCCAAAGCCTGTTCGTGTGCGGGCTTATCTTCTGAACCATCATCAAGGCTAATGTCACCATTCCACAAGCAAGCGGTCAAGTTGTCGGCATAGTTAGCAAGTACGGCTGCAACAGCTTCAGTTGAGAAGGGGTACTGACCCTGACCATCTACACCAAATACTGTTTCGCAATATTTGTCGATTTTGTCGGTAAAGTGGTCCCAAGAAAGCTTAGCGGTAAGTGTACGCTCTTTCAAGAAACCTACTTCGCTATTTACCTTAGTGTGAACGTCCTTACGACGGGTAGTACCACCCTTGCGAAGAAGGACGTGAATGGTGCGCTTAAACTGAACGCCAGAAACAATCTTGATACCAAGGCGGTCCATCTCTTCTGCATCTGTGTAACCAGGACCCATGAGGATTTCCTTAGACACCTGCTCGGCTACGTGCTCAAGAGCATCGATACCAATAAAATTTTCAGGAAGATTTGCCATAGTTGTTTTTGTGTTTAATTGTGAAAGAAAAGAAGTTTAGTTTTTGTGTTGGTTTTGTTCTGTGTGGAAGTCTTACTCCTCACCACGCTTAAAGCGTTCAAAAGCTGCCTTGCGCTCTGCATTGGTTTTGTAGGGTGTAGGGTCGAACTCGCGAAGCGTCTGCACCTTTGCACCCTCACCGTTGTTGGCAGGAGCATCGCCAGTGTTCTGTTCCTCGCTGGGTTCGTTGGTGAGTTGGTCAATCTGTGCGTCCTTGTCGTTTACCTTCTGTTCGGCAGTAGCAAGGGCTTCTTTGGCACCCGCCAATTCGGTTTCAACTTGACTCTTACCCTCAGTGAGCGAAGCAATTTCTTCGTCCTTCTTGGCAATAGCCTCGGTGTGGGCGGTGTTGAGCGTTTCAAGTTCCTTACTGTGCGCTTCGTTAGCGTCGGCAAGAGCCTTTTCTGCGTCTGCCTTGGCTTCGTTGGCTGCGGTTAACTGTGCAGAGAGTTCATCGAACTTGCCTTGCAATTCTGCGAGGGCGTTCTCTGCTGTGGTGACTTTCTGCTCAGCATCAGTCACCTGCTGCTTGTTGTCATTGAGGTGCGATTCAAGCGCATCAAGCAAAGGGGCATTCATAAACGCGCCTTCCTCGGTAGTCTTGATGTCACCTTCCTTCATGCCACAAGCGGCATTGATAAGTGGGTAATTCGCCATATTGATAGAGGTTTTTGTGTTGTTCTCTTTGGGTTCTGGTTCGTTCTGTGGTTCGGGTTCGTTTTGCGGCGCAGGTTCCTCGTCGGGGGTGTTACGATCAATGGCTTGTGCTGTGCCATTGTGCAAGGCAAATGCACGCTGAACAACCGACATGAAGTCTGACTGACCATCAACAAGAATGCCCTCGACGTCCTCGGCATTGAACACCTTGCCGTGCAAATGTTCGTCTGTGGCTTTCGGGCAAGCTGCCTTTACATCGGCACGGAACTCTACACCTAAATCGGCAAGTTCTTGCACTAATTTCTCGGTGTCGCCATCATTGGCGATGTCGCGAAACTCGCGGTTCTTGTCAAACGACTCGGGGTCGTAGAGTTCGTGGTACGTTTCGTTGGTAAACTGATTAGTGCTGCCGTCGGCTTTGGTGTAGAATGCTGCCATCACGCCAATGCCACCGATCTCGTTCTTTGGGTGCATGTAGTAACGCTCATCGCATAGTGAAGCGAGATACATACCTGCTGAAGCACACATGCCATCGATAAAGGCAATAACTGGCTGACCTTGGGAACGTGCATAATCAATGGCTTGCTGATAGTCGTTCTTAGCCCAAGCAGAGCCGCCTGGTGTGTTGATGATGAATACGTGACCGCAACAAAGTGGGTGGTTGGCTGCACGCATCATTGTGTCGCGATGGTCAACTGAACCATACGAGCAACCACCTCCATTGCGAGTAATCGGTCCGTCAATGGTCAACACTGAAACAAATGGAAAGGCTTGTTCCTCTTCGTAATTCAAAGCCCAATTACCTTTCACTTGTTTACCATCATCGGAAATCTGATATTCCTCGGGATAGTAAACAGAGCCATCTGCGTCTACGGCAGTAACAAAGCCACAAGTCTTTTCGGGCTTACTGAATGCGGCATGCGTATTCAAGTTCTGCTCCAAAGCCTTGCGGATGCCATGCACGAAGTCGGGACTAACCATCCATTTTTTTTCAGTGAGAATTTCGTAAAGTCCTTTCATGGAGTGTTTAGTGTTTGTGTTGTTATCCTAAAACAATTTTTACCTTATAGCAGTTGCGGAAGCAGGACTCGAACCATGCGTTCTCTTGGTTATGGGCCAAGCGAGATACCATCTTCTCCATTCCGCGATATGAGGAGTATTCTGTTTTTTCTGCAAGCAAAAGTAAGGAGCAACGGTTGCGACGAAAGGACAAAAAAAACGCCGTTGTCCTAATGAACAACGGCGTTTTACGCTGGTTTTAAAGGTATGTTTTCGGTGTGATTATTCTAATCGAATGAAGTCTGACATGGCTTTTGCGCTGATGGCAAACTCACGTGCATCGTCGGTTGAAGACTTGCTATCTGTAGACCTAAACGAGAAGGTGTTGGGCAATGTGTTGACAAGATGGCGTGTACCACCTTGTGTTTGCAATACCATAAAATAATCCGCCTTACGCAGTAATTTTACGGCTTCGCACACGTTATCTTGACCATTTTCTACACTTCCGCTTATATTAAAGGTGTATAATGTGCCATTTCCCGATTCAGTGAGCGTAGATTTAGCGGTAATGGTTTCTGCTATCACATCAGAATCTTCGCCCGGAGTGGCGATATGCAGAATGGCTGTGCCAAACTTACCACCACTCATTGATAAAATTTGCGCTACATTAAAAGGTATAGGCAACTGCACCTCAGCGATCGGATAGATATAAACATCTGTCACTCCTGAAAGGAATTTCTCGCTACAATTATTTGATAAATTCGTTTTGTACATAAATAAGCCGTTTATTTAACATATATTATACCACTAATTAACACTACGAAACACTTTTAAATTACTCCCATTCGATGCTGTCTATGTGGTATTCGTCCTCGTTTCCGTCCTCATACTGCATATCAAGACAAGAATAGGCACTAAAATTCTTATGCTCGGTATGAAGCCATCGGCCGATAATTCTTCGCAAATTGTCTGTTTCTTGCATGCCCAGTTCTATGTTGTATCGCATTAAGAAGCGTTCGAGCATACAAGTTTGCGAACGGGCTACAATGCGACCATTCGATGTACAATAATCGAAAGTAGACAATGCCCATTCTATTACGGTTCGTTTGAAATCGTTGTTGAGCATGATAAGCAACTGCCTTACCCCAAAGATGTCTAAATTCCAGGTGGGTGTAACAGAGCGAACCGTATCGAGAACAAGTATTTCGCTCGGCAATTTAATGCACAAAAAATCCTCGTTCACTGACTTGTTGTAGTCTTTGTAACCGTTTAGCATTTGCACTTCAGCAAAGGTAAGGTAATTATCCACTTCTCGTTTCATAATCACATTACCGCCAAGTGGATGCCGACCATACTGCATGTTGCGCCATTGTTGGTGTGAAAAACATTGCGTATTTACGCACTGCTGCGTAGCTGCATTGTAGATTGAACTGCGCAATAAAAAATACTCTGGCGTGTAGGCATTAAACACCAAAGGCTCATGTTTGGCGATGGGCTTTTTAGGGTCGCGGTTTCTGAAGAACTGACACCTATTAGTGGGTAAACGAAGATATATATTTGGCATAAAACGCTATTTTTTAGGTCGTTTATACAACTTAACGAACAGATCGGTAACGGTGTAACATTGAGCTTTGTACTCTTTCGTGTTGAGCTTATCCGTGTTCAATATCTTATCCAACATTAACGTCTGCTCTGTATTGAGTTGGTTTTTAATGGTGACTATATCAACGTATGGGCAACCTGCATCAGTATGCCCAATGTTGTTAGCACCAAAAATGTCTGTTGAAAAATAAGCATTGAGAGCAGCTATCACATCTTGTTCCGTATAACCTGTATATTCGGGATGTATCTTGTTGTATTTTTCAACATACGTTTTTAAACGCTTGGCAAGGTATTCGTTGATGGAGTCTGAATATTCCCCAAAGAGTTGCGTTTCTGGAAGGGAATAATCTTGCGGACGGACTGACTTGAAGAAACCTCGCAGTTGCTTTAAGACAGACGACACACCATCGAACTGCTGAAATTGGAAATTGTCGCCGAATATCTCGCGCATATCACATCTAACATCTGTCACAACAGACTCCAGCATATCGGCCAGAAACGTCACTTTGTAGAGGTTGGCCGTGAGTTTCTTCACGAGTTCAGACATACCCTCACGTGAATAGTCTACGTAATAATGCAACAATGTGCTAAACGTAAAAAACTCCAAACCGACATCTGAATGAATATTCGTTTGCACAATAGCAGCATACATAGTGTCCGCTAATTTGCGATCGTTCTGCTGAATTACGCGAACAAGAGCCGCTATCTCACTTGATTGGCTTTTGCACTTAGCTACTGACTTGATAAGTCGGTTACGCTTGTCAACACCTGCAATAAAATCAGGATTACGAAAAAGCACATCGAGCGTTTGCGCATATTTTTCAATAGGAACATCTTTAAAGTCAAAAAAATAAGCTGTAGGCAAGGCTAAAGCTTTGGCCATATTCCCTTTATTCTTACTCATAAAAATATGTATTAAACATAACGTCCATTCTTTTCATTTCCCAGTAGAGCCATATCCACCAGAACCGCGAGCGGTTTTACGTAGTTCAGCTACTTCAACAAAATCAATTCGTTCGGTACGTTCCAAGCAAATCTGACACACCTTTTGACCAACCTTGTAACGTGGCATATTGGGCATGACGTGATAGAACACAACCGAAATACCGCCCGTGTAGATTTCATCAATCGTGCCTTCAGAATTGCTTAACACCATACCAGTTTTCCAAATCGAAGAGCGAGCACGCGCTTTGACACCTCGAATGTTGTAACCATCAAATTCGTTAACAGGCTGAAGCGCGAAGCCAAGTTCATATTTCCATACATTAGGCGCAATTTCCTCTTCGCTTACAGCAAAGCAATCGTAGCAAAAATCTGCCTCATGTCCTTCTGCCTTAACAGGCATTTGAGCCTTCTCATGAAGTCTCTTGAAAAGCATTTTCATTGTATATCAATATAAAATTCTACTTAAATCCAACTATATACTATATCTGAAAGCCTGGAATGTATTCTTTCATTCTGTTATTGATAACAGAACTTACCTTCTCAGCAATGATTTTAGCATCTTTGTGTGCCCTACCTGTTGTATCACGCAAACGCATATCCATAATATGCTTCCATTCATGCAGATTATAAGTATATCCAACAATCGTATAGGTGTTAAAGGTAAGATTGCCACGAGAGTCCTCTGGTGGTAATCCTGTAAAGAGAAGGAATGAATAGACTTTTTCGGCAACCCAATAACCAAAATGAGATGCCCAACGCTGATACCATCGGCTGTGCGCCTCCCAATGCGGACGGCATATTAAGACACCCCCCTTCTTCTTTAAATTCACATAACGCGTACTCTGCTCTGAAATACAATTAGGAGACTTACGGTTATAAGATTCACCTTGTATGCGTTGTGTGGTAAAAACCAAAGTCATACGCAAGAGCCATAATGCTTCTGTGCACTGAGCTTTAAGTGCTTTTTCAATAAACGCATCTTCGTCTATTACATAAGGTTCAAGCACTTGTTGAAAATCTTCATGCTCACTCATAAACTGCATGTTGGTGCTTATCCACACTTGCTTGCCTTTCACCACATAATCAATGTAGGGCGAAGCGACCATGAGCGACCATATATAAATAGTGTGCAACTTATTCTCATTCGGCACAAAGAAATAACAACTACCATGTCGATACATAGAACGATGCCCTGACTGCCAAAAGCCCTTGTCTCGTTCCAGGTCGCGTTTATACTCAAAATCCTTACGTTCTTTTTCGCTTAGATTTTCGGGAGGTTGCTTTCCCTTTGCCTTGTAACATATTCTGCCAACCCTGGCTATCTGTTTTACAATGGATTCTTGTGGCCACCACTCCACGTTTGGGGCTGTAAACTTCATTCTGTATATATTTTAATTTGTTGTTTAGGGTGTAAATCATTCGTTTGACCTATTATTGATTGGGGCTTAAACAAAGATACCATTCACCTAAGTTTCCTCTTTATCCTCTTCTTTAATAGTGCTCAGTAAAGCATTTACAAATGGCATTTCACAAATACATCTTGCTACTCTTCTCTGCAAGTAATTTTCATCTTCATTGTTGTGAATCACCATGTTGTATTTTATCTGCGGTGCATTTCGGAATCGTTCCACATCACGGATGATACGAGGTAGTTTTACACCTCTCGTTAATAGAACTGGTAGCCAACTACTTACATAAATAGAATAAACCTCTATATCAGGGTGCTTTTCCTTCAACTCTACCAAGCCTACTTCGTCTATTACATAGATAGCCGTATCTTTCACTTGGTCGAGTGTGGTCCAATAATCATAACCACCATAGTGTGTATATGCCAACATTTTAGTAGGCGATACATTCACATGTTCCACAAAGTAATGTTCTCTTCCGTTCACTTCACCCTCACGCATGGGGCGTGTGGTATATGAACAGAGCACGGGCCAATCTGTCATTTCCGACATCATCCGTGCTACGGTGTCTTTGCCCGCACCGCTGGGACCAGTAATAGTTATTAGTCGCATAAGAAAATCATTAGGTAGCCATAAGGTTGCCATAAGGATGGTATCATCCAGTCAAGTGATGCGCATGAGTTACATAAAGTGATGCGCATAACCTTTTCAATCTTCGCGCGAAACTTTTTTAAACTTCGCGCGAAACTTACACAAGAGACGCGCGAAACTTACTTCGCCCTTCCATATATCTCCCTCAGTTCATCTCGAGTGAGAAAAATGTTGCTTTGGTGGCAAAGTTTGATGAAGGTGTTTTCGGTTACTTTAGGGTAATGCGAGAACTGAGGCCACATTCTACGAATTTCCGATTCGCGATGCGCGTTAGAGTCTGACGGACGAAAACGAGAAATGCGTCTCCACATATCCATTCCTGCCACGTGGTCTATGCTATATAAAGATATACCACACTTCACCCATGCGTCATAATTCTGCATAATGTCAACACCTTTTGCCTCAATTTTACTGACCAAACGCTGCGCTTTAAGATACACAATATCGGGGGTATCATGCTCCCAAGAACGTTCTCCATATCTCGTACCACCACAGGGTGCATGCCTTGATACGTCAGAGAATGTGCGCTGATAATGCGAGATAGGAGATAATTCTACTTCGCTCACCTCCATACCCTTATAAGCCACAGCATTTTCGTTGATATAGATATGTTCTTTGTCATCCCAAGAGGCAAAACGCACACGACCTATATTGCCACATTGTTTGTCGAGCATAATGCCAAATGCAGCATACTCTTTGAGCAATGCTTTGAATTGTTCCTTATGACGTTCGGGATAGGCAAGACGTATTAAACCAAAATAACCCGTGCCCGAACAGGAGCGCATCAACAATGCTATCTCGGGACGGAATTGTGCCAAATTACGCACATTGTCGAAATTGGAGATTTGCTGGTTGTCGTCAAGGTCAATATCGATGGCGAGCCAACCTGTATGTTGCTGCAAGTGCGTTTCACGACGCGACACCATCACACGCTGCCCTGGATGCGTAAGGCTATCATCCTCATAGAGAGAGAAAAGACCACTGAGTGTTGCACCAGGTAGTTTCTTTTTGGTTGCTATATACTCCGGCATTTTCTTTGCCTTGCTGCCATATTCTTGGCGCATAGCTCGCAAGCGTTGCACATACGGCTTCCATCTATCCGTAAGACAGAACTCACGAATAGACATTTGCTGAATGCACTCCCCTGTGTCGTAATCTACGAAACGACCATAAGCATCGGTGGCAGATTCATATATGGAGCATATTTCGTCAAACACGTTATTAAAAGTATTAAATGTGTTAAAAACTTTATTCTACTTTTTAAATACTTCCTGCAACCCGAAAGTACGGACTGCGGTGTCGTACTGGACATAACGAGTGCCCACTACCGACTATCCGAGTGAAATCGGAATCGCCGACTACTTTTCTAAGGATATTCAAGGCTCCGTTCTGGTCTGCATTGATCACCTTGCCAGTGGAAGAACGGAACAGGCCGCGCTTCACTCGTCTGCCAAGATACGTGTCATGCTTACCTATTGGTTCCAGAGCCAGAGCATCACATTTGCTTGTATAACTCTCCTCGTGCTTCACGAACTCAATTCCAATCATATTGCATTTGTAACAGAGATAGTCAGCCAGTCTCGCAAAGGGCATCTGAACAAACTTTTGGTTGTTCCTTTTGCCCATGTCGGCATTCTGTTTCCAGCCGGCATTGTAGCCTACAACCAGCGTACCTATCTTTTTCTGTACAAGTGTATCGACAATCTGGCGGCTCACCTTGTGGAAGGCATCCTCAATATAGCGGTCTCTCTTGTCGTACATTCGCCTGATTCTTCTTGTAGTTCGCTTCATGCCTTGCATATCCTTGATGGACTGCAAGTGAGAAAGAGTTTTGTTAAAGTGATTATTGTAAGATTTGATATACTTGCCGCTCCAAATAGAGCAGCCTTCAGCCGTTACCATCGTGGCGAGATTATCAAGTCCAAGGTCAATGGCTGCATATTTTGTCTTATCAGTATCAACTTGCTTGGATTCTTTGTCGTAGATAATCTCCACTTTGATATTTCGGTTGCTTGGGATGAGACGCACTTGGCAGAAAGACTTGATGCTGTCGCCATACTTTTTCCATTGCGGAATCTGTACGTACAGGTTTTTCGCGAGACGTATTACCCCTTCCTTAATTGAGCAAGCCTGGTTGGTATAGTACAAGTTAAACATACCACCACGCTTACGATAATGTGGCATCTGAGGCATTACCTTGTACTTATCCTTATGCACCTTCCAGTCCTTAATGCTCTTGCAATACGACTTTATGTTCTTTTCGAGCACACGGAGTATCTGCTGTGAGCACTTCGACTTCAAAAGCTTATAGTTGCACTGCCCTTCAAGATTGAGAGCCTGCTTCATGAGTTTATCCATGTCGTTGTACCACAACCATGTTTCCTCAGCATCAAGATGCTGACGGAAAATATACAAAGCCTGGTTGTACAGGTTGTTGGAGATCCTAAACAGATTGTCCAGCTGCTCTGTATGCTGTATGTAAAACTTATAGACCAATCTCATTTTTCAAATCTTCTCTAATCAATTCCAACTTTTTTTCTTCTGCGTGAATATATCCGCATTGAAGAGCAGTGAAGCATAGAAATTATTTCATCGAATATCTCTGTCTCGTCCGCCTTTTCTTCCACGTCATTGATAACTACTATCTCGCATCAGAACTCACTGAACAATCGTTTGAACATATCGAACGAAATGCGTGCCAGCCTGTCCTTGTACGTTATGTATAGATTCCCGACCTTGAAGTTTAGTATCCTACATGCTTTTAATAGTTTTATTTGTTATATTCAAATTTTGAATTTCGTTTATGCTGCAAATTTAATAATTAAATATCAATACACAAAGGTTGGCTTTGTTTATTTCCCCTTTTTAGACAAAATACAGAATCTCAATCAATGTTCACCTTTATTTACTTATGCTTCCATAAGAATACATAAATCATTATTCCACGCAAAGAATACTTCATAACCATTGGTTTTCACCCCTTACACATCAAACTACCTTTGCAACAAGTCCGATAATGGACGAAATGCAAAAACTAAACACTATGCAAATTAAAACGCAAAATGGCGACTACGATGTTGCCAGCAAGGGACTTGGCAATACTGCGCTTGGTCTCGGCATCGCTGGATTGGCTACCAGTCTGTTAGGCGGTGGTGCATTGCTCGGTGGTTTGGGTAATGGCAGACAAATGACTGCCAACCCTAATGACCCTGATGCAAGGTTTGTAACAAAGAGTGAGACTAATCTTATTCAAGAGAACTCTACGCTCAAAACCGAACTTGCCATCCAGAAGAGCGAGAACTACACCGACAAGAAGTTGGTAGAAGTAACGCAGTATATCGACGGTAAGGTGAACCGCCTTGAAGATCGAGTAAACGCAAATAAGGATGCACAGCAAGCCATTAACGCACAGCAAATGGCTTACAATGCAGCTGCCAACGCAAAAATTGATGTGTTGAAGTCGCAGGTAGCTTCGCTTTCAAGCGTTACCAAGCTCTTTATTCCTTCAACCAATGTTTGCCAAACTGGATGCGGTTGCGGTTGCAACGCATAAAGCATGATGAGTATGGAATATTCCAATTCACAAATCTTGGCTGCGGTCGTGTCTGAATGGGCACGACCCGCCATTTCGCAAATTGCTGCCAGCAATGTAATGCGTCTGCCCATGCTCCAATCATTACAAGCATCTATTGGGGCTTTAGGATTGGTAAGTGGGGAATACAACCTGCAAAAGGATATTGAACCACTCATTCATCCAGTAGTCAATTCGCTCATCACACCCATGCTTGCCCGATATTTCGGACAAATACCCGATGAAAGCATACCGCAGATGGCTCACGACATTATAGAGAAGGTGCGCTACAACGGTCCGCTATCGATACTCGAGGGTATGATTACGTTTGACGAGGAAGATTTGGATGAACTTGCCGACCTCTTGCAAAAGAACTTACCTGTAGAGAACGCAGCGCATTATCAAGTGAAGAGATAAGTTTATTAACCAAAGCGGCGGCTCGCTTCGTCGCTATACTAAAACAGAAATTTAACGATGAACAAACGTACTTTTCCGGCTCACATTACAGCCACACTTGCAGTCGGCGCAACTGCCACTGCTCCGTATTATGACGTAAACATCACGCAGCAGCTATGTACTCCTGCTTGTGTGGACGAAACACCCGTGTTCTCGCCTAAATTTACCGTAAAAAGTATTGCCAACGTAGGTACATCACAATATCTTGTTGTGCTCCATGTGGAGGGTGTAATCAACTATGTGCCTTGTAACTGCGGCACATGCTGCACACGCTCGCAGGTGGTAAGTCAAGACTTTACCATTCCTGTATTTAGTGCTACAGCTATTGGAAGCATAACACCTTCTATCGGCACTGTACAAAACGGCATTGCACGAATAGCATGCTGCTCTTGCAGCAAGACGTTCGTGTCGGATGTACCTCTTACCTTAACCATAACCGCAGCATAACATGGCAATACTATTGACAAGTTTTATTGTCATGGTATCGGTCAGTCTCATTCACCACCTCGGCTTGGCTCACGCCATTTCAGAGGTGGTGGATAAGGTGCTTTCGTGCAGCCAATGCCTCACGTTTTGGAGTGTGCTTGCAGGACTTGTATATATAGGTACCGATATTATTACTGCTATGTTCTTCGCCATTACAATGGCGTATTTGTCTAATTGGTTGGGATTATTACTGTTATATCTCCAACGAAAATTCAACATATTATATGGAAGAGAAAAAGACAAAGAAGAATGAAAAAAAGTTTGCGGAAGTTTCTGCTACCTTTCAGCGACCTATCACATTCACTACCTTAGTGCCAGCAATACCTAAATTCAAAGGGTCTTGCCCTAACTGTTAAAAAGAAAAGGAATGAAATATATTCAACTAATAGAGATGGCTCGCGCCACAGGCGTAGCTAATGAGAAAAAGATGTGGGATGCCATTCAACAAATGTCGTGCGACCTTGCAGCCATCGAAGCTGAACATCCTGAAATGTATTGGCGCATCATGCGACACCAACACGCCATACTTTACGACCGCCATTACAGCGAGAAGTTTGCCAACCACGACGTGAACCGCCTGGAATATGGCGAATTAGACGAAGAAGGTATGCCTACTAAATGTGGGCCGCATTGGACTCGCTCACAAGTGATTGAAGCCACAAAAGGAATGAAATTTCCACCAAAAGTGAATGATTGGGATAAATACGTAGCCTTCAACTCTATGTATGCCGACCTTTGTGCGGATATGAATGAAGAAGAAATCATCAAGGCTGCATACCTTTTCTACTTTTGTGATGCTGATTGGCAACACGATAACGACTGCACCAAAATATGGGACTATACGACCATGCACGCTACCATGTAAAACGCTTCGGTCTTGTTTATACGTTCCCATATATCTCACAACTGAAAAAATCTACCCTAAAACAGGGCTATTAAAGTCCCCTCGCGCCAACAATTATGCCGCAAAGGGACTTTCATTGCGTCCTCATTTACACGTCTTATCCTTCTATTAGAAAATCTTTTTACAAATGTTATTATCATAAGCAAATGTTACGTACTTTTGCTATTAGGAACACATTAAATACTCTACCGCCATGGAATTACGACATCTACGTTCCTTTGTTTACGTTGCAGAAACACGCTCATTTTCTATTGCCGCTGCAAAGTGCTGTGTCACGCAGTCTGCTATCAGCCAGCACATCAAAACTCTTGAAGATGAGTTAGGCTGCAAGTTGCTTGTTCGTACCTCTCACGACATCACGCTAACTGAATATGGAGAAGCCCTTTTGCATCGCGCTAAAGATATTCTCAAACAGACTGCCGACTGCAAAGAGCATATCTACGCACTCAACAACTGCATGACGGGTGAACTGCGCATTGGTGTTGGCTCATTCATTGCGCCATATATCCGTGTGGCTGCCATGATATTCATGGAGCGTTACCCGAATGTGCGACTGAATGCTGAACTTACCAAAGCCACCAGTTTAAATCATTTGTTGCGCAATCACGAACTTGACATTGCTTTCACCATGAACACGGCATACACGCATGAGGGAATTGAGTCGCAACCTTGCATTCCCTTTCACATTTATGCGATTATGCGCAACACGCATCCCTTAACTCGTCTACCTAAAATATCTTACGATGATATGCTACGCCATAGCGTGATTATGCCAGCAGTAGGTGAACGTGTTTTCAATACTTTTCAGCAATACATTCAACACGACCTAACTAAGCTGAACATCAAGTGCATTGTGAGTGATCCAGATGAAGACCTTGCTATCGTGGAAGAAACACAAAACATCACTTTCATGCCTAAACTTTACCTGCGGAACCACCCTACCCTTGTGGCAAGACCTATTATAGGATTAGAGCAAGAGATAATGAGTAATACGCACTGGATGCGCGATGTGCCACTCAAACGCTCCGCACAGATATTTCTCGACATTATCCGTCAAGAGACTATTCCTTACATCAACGAGCTGGAAAAGACCTACTAAAAAAACTATTCAACGGCAAAGTTCACTTTTTGAACTTTGCCGTTTTTCGTGAACATTTTTACCCTCAAAAGTCCAAAAACGATTTTGACCTAATTCTTAATTTACCTTTCATTGTTCAAAACGGCTTTCAAAAGAACATTCACAGACCCCCATTTGACTACTATTTGACCAAAGCAAAAAAGGCTTTTTCTTCTTGATTTCTAAATACTTTCACTTATAAAGTTCAAAAAAATTATTATTTTCTTGGAATACACGAGCGTAAAAACAACAAAAATATAAAAGAATATATATAAATCCACATCAAGATACTACCGTTTGGCAAATGTTTGCTTTATACCGCTACCCATTTTTGCATTGAATATCAAGTGTTTACGACATAGCCGTGAATGCTACTCACTTATAGCTTGGGGTTAGGGGATTGTGCTTTCGGAGAGAAAAAGAAATGGTCGAAAATTTATATATATAGTAGAGGAATTTGGTGGATTTTTGAACTTTTGGGGGTTGAGCTGGTAGAAAAGTTTATGAATATCAAGGAATTAGATGAAAAGTCCATTTTGAACTTTTGATTGGGCTAAGTGGTCAAGCAAGAAAAAGACCGCCACGTTATCACAACGGAGCGGTCTTTGCTTTTTACTAAAGGATTTGGACTATTAAAATGCGAAGTGAGCTGTTGTTTGTGTGCTTCGCAATACCTGTGATGCCTTTAGGTATGCTTGGCTTTATGATTTGCCTTTCATGAACTGATTGGCTTTCGACATACTGTCGTAGAGATTACCTCTGCCATACATATCTATCTTAGCATGGATAGGTTGGTCAAGACGCTGCATAAGCGTGTTTATGGCGGTTATGAGCGCGATATTCGCTGCACGACTATCGGCTATCAATCCGTCAGTTGCTGACGCACCTGACGAAAGATTACCTAATGCTTCGGCAAGGTTGCCTTCGTCGAATGCACGACGGGCCGCGTTGCGTCCCGAATAGTTTGCATCGTAATTGACGAGCGCCTTTAACAAAGATGGATTGTTCATCATCATCGCCTTAGTGGTTTCGCGACCAATCACTAACTCAGGACCATTCTCGGCAACCAAGGCACGCTGTCCGTTTATGGTGGTTGCAGTGGGCGTGGTGAGAAGGTTGACACCACTCTTCGGCTTATCTTGTTCCCTTGCCCAATAGATTTTACCATTGTCGCCCACAAAAGGCTTCATGTCTTGCACATTACCACTGTCGTAGGTAAGCATACCTGAAACAAGTTTTGTGTTTTTACCGGAAGATGAAGAATTACTAACCTTATCGCCGCCTATTCTACTAATAGCGAAAGAAAGAAGTCCCATCAAAATAGACATCATCGCACCATAAGCGATAGGGCCAGCGATAGGGCCAAGCGTACTTACACACCATCCAAAAATACCTGCCGACCTCAATGCTGCCATTACTTGCTGATGAACTCCTTCAAGTTGTTCTTCGGTTAGATTGATGCCTTCCTGCGCAGCTATCATGGCAGTACCATTGGCGATTTTTGCTTGCACTTGGGCTGTACCGAATAATTGTTGCATCAATAACAATTCAGTGTAATGTGCTGTAGTTTGCGCCCTGTCTATTTGCTGCTGACTTATCATTTGCAACGAACTCATGGCAAATTGCTTTATCATTTGCTTTAATGCAGATCGTATTGCCTTACGTCCTTCAGATGCGTTATCTATCATCGTAGAGAATGCCTCTCCTACCGACGATCCAAAATCATTGAGCGGCCCCATGAATGACATTAGGTTGTTATATTGCTCAAACATACCCGAAGTTAACTTTTGTGCGTATGAAGCCTGCGCAGACATAATATCTTTACGTGCTGCTGCTAACTCCACCTCGGTTGCATGATGCTTCTCCAAGAAATCATAATACCGTTGGGCGAAAGCCATACGCGCTTTCATCATTTCAAGTTCAGGATCATTTGCTGTAATATCCTGCATACCCATACGTTCTCCAATCGTGCGATATTTACCTTTAATAGAAGCCTCTTGTTCCATTTTAGTTTGAATAACATCATATCCCCGCTTAAAATCAGATTTATTCCAATTATAATCATCGAGATTTTTACGCTCGTCATCACTTTTCTTCTGAGCAGCATCATATTCATCCGAATATTGCAAGAGTTTGCGGTAGAAGGTCTTCCATTCCGAAGCATCCTCACCCAATACCTCTTTTATACGAGTCGCCATACCTTCAGGATCATCTCCGAAAAGGGTTTTCATTAGTAATCCCCTACCCTCTTGGGTAGATACGTCGGCTTCGTATATTTTTGTTATCTCTTCACGTGCCTTTTCAAACATCGCAATAATATTAGCCTTACGCTTATCGAAAGCAGCTTTATTAAGCAATTCATTTTCATTAGGATTGGCATATCCCATTTTATTGAAGCTGTCGTACATATTCTGCTTAACAACTCCTACGTAATCATGCTCCAAAGCCTCTTTGAGACGAGCATCTTTCTGTTGGGCAGTAAGACTTAAATTTTCCTGTGCATTCTTTGTAGACTTTGCAAAAACTTCAGCGAGAATTGAATTAAATGGGATATTCAAGCTACTACCCAAATCATCCAATTTACTACGCAAGGCGTCAACATTTACACCTTGAACATCTGAGAGCAAATCCTTAGAGAGGTTAACACCTTTTGCGTCAGCCTTTTCGAGCATATCTTGGGGCATAATATTTAGCTTGAAATTATCCCAGGAGTTCATTTTGCCAGCAATAGCAAGACGCAGTTGTTCGGCACCTTTTTTTTTGTGTACACGGAGCGGTTCAACGAAAAACTTACGTTCCTCCTCGTCCATGCCAAGCGCAATAGCTTGTTTCAATTTTTCATTGATTTGGCGTTCATAATAGTTATCAAAGTTATCTATTATGGCTTTTGCCTCGGTCTGCTTCTGCTTCAACTCGTTGCGCCATGCCTGCTGTTGTTCCTGTAGATGTTTTTTCTCTTCAGCTTTACGTCTCTTCTCTTCTTTAATCGCATCTTTATTTGTGGCTTCATTCTCCAATGTACCTGGTTCATCTTCAGTATAAGGAGTATAACCCTCTGGAACAAAATCTTCAAAGGCATCGTATATCTCTTTTTGTTTGTTTTTTTCCCTTTTTATGGAGTTTGCATTATAGCGTAATATACTCAAAAGTTTTTCATCTTGCAGCCCAGTAAAATTATGGACTCGACCATATTTATCCTTATACATATATCGGCTACCTCGACCATGGCGGTCAAACTTTATTCTATCAATACCTGGGAGTTTCGTTTCTCCATACTCAGATTTAATACGTCCACGTAATCCGGCACGCATCATTATAGCATACACAGAATCCGCACTCTGCCCATTAGATAACATCTGTTGAATATCACTGGAGGTAATACCCCCATAATAGCTTCCATAAGATTTTAAATATTCTCGTAGAACATTATTAGCACCAACTCGCCCTTTACGTTCTTTATCCATACCAGTATCGAGAGCCTCTTCTCTCATACGATAAAAAGACGCACGCTGTATTTCTATTGCTAACTTTGAGTAGTTATCCTTTAGGTCTTTTACATTCTTTATTTCAATTCCAAGATTGTTGATATATGGACGAAAATCTCTGTTAAAACGTCCTATAATCCTATTTCGCTCAGTCTGTGTAAGATTTGCTTTTTCAAGCATAGTCTTGTAGTTTGACAACTTTTGTGTCAGCGTGTTCGTTTCTTTTTGCGCATCGTTTAGTTTGTCTCTCCATTCTGAAGCTTGCCTTGCGGCTTCTTTTTCCGCCTCTGCTGCTTCCTCAGAAGCATGGACAAACGATGTAACAACACCAACAAGAGTTAGAATAACACTTGCAATCGCAGCATAAACGTTTGCACTTGAAGCAGCATTAAAAGCAGTTTGGGCTGTTACAGCCGCCCATATAGCACGAGACAACGAGATAAAAAACGTTACAGTTTTCCATACTCCCAGCGCAACTATAAAGTTAATCAATGCAGGAAGCATAAATGCAAGAACTTTAACAGACGTAACCACGGCTATCAATGCAGAATTTAGAGTACCCTTGAAAATAGGGCTTTGCGTCATCATTTCTGACATATCATACCATGCTATTGCCAAATTCTTAACCATATCTACCCCTTCGGGATTAACAAAAGCCTTTTCCCATAGGTTGTTGGCTCGTTCAAGAATACCGATTGCACTTTGTTGCTGCATTTCATATTCACTCGTTACGGCAGTAGCTTCTTCAAAGGCTTCTTGAGATTCATATAGATGATCCTTCAACACATCTACATTCTTCGACATCGTAACCATTGCAGTAACGAGTCGCTGGCCGTCCGATCCAAAATCTTTGAAAATGCTTCCTAACGCATTCATATTACCCTTGTCACGCATTTTTTCAAGCACCATTACAATGGCATCCATCGCATGACCCGCTGCATACATGTCTTTTATAGTGCCTTGTTGGATTCCAAGATCTTTTTCTATTAAATTATGATTCTTCTGTAATGCTACTATAAATTTCGACATAGCGGTAGCGCTCACTTCCGGCATAAGGAAGAGAGAATCCGAAGCAGAGCCAAGAGCTAATAACTGATCCGTAGTGATACCTGCCGTACGGCTCACACCTGTCAGACGCTTAGCAAATTCGATAATATTACTTGATGTGGCCGTACTCGTAGATGATAGTTTGAACATGGCACTACCGGTAGCAAGCATTGCTTTTTCTATACCCATCCTTGGTATAAGTCCCATAGTCTCGACCATTTTTGCCAAAGCGGGTAAAGCCTGCTCTCCCATCTCTTCTCCAATAGCCACATTGATTTGATCGGCGGCCGCAACAAACTGTTTCATGCCGTCCACACCATATTTACCCATACCAAGCTTTGCGCCTTCGTATGCAAGTTTTGCCAACCCCTCTACGCTTGTACGGGTGTCAATTTTAGATAGTTCGGTAGAGAGTTTGTTTACATCTTCCATTGCCAGGCCAGATACCTTGCGAATATCTGTCAAAGACCCAGAATAATCGAAGTTCTTCTTTATTGCGCCCGTTACCAAATCCTTCACCTTGTTGAATGCTTGAAACAACCCCACATAAGCCGTGAGGTCTTTTAATGCGGTTTGCCATGCGCCACCTTGTTTGTGAACCGAGCCGGTGAGTTTGTCGATTTGGGCTTGAAGGGTTTTTACGTCCTGTTGCTTCTTCTTTAAGTTCGGATCATCTTGAAAGGTGGTGCCAAGAACCTTTTTCGCAGATGCAAGGGCTGTGCGCAATTTACGAAGCGAAGTGGTGGAAAGATTATCAATAGCATGTTTCACACGCTCTTCGTCCGTGATATTTTGCGAAATTGCCGAGTTGTAAGAAACCAACTCCTTCTCCAGCTTCTTAAACTCGCGTTGTCCTTGTTTAGTCGTCACATCGAGCGCAGCCATTTTTTGTTTAATGGCATCGGTACGCTGTGCCAACTCGTCCATAACCTTTTTGGCTACGGCCGCATTGGCAGTAATGACAATTTGAGTTTTCTTTGGTGTTGCCATATTTGTTTAGTTTTTTGTGCTTAAAAAAGTTTGATAGGACTGGCCTCCTCGAATGTGTTAATCATACGAACGGCACCCTCCATTCCGTAAAAGTCTGAAAGATATTTACCTATGCGGTCTGTAAGGTGGCGCAACTCCATCATGATAGCAGGACGTTGCGATTTACCCGCCTTACGATTCCATTTTGAGATGTAGCGAGTTCGGTAGTTAGCCTTCCTTGAATTATCCACATCCTCATACTTCGTTCCCATACCTACACCCATTTCGGCAAAACGCATGTAGTCGTTAAATGTAAAAGCCATGGTCACTTTTCCAGCTTGTCCTGCTTCAATAATCTTTCCGGCAAACGAATGTGCGCCCTCTCCAGTAGAGTGCCACATGCCCATTTCCTTGCGCTTTTGGTTCACCACTGCATAGCCATTATACACCTCTTTGGGGTAAATACATTGCGTCATGGTGTTCACTTCCAACTGCGTTATGGTCTGTTGGAAGAAGCGAGCTGCCACTCGCGGAAATGGAAATATCGGATTTGTAATAGGCTTTCCCATACGGCTTTATTTATTATCGGGTTGCATGATGTACTTATCGTTTCCACCGCAGCCAAATTTGTAGAGCGGTTGCAGGCTTTTCCAATTTACACCTGCCACAAGCCATTGCCCAGCATAAAGGTCGCCAATCAGTCCGCACGATATGGTGCTCACATCAATGCTTTGCAATTCGGCTTGGATTACGGGGTCTTCGGCAAACGAGCGTTCTGTGACGGGACATTTGCCCGTGCGCTTCACTTGCACAAGCCACGACACAAGGTCTTTGCAGTATTCCATCAAGTCCTCAGCGGCTTGTTCAATTTTGCGTCCGTCGTATCTGCCCAATGTTTGTGGAGTGTCCTTCACCTTAGCTAAGAACCACACTTGATGCGACACCTCCATTTTGTTAGCGTCGCGAAATTCACCCGTGTTGATTACGCTTTGCAGCATACAAGGCGAATGCACCACATTGGCGTTGCGACTAAAAATGTTTTCGAGGTCGATGTAGCGAATCCTAAAAAACGCTTGTTCCTCCAGTTTGCCTTCGGGTTTATGTGAGAGGGGTTTGTAAATGGTTGCCCAATGTTCAAGAATGTTGCTGATGGTCATTATTTATCCTCCTGTGGTTTAGAGTTGGTTTCGGGGTCGGGGTTCGGGGTGTTTTCGGTAGATGCGTCCGCGTCGCTTTTTTCCATGTTCTCTACATCTGCCATAAGTTCTTTAAGTTTGATATTGAAGTGGCGTTCGGTTTTGTCTGCCACAATCTTCTGCACCACCCTTGCCCATGCTGCACCATTGCAAGTACTTTCGTTTTCGAGAATGCTTACGAATTGCACCGAACAGTAAATTACGGCTAAGTAGTTAGCAAGGTGCAACTCGCCCATGTGCGCCAAAAGGTCGTTGTCGATAATCACGGCTAAGAAAATAGCCATGATAAGCACGGAAAAGTCTTGCACCATTTTAGCCATTTTCTTAGAGCGGAGTTTACCGTCCATTTTGCACTTAGGGTTGCGCTTTATAGCTTCTCGGTAACGCGAATAGATGCGACGGTTGCACCGCCACGCGGTGTAACAATCCAGAACGAGCGCGAAGAAACACACCGAGATGTAGTTTAACGACGGCTCAATGTAGCACCAAAGAATACCGATGAGTCCGGCTACGATGCGTGTGATGATTGGGGCTGCTGCTTGCATAGTTGTTTGTGTTTAGTTGTTTGTGTTGTTTAGTTAGTTGTATGTAAGTCTTATTTTGAGTATGACTTTTTACTGTTCACTATTGTTTTTATGTTCAAAGGTAAGCTTAGCTTTTTGCAGAATAAGGACATTGTTGGGAATGGGAATGAGAGAGACAAGCAAACGTTCAAATGTCAACATTGTCCGTAGGGACTAAAAATCAATATTTACCTTTGCATCAAACAAAAGAATAACACCCAAACCATTATGAGCCAAATTACCAAGGGCACACTTGCCCGAATTGACAAATGGTTGTCATGTGGCACGAGCATTGAAATGGCTTTTCCAAAGTTGGAGCAGCGTTACCGCATGCAGGTGTGTGGCGAGTTCTACAAGCGTTGGCAACAGAACAACGACATTGACCCTCGTACCACCTGTCGCAACATTGCCCGACGCGATTATGAGCTATTCTTCAATCAAGCGGCACAAGGCAACCAAGATGCGCAAGCTATGGTGCTTGCCTTGCACATTACGATCGACGATGAAGGCAATATACGTCCGCGCACCGTGACGGAGATTAACAACGACGTTACGGTGTGCAACCATCTCATTCGTTTTTTCATGACAGACGAAAGTCCGCGCCACAAGGCGATGTATCTGAGCAGTGCCGAATGGCTGATACGCACAGGCAAACAGCAAAACAACGATCGTGCAGTAGATAAGGGTATGCAAGCCTTAGCGAATGTGTATGGCAACTTCCAGGAAGAGAAGGACGCTACCGACGAGATGCCCGACATGAGCCGCATTTCTATCACGCAGGATGTGAGCATTGTGAAGCGCGACCGCGTGAACTACACAGATGAGTACAAAGCGAAGATGGCACGCAAGTATGGACTTACGGCTAAGGATATGCAAGACATTGAAGAGGATGCTTTGCTTGCCACAAAGCCCGAACGTGAGGAGGAGGAAGAACCCGACTACTTTGCGTATATGGAGGAACAAACCGGACAAGAAGATGCGCAGCACCCTCACTCCGGTGCTACCGAGGCAGAAATGCCCATACCTAACACCCACACCGACCATGAAACGCAACAGCAAGGGGAATAACCATTATCACAACAAGCGTCCTCCTTTCCGTCCCGACCCCGAACATTGGACGCGTAAGAGTTCGCACGGATGGAAGGCTAAGGTGAGTTACGACACCGAGGACGATGCCTACGAATGGTTGAACCAACAACCGCGCCTTCTGAGCGAGGGTTACAAGGCTTACTTGTGCAAGGTATGCAACAAGTGGCACATTGGGCATAAGCGTGAGGAATAAGTTTTGGGGAACACAATACTACCTACACACTAACACACACAAACAAAAAGAAACGAATATGAAATACGGATTACCGTACAAAGGGAGTAAGAACAAACTGGCTGAGCGCATTGTGCGCCTATTGCCCAGACGCGCCAACCTTGTAGACTTGTTTTGCGGGGGATGCGCTGTGAGCCATGCTGCCTTGCTCATGGGCAAGTTTGAGCACATTTACATTAACGATATAAACTGGATGTGCCCTACCCTATTTATGGATGCCCTGCAAGGCAAATATGCCAACGACACGCGGTGGATTAGCCGTGAGGATTTTTTCCGACTACGCGACACCGACCCTTACGTGGCTATGGTGTGGTCATTTGGCAACAATATGCGCGACTACCTTTATTCCAAAGAAATTGAACCGCTGAAAAAAGCCATTCACTATGCGCTGTTCTTTTCAGATTATTCGTTGGCAAAAGCACTGGGGCACGACCTTTCGTTTATTGACCCCATTACGGATGTACAACAGCGTTATCGTGCCGTAAGACAGTATTTCAGTCAGTTTGGGCACTTCCAACAACAATCTTTTGGGGGGGGGGGGGGGGGGGAATATCCGCGCGATTGGAAACGATGGAGCGACAGCAAACACGCTCCGTCTTTCAAAAAAAAAATCCAAAAACGACCTCGGGAGGCAGAACACAGAGAGCGCACAAACAGCCTTACACATATTGCAATACCAAGAGCGGTCACACAACCTGCCCAGAAATACATGTGGGAAAAAAGTTACCCATCACGCCATCTGTGCTTAGCTACGAGCAAGTGGTTATACCGCCAGATAGCGTAATCTATTGCGACATTCCTTATGAAAGCACAAACAAATACAACAAAGCAGAAAATTTCGACTACGAACGTTTTTACACATGGACAGAAAGTCAGACTCCGCCCGTGTTCATCTCCTCCTACCAAATGCCCACCGACCGATTCGACTGCATTGCAGAATATTCGCACCGTTCTACGCTTAACGACAAAAAGAATAATGCCGTAACCGAGCGCATCTTTGTGCCAAAGCACCAAACTGAGCGTGGCAACATTTGCCAACAACTCACACTCCCATTGTTTTAACACGAACAAACAACCACACAAACAAATATGATTACCATTAAAATCAAAACGTGGAAGGACTATAAAAAGGACTTCATAGATTGGGTGCAAGCACCGCGCCGCAAAACTTGTAAGGAATTTGTGAATTACATGGCAAGCGTTTCGCAAGAGGTAGTAGACAAACGTCTTGCTGAAGGACTCGACAAAATAGAAGGGTTGAACGCAGTGCAAAAAGACAACATCATTTACACTGCACGACAAGCCATTGTGGATTGCCAAAAAGGTACTTGTCGATTGATTGACAAATGTGTACCAAAAAAATTTTCATAACACGAACACCCACCACATGAAAAAGATAAACTATTCCTCGCAATCTCTGCGCCACATCATTAGCAGTGCTATTGTAATCGTTATTCTGTTAATCACCGCAGCTTGCTTTGTAGTGACTGCTTCGGTAATGAAAGCCCTATTTTTTGCTCTATTCATAATTGGCGCAATCACTGGGCTCTACTTAGTAATCTTTCTAATAGTCGATACGTTCTTGGATGATTTAAAGCATGAGCACGACAAGAAACAAAAACACCACACCACATGAAAATAACCGGCAAGTTTCTTCTTCGTTGCATTCGTCACACCTTTATATGGGCATTGGACACTTTCATCATGTGCGCTGACTATCATCTTCAACACCTCATTCCACCCATACCGGGCATATTGATAATGGCGGTGGGGATATATATCTTCGTATTCTACATGGTGCGCCTCGCATGGTTTCTTGCATGTATTCTTTGCGGCGATGAATTGTTTAAGGACGAAAACTGATTAACTAAACACCCCATGCAACAACGACCTCACCAAATTTTGAAGAATTATAAAACAACAGAACCATGTACATATCAATTTTAGATTACAGCCGAGGAACGGTTTCCATTATATACGACACGGAAAACGTGACCGAGAACATGCAGAACGAGGACGTTTATACGCTACTCGACACATTAGGTTTTCATAAATCGAATATCTATTTTATGATTTCTAAGGAGAACCCTTACGAACCAGTGGGAGAATACATCACCTTGCAAAAACTTTGTGAGGATATAAATGAAGACAGAATAGAGGAATTGTCACATAACCTTAATCTCTCTACTGAAGACTTGACAAGAAAGGAGGTTCACCATGGCTAAGGACTGGGTTGGCGGCTCGGCTGCTGTGTTTAAGACATTAGGCGCAAGTAACCATACGACTGCGGATAGGCAAAGTCAGGATTACTATGCCACCGAACCAAAAGCTACAGAATGGCTGTGCAAACTGGAACGGTTTGAGGGCAAAATATTGGAGCCTTCGTGTGGTGAGGGTCACATGAGTAGGGTGTTAGAGGCAGCAGGGTATGACGTGGTGAGCCGCGACCTTGTGGATAGGGGTTACGGAAAAGTGGCAGACTTTCTTGCAATAGACAATTTGGCGTGGGACGGGAACATCGTGACCAATCCTCCCTACAAATTCGCGCATCAGTTTGTTGAAAAGGCTCTGAGCATTATTCCCGAAGGAAAGAAAGTGGCAATGTTCCTGAAACTGACTTTTCTCGAAGGCAAGGCACGACGCGCTCTCTTCCGTTCTACCCCCCCATTCGTGTATGGGTAAGTTCGTCACGACTGAAATGTGCTATGAATGGCGACTTCGATGCTTTCGGCAGCAGCGCAGCGGCTTACGCTTGGTTTGTGTGGGAGAAAGGCTATAAAGGTGAGACAACTGTAAAATGGTTTAACTGATAGATTTACAAAAAAACAAAGCATGATAGAACTGAATAAGATCTATAATGAAGACTGTCTGGAAGGGATGAAAAAAATTCCAGACGGGAGTGTGGATTGCATTGTGACGGATATACCCTACAATGAATGCAATCGTGCTGATAATGGTCTGAGGAACTTAGATAAGGATAAGGCAGACATTGGAATGTTCGACGTTGCTGTGCTGACAGAGAATCTATGCGACAAGACTAAAGGAAGTATCTATATGTTTTGCGGTTTCAATCAAGTTTCTACTATTCGGCAAACTATGTCACAAAAAGGTTTGAGTACAAGAATTGTCGTATGGGAGAAAACAAATCCATCGCCAATGAATGGTTCGGTTATTTGGCTAAGTGGAGTCGAGTTATGCGTCTATGGCAAAAAGAAAAACGCGACCTTCAACCTCCATTGTATGAACACCGTTTTTAGATACCCTTGTGGGGTGAGTAAGATTCATCCGACACAGAAGCCAGTAGAGCTGATTTCACAACTGATAGTTGCAAGTACCAAAGAAGGAGATACCGTCTTAGACCCATTCATGGGCAGCGGTACCACTGCAATTGCTTGTATAAAAGAGAAGCGCAACTTCATCGGATTCGAGCTCAACAAGGAGTATTACGACAAGGCTTGCAAGCGTATCAAACAGGAGCGGGCGCAACTTACCCTCTTCTGATAACACACAAAAAAACAAACGATTAACTAAACACCCCATGCAACAACAACCTCACCAAATTTACCTCACGCGCTTTCAGCAACAATCGCTCTACATGGCTGCTAAGGATGAGCGCGTAATTGCTGCCCGCCGTGTGGGAAAGACTGACGGACTTGTGGCACCTTACGTGTGGATGGCAAGCCAGTCGATGCCGGGTATGCTTGGTGCTTGGGTGGCAGTGAGCCGTCAGCAAGGCTTTGGCAAGACCATTCCAAGCACGATGGCAGCTATGGAGCGCATGTTCGGCTTTGTGCAAGGCGTTCACTTTGGGTGGGGACGTCCGCCCAAGCATGCAAAAACCAGCATTTTCAAACCTAAAAACTACGACAACTACATTTGGTTTGCCAACGGAGCGGGATGGGTGCTCATTTCGCTCTCGCAAACCGCCTCTGCCAACTCTTACACATTCTCGGCTATGGTGGGCGACGAGGCACGTTTCTTTCCTTATAAAAAAGTGACGGACGAACTGATGCCTGCGCTTTCGGGTCAAACACACCCCTTGGGCGACATCGCCTTTTCCGACCACAATCCGCTCTACAAAAGCACGCGCTTCCTCTCGGATGCCTCGCTCACCACCAAAGGCTCGTGGTTGGAACGCGAGGAGGAGAAACTCGACCTTGAAATTGAAACAGGACAGTTCAAGGGCAAAACTTACCGATGGGTGCAAGAGCAATTGGAGGAGTATGCCGACAAAATTATCCGCTACAACGACCTGCTGTATAATGCCCACAAATCGGGGCATGCCATTCATGTGGTGCCAGAGGAGGTGCGCCAAGTGATGCGTGCCGTAGCCTTAAAGATGATGAAGCATGAGGGACAATTCCGCATCATGCCCAATCATGGCATGCACGTGACGCGATCTATGGTCACGATGGCGGTGAACTACCACTTAGTGGAGCAAGACGATGCTGAACTTATCTATGATTACGAATACCTCATTACACCCGAGGAGGACTTTGAGATGCAGATGTTCTTGCGTTCCAAAAAGTTTTCGGAGGGTTATTTGCGCGAATTGCGCCGTGTAGCTTTCATGGTGCGTCGTGCCAGTACGCTCGACAATGTGGATATTCTCGGTGAGGATTACATCCGACAGATGAAGCGCGATCTTCCAGCCTATACGTTCATGGTCAGCATTATGAACGTAAAGATGCAAAAGTCGAACGATGGTTTTTATAGCAATCTTGATATTGACCACGTGCATGGCTACATTCCGGAGGACGTTGACCCCATAAGTCAAGCCAAATTCTCCACCCAAAAAGCAACGGGCATTGTGGATGGCAAACGCATTACAAGCGAAAGTTATCAGCCAGACTTTAAGGAACTGAGCGAGCGCAACGATTGCCGCATGGACTCTGACTGCCACATGAGCGAGGTTTTGTATCTTGCATTAGACTACAATGCTAATATCAATACGTTGGTGGTTGGGCAAAAATATGAGCGCGATGGAGTAATGGCCCTCAATGTCATTAAGTCGTTCTATGTGAAGAACGAGCGCAAACTGCGCGAACTCATTCAAGACTTTTCGCGCTACTATGCGCCCAAACGTGCCATTTGTAGCGATGTGGTGTATTTTTACGACGCCACTGCCAAACAGGGTGCATCGTATGCCACCACCGACGAACGATTTTATATGGCGGTGATTAAGGAGTTGCAAGCCGCGGGGTGGACGGTGCGCGGCATCGACATGGGTGTGCCCGAACGTCACGACGTGAAGCACCGCCTTATTAACGAGGCTTTGGCAGGAGTAACCTTCCCCGCCATACGCATTAACCAACCCAACAACCCCGACCTTATTATTGCTATGCAGCTGTGCGAGGTCAGTTTGTCGTATCGCGGTTTCCAAAAAGATAAAAGCCAAGAAAAGAAACCCGAAACTGAGGACAACCTTCCCCTTCAGCAACGAACCGACTTTACCGATGCCTTCGACACGCTATGGTTGGGCGTGAAATACTTTATCGGTCGCTTCGGTTGGGCATGGATGCCTGGAGGATATTAAACGTAAATGAATAACTAAACATAAATGCAGAAAAAGGGGAGCGCGTCATCACGACTAACTCCCCTTCATTGCATATTTAATACCATGATTAAATAAAGAGCTATGTGTTATAAATTCTTAGTCAATAACCAAACATCGTTAGATTCGCGTTGTCCGCTATAACCCATTCGGTTATACCACTGCCGTGTCCATTCGGGTGTTTCGCGGCAGTCCCATTCCAAGCAAACGGTTTTGCAACCCATGCGTCGGGCTTCACGTTCTGCCATTTCAAGCAATTTGCGTCCCACACCGCGACGACGTGCAAACTCATCTACCCATAGGGCATAAATGAGTGCGTCGGCTTTGCCCTCAATGCGATTGTCGTCGCTGTCGGCATCGGGTACCGAAACTTGCACCATACTGAGGTTTTCGGTGTCTATGATGAGCGCACGACGCTCTTGGCACCAATGTTGATGTATAATTGTCATTGTGCGAGTTTCTTTGATTTTGAAGTAGTAATCTACTATCCTCATTACAGCGTACACAAGAAGTATAGTGCACAAAGTTGATATAAAGTCTATCATATTCTATGTCCGATTTTACCTGCCTTACATTGTTTAATCCATTTTCGCAACCAAGTTTTTTCTTTGATTGTGGCGGTATAATATTGTGTGATATAGCCATAAGTGCAGCGGTAAGGCGCACTCTGCATTTCGCCATAGTACTTGTCAGCAAAGGCTATGTAATGAACTTCGCCATGCTCGTCAATATGATGAATTTGAACAAGCGAATTGTCTAAGGCTTTAACTATATCACCACAACGCACTTTGTCGGCATCAACAGGAATGTTGGAAACTGCCTTTTTGTCTTTCTTTGACTTTGCCTTCACAATGCGCCATTTGCGTTTGCCTTGGCGAATGATGTGATATTTATTGCGATCGGGGTGTATCAGATAGCCACGCGTGCCAATACGTGGGTTAATTCTGCGATGGCTCGGAAAGATGATGCGGTCTAAGTCGACGGGCACACCCGTCTTAAATATTTCCTTAAAATTGTCACAAGCTTCAATCACCTGCAACCGCCAACCTTGGCATCGTGCCAACTCAGTGAGCAACATTTCTTGATGATGCAATCTATGATACATATTATCTACCCAAGGCTGACACTTGCGTCTTAACTCTTTCAGCTTAATTTTCATGTCATAAAAGCTTTATAAATCCGATTTACAAAAAAAGTGTGCAGTGGTTTTAATTAGTTTTCCTTCTCATATCATGCGTCTGCACCAGCACCCGTTAATTACGTTGTACGGCCACCTCAGACATCGCGAACAAGGTGTGTCGGCTAATCACACGCCCTGTCGCGACGGAGGCAGGACTACGATCCTTTGGCCTTCGGGATAGTTATGCCTTGTGCGCCACGTGGCAGCGGACTTAGGCGTCCAAGTTGCCACCACCTGGCTGCTGCGTGCCACCCGTTGATGATGAACCACCGCCACCATCGGTTGTGGGTTCGTCACCCTCGTTGTCCTTAGTCCACGAAGTCTTGGCAGTAGCCACGGCAGCATGCACTTCGGTGCTGGGGTAGAAGGCCACACCAATTTTGTGTTCCACACCCACTTGCTCGTCGGCAGTTTTAGTCCATGCACCGCTGCAAGTAAAGCCAATGTTGCCGATACCTTTCAGTTCGACAGACTTACCTGCCGACAAGGTTTCCTGAATGGCATCGAGCATCAACTCAAAAGCCATACGAAGCTCTGCCTTGTGCATGGTGGTGTTTTTACTTGCAGACGCAACGAGTGAGTCCATGTCTGCCTTACCGTTGGACTTTACGGTTGTACGAAAACCTACTTCCTTAGTTTGCGGATTGACGGTTTTCGTCTTTGAAAGTTTGAGTGTCATTGCCATAAATCAAAATGGTATTAACTCGTTAAACATATAGCATATACCAAAACATGGTTTCGCGCGAAACTTTTTCAATCTTCGCGCGAAGTTTTGAAAATCTTCGCGCGAAACTTGTTTTTCGTATGCTCACGGGCAAAGTTACAAAAGGTCCTTTCGGTAGTACGGACAAGGCGTGTTTATGCCTTTGGCTTGTAAGGGTCTCTCAGGCCAAGCAAATACCTCGTATCGTTGTTATCGTTATATCGTCACTTGTTTAATCATAATCGGGCATTCACTCCCATTCGGCCTTGCGAAGTAACAAGCCTTGTGCATGTTTTGCATGTCTCGCTCCGTATGCGACAGGGCAAAGCGCAAACAAGCCTTGCGCTCCTTGCAGCCTTGCCCGTCGCATGATTTAATCTTGCTCATTTTTGTCAAGCTCTTTTATCAGTTGCTCGTAGCTCTTGGTGGTGCCTACCAATCGTTCGGTAGCTTTGGATAGGGGGAGAACTTGTCGCCAAGTGTATTTTTGGCGTCCTGGACCGTAAAATAGCACATCACCATCAGTATTCTTTCCTGCACAGGCCAAAACATTCCAAGGTTCATTATCGTCATCTCTCACCAAACAAGGTTGCTACTTTTGCGGCACAAAGTTGGAGTAGTCTCGGTAGTAGGTTGGGACTTCGATTAGGAGGTCTAAGTCTTTTTCTTCAAAATTGCTATAAGCACCATTAGACTTACAAATTATCACTAACTCGTAGTTTTCTAAAATCTTTACTAATGCGATAATCGGCCATTCTTTTTCATTCCTGTCGAAACAGACGATTCTTGCTTGTCTCCCATCTCGTGTAACGATGCGGCCCTTAAATTCCTTGTTCGTTATCTTCTTCGCCAATTCAAGGTCGAAAGGAATGCGTTTAAAAAATTGATTATTCATTTTTTTTATTGTTGATAGAATTTTAAGAATTGCATTTCAATAATGAATATTGATTGCACAAGAACCTGTAATCAATATTCACTTTTACTATTTACGTAAATTTCGATATTTGCCTTTGTTTATAGGCCAAAGCATGAATACGCAGAATGCCACGGCTGCCAACACGACAAAAAACATGGGCAACCAAACGGGTAGTGTAATCCACCACCACGACCACTGCACTACACCAGTGAGTTTGAGCGTAAGCAGGATGTAGAACGGAATGCCTCCAAGGAGGTAGAACTTGAAGGGGTTTACAGGTTTTAATTTTTGCATAATTGCGTAGGTATTTAGAGTTCAATTAAAATTTTTATGTGTAGACTTCCTCCTCCCATTGTGTGAATGGTTGGCGCAATGCCATGTGGAAAGAATACACGTCGAGATTGCTCAAACATTCTGTCGTAAGGTGGAAAGTTTAAGCTGCCCACTACAAGGGTGTGAAGGGTGCGGTTCATACCTGATTCCACCAAGACAAAATAAGTTCACCGTGGGGTGTAGATTTTTCATAACCATACCGAAGTCTTAAAAACGTGGCTAATGTGTCTACATCGGGAAAAAGTTCCTCTGCATTCTCAATACGCACGCCTACTTGTCCTTTTGCACAAGCCTCGGTAATATACTTTTCTACTACGCTGAGTTGGTCTTTAAACCGCTCTTCGAGCACATCTAAACTCTTTTGTCGTGCTTCTTTTGCTGTAATCATAATGGCTGGTGTTTAAAATTTAGTAGTGTGCATTATTCTTCAAGTGTTCAAAATCAGGAATAACCAATCTTAAAGATTTGCTACCTGTCATGCCTGGAATAATAGCATCGAGAAACATAAATTTTGGGTTTATTTGCTTTGCCAATGCTTTTATTCTTTCTATTTCGTCTTCGCGGTGAAACCACAAGATGCGCATATTGTCATAGTCTAACGCAAGCATACAATCGCGTTGTTGCGCAAAATCGGGGAACGGATGCGGCATGCTGTTGTAATACTGGCAACCATGAATCCATTCGGGAATGAATGCTTGGGTGTAATGGTCGCCTTTCGCACCAATCACAAAATAGCATTCAAGCAAACGCTCGGCTGGGTAATAAGCCTTGGGTGCGAAATAGAGCATTTTGCGCTCACCGTCCTCGTCGTAAAAAAGGCTATACACTTTGCCTTGGCTCAACACGCTAAAGTCGATACTGCCGATTCTCACACCGGTTATCAAAATGGGGTGTTCGTTATTCACAGCACATTCGCCCATCTTACTTAACATGTATTTTTTGTCAAGTTGTTTCTTTAAACTTTCACATGCGTCTGATAACGCAGTATAACGCTCCTCTAATTCTACATACTCTTTTTCTTTCTCGCCTAATCGTCGAGTGAGCGCAGCTACTAATTTTTCGTTTTCTATCATTGTTTATTTCTTATTGCTTTCTTCTTGTTTATCGTAGTCATGAGCGCAAAGAACAATCCCAATACAACCAGAATTGGATTTGATGTAATGCTCACAATTAAAGCATGCCAAAGTACCAACTATCGCTTTTACACCATGCGGACAGTCCTGCTCTTTTCTTATAACAGATGAGCCAAGAAAACGTTTTATACGTTTTTCAGAAAAGTAGTTAGCCTCTTGATGTTTGCTGAAATCTACCAGCGATAAGTTTCGTTCGTCTACAATTCTCTGCAACTCAGATTTTGCGGTATCAAACTGTTTCTGCAACTCCTCATACTTATGTTGCAATTCGTTATATTGCTCCTTAGCGTCATCGCGTTCTTCACGGACCGCCTTTAATTCGTTGCTTTGAAGGTCATGTTGGTTGAATAACGACTCATAAAGTCTTTGTCCCTGTTTATATTCCTTTTTAAAGAAATCACGATCACGCTCCAACTCCTCCACCTTATCGAGTGCTTCGGTCAAGTCGCTCAACAGGGGTTGGTTTCGCAGTTGCTTCGCCACTTTGTTGTAGTCGTTCATGAGTTGCTTTACGCGCTCGGCAAGTTCTATATTCTCTTGCTTCAGGTCGCCCATCATGGTAGCAAGAGCAATAAAACGTTTGCTTGCGACTTCGGCATTTGTGCCGTAAAAATCTGCGAGTTTGCTATCCATATATTGGCGTTGCTCTTCGGTGGCAGGTTCGTAATGATCGGCAGTTAATTTACTACTATCTGGGTTGAGAAAAACATGGAAGCACTTCTCCATGTCAGTGTAAGCCGAACGCAGAATAAGACCATCGGGTGTTACCTCGGCTACCTTATTGACCATGCCGTCTTCGATGCGAACAATTACATCGCCTGGTTTAATATCTTCGATTTTCATTGTGAGTTATGTTTTAAAATTTAGTGTTTACGGTGGTGCCTTGCGGCAACGCGGGGAATCCCTCTATCCAACTTACGCTTCATCCATATTATGTGGGCATAGTCATACTCAATGAATATCACTTCCCATCCATTCTGCCCTTCAGCATTGAGTATTGGCACAGGATTTTCGTCATCAGGGATGATGATGGTTTTATATTCAAATGTCTGCATTGTGGTTTGTTTTGAGGTTATTCAAGAATGTTGCAATCAAGGTAGGCTTGAAAGTCTGCATCTCCTTCTAAACTTATATAAGTAAAAATCCGTCCTAATTTATATCCATTAATGGGGGTAGTTAGTGGTGGAACGGGATTGCGCTCTTTATGCCAACTAAGGGTGTCGGTGTGCTCTCCGTCTTTATCGCTACCATATTTAAGGAGGAATATCAACTGCTTCTGCATATAGTAAGCAACATCATGAAAGGCTTCGTGCGTAGTATAACCATTTACCACATATCCACCTGCACAAAGTTGATAGCTTGCTCCGTCCAGTTTGTGCTTATACAAGCGAATGCCTTGTTGAGCACATAATGAGCGAAGTGTTTTTTTTGTTTGATATTTGCCCATAATTATTCAAATTCATACACCACATATCGAATAAAATTTCTTGTATGTTGTCTGTATCATTGTGTTTTAATTTATACCTATTTATTACAATCTTGGCGATAAGCACAAAGAACGCATCTTTTGAATGCCAAGTCTGCTTTCAAAAAATGCTCGCATTTGAAACAATCCTTTGACCCCACTTTTACGGCTTCGTACAAAGAATCGGGAGTAAAATACGGACAAGCCTGACCTATGTTCACAAACTCCGATTGCTCAAAACGTTCAATACGGAAGTTCGCCTCGTCGTGAATTTGTCGCAAATCGTTATAGTTTACCTCGGCTGCCTCGCACCTTTCTTCCGCTTTCTGCAACTTGGCTTTTAAGGTATCGTACTTTAGGAGTAACACCGTATGTTCATGTTGCAAATCGTTGTATCTCTTCTCTGCTGCCTTGCACTTTTTTTTACTGTCTTTGTTTCTTCGTATTGGTCACTGAAGGATCCGAATAAATCCATGTATGCCTTTTCGACTTGATCGATTTTCTTTTTCAAAAAATTGCAGTCGCATTCCGGGTCCTCTACCTTGTTCAATGTTTTGTCCAAGTTGCTCGCCATGGTGTTGTTTTGCAGTTGCTTCACCACGCGGTTATAGTCGTCGATGAGTTCGTGCACGCGCTGAGCCAGTTCTACATTTTCTTTCACCATCTCACCCAATCTTTGGATGAGTGCATGAAATGTTTTATCGTCTTTTGTCATTGTGGTTTGTTCTAAATTAGAGGTTACGTTACAAGAGCAAATCAAGCAAGATTGAATTGTTCTCCTTAAAGTCGTAGCGAAGAAAACGATTGTTTACCCAATTTACGGGGCTACGCATAATAAGAGCTTCGCTGTCTGAAATAAAGCGCGATGCTTCTAAGTAATAATCCGCACACTTTCCGTCCGATGGCAAAGTGCATTTCTCTCGTCGAAACACCAAGTTTTCGGCAGGCTTTGCGTCTGTTGCCTTACCTTTCACAATAAGCATTACTTCGAGCTTTGCCTTTGTGCCTTCAATCAGTATGTCTGCCCTAAGTATGCCATATCCAATAGGTTTGCCAAACACAACTTCTACATCTGTTCTTCCAATACAGCGGTAGCCTAAATTGTGTAAGGCTTCGGCAATAAGACGTTTCTTCTCTTCCATCATTGTGGTTTGTTTTTTTTGAGGTTATTCAAATTCATACACCACATAAGGCGTGGTGTTGCCCAATCCGTCCTCCTTACAAACGTGTGCGCCACCGGTAGTTTGCGTAATGGCGTTACTCACATCTGTCTTTTCAGGTCGCGACACTATTTTGCCTTCGCGGTCGCGGCTCCAACCGATGTATGTACGTTTAGTCATAAGTGAGGAGTATTATTGTATGTTGCCCATGCTCATCACACAAGCCTGCCCAAGCCTCGTAGCGTGAGGAGAGTGCGGTGGAAAAACCGTTCACACGAGGAAATAGCTGAGCATCTGCATTGAAAGGTTGTTGGTTAATCATATTCTTTATAATCGCGTCCGTATTTAGCATAATAATATTTGCGATTGTTTAGCCAATATCTATGCCAAACCTTGCGTTCAAATTCTTCTACGCTCATGCCTTGCTTGTAAATACCTCTATAAAGTTGGTAGCATTCTGATGTGCGATAACCAATCGAAACAGAAGAAACAGACTTACGCGATATTGTAAAATCGTTTTCAGTAGTAATACTCGTAATATGGGCGCACCCCTTTGCTATACTCCGTATCTTTCGCAATAGTTTACATTTCATAAGCTACATTCTTTTTAATCATATTCAATCATCACCGCTGTAGCATCAAACCCATCATTACCCGTAGTAAAAATGGTCAGTAACTGGGTCACTCACTTAAAACTTGCTCCAATCACGTTGGTCTTTGGATGGGAAAAGCATACATTCAGTATCGGAATAATCGCAGAAAAGCATACCATCTCTTGTAAAAAAAGCATAAAATCCATTTTTTGTTATACAAGTAATAGGATACTCTTCATTATAATCAACTTTTGTCAGTTCCACTTCGCCATAAACAGGACTATAAAGCTTTGTCCACTTTGGGCACTTTCTCAATATTTCTGCAATATTCATTGTTTCTTGTTTTTATTGTAAGACCTTGGATATTCATTCATTTACTCCAATCCAGTCCATTAGCCAACGCTTCTGCTTTTGGGTGGCATGGTGGCAATTTTGTATATAATCGTAATAGTCTACGTATGGGGTACGCTGGATTTCACCAAATCCATAGTTCTCGTCTGCAAAAGCAATGTAATGCACCTTCCCTTTTTTGCCAATGTGGTGTATTTCTATTAGCGTTCCATCGGAATGACACACAATATCACCTTTACTTACCATATTGGGTTCAAGATGAACGCAGAATTGACATCGCAAAAAAGAACTTTGCTTAATAAACGCGTCAAATTCATCGATGGTGTGCTCACCCTCCCAAAATAGGGATGTGAAAGCCCCATATCTTCGTTTATCGTCTACAGACCAAGGTCTGCCATACACAGTCCACTCTCTGTCCAAAAAGCGTCCTTGTGCAATAATTCCATTGGTCATTATCCAATCGTACATGTGATTTTTTAAATTATCCCATGTGTCGCCGTAGTCAGGAAGAGGCAACGTATTCCCCCTTACAAGCAAGGGGGAATATTTACAATCGCCATGTGTTCCGAAATAGAACATTCGTTGTTTCTTTTCCATATTGTTTTGAGGTTATTCTTTTACTTTAATTCCGTAGTATTGGAAGAATAAGTCTTCAAACTGATGGGCTGCGTAGAGGGCTGCTTCGTTGCTATTAAAGCATAAGGGGGCACCATAATCCAAATACGCATACGCACCACGATCAGCATGATCCGCACAGAGAACGCCCGAATGATCCGTATATGATGCACAGGAGAGTATCTGCTTAATACCCCTGCGCTGTTTTTCCTCCTCACTCAGGCTATCCATTTCTTCCTTAGATAGGAGCAAAAAAACGGGGTAATAACCCAAGCCATCCTTATCACGCCACTTGTCATTGTTAATAGCCTTTTGGATAATCATTAACTTATAGAACGCATTTGCCTGCAAAAATGCTTCCATATCGCCAGAGAATACTACTAAAAGCTCAGTATCTTCGCTAATGCCTAAATGTCGGCAAGCATCCTCAAAGGTTTTGATTTCGTGAAAGTCAAAGGTTTTGTTTTCCATTGTTGTTCGTTTTTAAAGTTATTGTAAAACCTCTTTTTTCTAATTCTTCTATGAGGTAAGAATCATCAAGATTGCTGATAAATCTCTGTTGTTGCTCTTCAGTGCATTCTTCAAATATATTTTCAAGCACTTTTGATTGTTGGTATTCTGAAACAGATTGAAGAATGTCGGTATCTTCAATATATGATGTGATTTCTACTTCCATTTTGTTAATTTATTTGTTTTACTCATCAGCAAGGATGCTCTCCACGTATTTAACCACGCGTTCGTATTCTCTTCCGCTTTCTTCGCTATCAGCATAAGCTTTCTTTATTAGCTCTTCACCATTGCCATAAAAGCAGCCTACCTTCCACATATTATTACTACGTGTCCATGTGAAATATCGTCCACTGCTCCACCAATTTTTGAATACAATGTAATCGCTATTTTTATAGACCTTAGCATCTCCACGGACCTCAGCTTTGCCATAGACCTCAGCATCTCCACGGACCTTAACATAGTCACAGACAAAAGCATTTCCATGTACCTCAGCATAGCCACAGACAAAAGCATTTCCATGTACCTCAGCATAGCCACAGACAAAAGCATTGTCATAGACCTCAGCATTGTCATAGACATCAGCATCACAATAGACCTCAGCATCACCATAGACCTCAGCATCACCATAGACCTCAGCATTGTCATAGACCTCAGCATTGTCATAGACATCAGCATTACCATAGACCTTAGCATTGCCATAGACCTTAGCATTGCCATAGACCTTAGCATTGCCATAGACACAAGCATTACCATAGACCTTAGCATTGCCATAGACCCAAGCATTGCCATAGACCCAAGCATTACCAAGTTGTGAGAGATTATTCTCGGATTGCACGAACCCTCCTTTATCGCCAGTCTTCACATCAGAAAAATCCATTAAAGCTTCAATTCGATAAAGTGTAAATCCGAAGTGTACAATCGTTTCATTCGTTAATTTGTACTTTTTCATTTTGATAAATGATTTCTTTTGTAGTTATTAATTTGCTGAATGTCGCTCTCTGTGAGTATTGAGCTATCGTAAGCATCAATCTCGTAAAGGTGCGCTGCAACGGTACGCGGAAACATTAGCTTACCGTCACATTTGCGCTTTGTCCATACACTAACTTTGCTTGATATTATAGTCCGTTTTTAATTGATTCTGCATCGAGTTCTTGTATGAGTTCTTCGTAGCTCTTGGTAGTACCTATCAAGCGTTCGGTTTCCTTTGATAGCGGAAGGTAATATCCACAGGCGTACATTTTGCCATTTGCTCCATAAAATACAACGTCACCCACTGAATTTTTGCCAGCGCACACCAGCACCCCCACGAAATTTCCTTATAATCTCTCACCAAACACTTTTGCCATTTGCTCGGCTTAAAGTTGGAGTAGTCCTTGTAGTAAGTGGGCATTTCAAGGTAAAGGTCGAAAGAGTCCCAATTATAAACCTCGTCAATTCTTTTGCCATTCAAATAACAACTTATGGCTATTTCTTTTTTAACGTCTTCAACCAAAGCTACAAGACGATGCGTTCCATACCATTGCATATCCCAGCAAAGAATTTTTGCATTCCGTCCGTCTTTTGTTACAATACGTCCTTTCACTTCCTTGTTGGTTATCTTCTTCGCCAATTCAATATTGAAGGGAAATCTTTTAAAACTTGTTTGTGCCATTGTCTTATCTGTTTAAGCATTGGGATTATTCTTCGTCATTGTATGCGTTGTCGTCAGAATCTATGTCACGGCTCTTTGAAAGAAATTTTGCCAAATCAACGCCTTCACGTTCGACTACTTTTCTGAAACAGTGCATAAATACCCCATCCTTTACAGATTCTGAAAAGTCTTTGTCGTCCTTAAACCTTTGGTAGATGGGTTCACTCTGCATGAGTCTGTCGATGTGGGCAGCACACTTTTTTACGGCACAAGCAGCTCCAGGACTCTTAAGTACTAACTGACCCAGCATGAAAGTCAGTTCGTGCATGGAACAAGAGCTCATGATGCTCAAAAGACCACTTCTGCGACTTGCCAAGAATATGTAGCGATGTTTTGCTTCGTCGGCATCCTCCCATTGTTTTAAGTCGTCAATAACCTTTTCAAACAATTAGTCTTTTTTTGTTTCCATTTTTTGTTATTGTTTGTTGTATATCATCAAGTGTGAATCTTTTGCTTATTCAGACTGAAAATACTCGCCATATTGTTTCCATTCGGGTTCGTTGATATTGCCAACAACCTCGAATTTCTTCATTTTCTGTCGCGAGACAGAAGTAATAGTACCGTCAAAAAAACCTCTTACGTCTAATTCATGGTTCTTTGCAGTCACTATTGTAAAACGAGCTCCCTCCTCGTAATAATACACTACGGTATAGTAGTTATCGCGCTTGTTGTCTTTGAGGCAACTGTACGGATATTCGTCCGAGCGCAACACGTCACCCTCATAAATTTCATTGCCGTTCTTGTCGAAAAAGCCAGTGAACTGACAGATGGTATCAGGATCTACGCTGAAATAATTGAACACTTTGTCGTGGTCGTATTCAAAAATCCGTTCCGTACCATCTGGAGATGTAAGAAGCGAGCCACATGCTATTTTCCCCTCGAATTTAGGGGCAATGCACTTGCCTTTGAATTTAATAACTCTCATTGTTTTGTTTCTTTAAAAAGCTTGTGGAATCATTCATCTATTTCGTCTACTCCATAAGCAATCGGGAGTTCGCGAATAGTTTCTGAGCCATAGCTATCCTTTGTAAGACGAACAAACTCGCGGACGGTGGTGCTATCATCAAGGTTTATACCCCTATCCTTGCAGAAACTCTCTCTGCCCATTCGGCATGAGCCAGTGAGAACGTGATGATAAGTGAAAAGGTCGCGATTGGGATAGGGTGTGTCGTAGTTGGGGAACTTTTTGATGAATGCTTCTATTCGCTCTTCTTCGGTGCTGCCGTTGTAGAGTTTTTCTTGCAGGGCAGCGAAGGCATCGTGCAAAGTTTCGCCATGCGCAAACTTATTCTGTTCCTTGACAATGTAGCAAGGATGCAAGGTAAGGTCGCTGTGTAGCATAAAACCTTGTGCAATGTTGTCGTGAACTGATGTGATAATCGTTGGAATGTAATCTACGGAATAAACCTTGTTTCCATTCAGTTCCTTTATGTAACAGCCTGTGATAGAGCCATATCCACAACCCTCGCCATATTCAGATCCGTAACCAGCGCCATAACCATCGCCTTCGCCATCGCCATAGGAGTCGCAATTACCAGAGACACCGCCACGACAAACACTGTTGCCACGAGAATCGGCAAAGCCAGATCCAGAACCAAAGCCTTCGCCATAACCAAATCCACCACCAGAGCCATGACCAAAACCATCGCCATAGGTTTTGCTCAGAAATGCTTTGATGCGAATATCTAAATTTTCCATTCCTCCACTCCTTCTATTGATTTGATTGCTTTGTCAGTACATGGAATGATTTCTATTGCATCAAGAATGGTAATGCTTTTTTACCCTGACGGTAAACTTGCATTCGTCAGGTTTCGACGTGCCATCTGTGGCGAGCTGAGAGAGGGTCGCTGCTCCAGACCAAGACCAAATGCGACGTGCGTTATAAAGCGTAACTTCACTGCCGTTATGTTCTGCAAGTGTTCCGAACTCTACTCCGCTGCGGTCGCCACGGATAATTACTTTTTTCCCAATGTTTAAATCCATAATCATAACTACTTTAGTATGTTAGGGTTGATAACTGTTTTTTTTATTGATTGTGGAATAGCGTTGCGCTGCTATGAGAGCAACACTATGAATGTTAAGTGCAAATGTTAGTCGTGATTATACTTGCGTTCCATATTCTCTTTATAAAGGTTTGCAAAATTCTCGCCCAATGCCGAAACTCCCTTTTCGTTGAACACGGAATAAGACAGCTCCATTTCCTGCTTTGCCGAATAAAGGGCGAGCTGAAGACTTGTAGAGGTCATTTTCCAACCATCGGCTGCTTGCATCCATATCGTGAGCCACGTTTTGAGAAACATAGCAGCCTCGTGAGTAGGTGGAAGATCGAACTGAAGAAAGAGTGCGGTGTCGGTGTCATTGGCTTGCAAGAACTTTCGCACGGCATCATCTTTCAGAAAATAGCGTTCTGACACTTCCTCGTCTAACACATCCTCCAATCGCGTTTGCAAAGGGAAGGCTTCTGGAAACTGATAGTCGAAGGCTACATCACGGCGCATGGATAGGCAGAACACGCGGTCGCGGTTTTGCGGTACACCATAGTCTTTGGCATTCAAACGTGCCCAGCGATTGACGTAGCCCAGACTTTCGAGTTTGGCGAGCCATAGCTTAAAGTCGGGCATGAACTTTTCGCTAACCAAAGCTGCCACATTCTCTTGAAGGAGATATTTGGGTTTTAACACCGCTACGGCATCGGCTACGTGCCAAAGCAAGGCGGAACGTGTGTCACTACCCTCTTTCAGTCCCATTTGCTTTCCGGCTTGGCTGATGTCTGGGCATGGGGAAGAGTAAGTAAACAAGTCTACTTCGCGACCTTGCAGCGACTGCTTTACCTTGTGCCAATCTATTTTCGTAATGTCGCCTAACGCACGGTCGGCATATTGCGGAAAAACAATGTTGTGCATTTGACAAGCATATTTGTCGATGTCGCTCCAACCCATGCACGTCCACCGAAAGTTGGGATGATCCTCGCGTAAAGCATCGGCTGCCATGAGTTGGGAATCGTACCCACTAAAGGTGGTAATGATTACTTTTTCGCCTTTGTTTGTATCAACAGGCATAGAAGGCAAAGCGTCTTCAGGAAAGAAAGCATCGAACATGGATAGCTGCGCTTGTGGTTTGGGCGGTTTGGGGTACCACAGTTGGGAGTAGACGTGTTTTAAAACGTCAACACAAATACTATTTCCAGCTTGCTTGTATTGCTGACTTACCGATACTGCCATATCAGTAGGGTTGCCTTTGCCCTCAGTGCCTGGCATGCGCTCGGCGGCTAAGGCATTGGTGCTTTGCATTATGTTAATCACGTCCGAACGCACACCCATCAATCGGAAGCATTCGGAAGGGGTAAGTTTTCGGATGGCATAACTCTTAATGGTGTGGTCGGTGAAGTTGAGTTTCGTTATCATTGGTTCTTGGGGGTTGAGGGTTTCGGCTTATCGGCAATCATGCTAAATCGGCAACCTTTTAACCACGATTTAAGATTGATGTTGCCTTTAGTTTCGCCATACTTGATGTTGGCGTCGCGCCATTCGACATACTCATCATAGGTGAGATTGGCTTGAAGAACGAGTACCATTTCTTCGGGGGTGAGGAAGTCGGTATCTTCAAAATCGCACAAACCGCCAATTTCGTTGGCTACCCAATAAGGGTCGCGTAGGCTCTCGAACAACTGCACGTTCACAGCATTTGCAAGAGCATTGCATGCAGCGTAGAACTGCTGAATAAGTCGGGCGTTTTTAGATGGGTTCATAAGAGTTGTAGGGTTAAATGAAACGTGCGCCAGGGGTTTCCATATCGTCCATGGTTTTTACCTTGTGCCACTTTTTGCGCTTCACAGGTTTAAACACCTGCGCAATAGAAAGGAACGCATGGCAAGCACGTGCAAAGGGATTTACAATTCCTTTATAATGTATAGACGATTGTTCGCGGCATTCATTACTGATGCCGTTATAATAAACACAACGCTCACAAGTTGGGGGGGGTATAAATTTTCATATAGCACTTTCAATTTTCATTGTGATACGAACAATAGGAGTTTTTAGACTTTCAAACGCATGATTTAACTCTGAAAAGAACCATTCGCCTAACATACGTTTGATGCTTTCTTGTCGATCGGGTTCAGAACCTTCAACGGCTGCTTCTTTGGTGAGTACGGATGCGTCTTCGAGTACTATGCCATTGCTAAGTTCCTCGGCAGTCCATTCTACTTCAATAATTTCGTTTGAATCTTCCATAATGCTATACGTTTGTTTGTTGTTCGGTGTTTTCAATTTCCTCGCCAGCTACCACGTATAAACCATGTCGGTGTGCGGTTGCCTCCATTTGCGGTGAACGGTCGGTTTCGCTGTCGTAGCATACCCATTCGGTGTGGTCGGGGTCGGCAAAGTAGTTTTTCTTCCTAATCATTTCCGACTTCTGAGCACGTGCTGCATGAGATAGTGTGTTTACCGTTAAGCGTAATTTTGTAAGACGAGGCAAACCATATTCCAAGCGCAAACGGTCGCGACGTATCAAATCCTTACGCTTCTCAGCACGATCTTTAATCATGCGCTTGTACTTTCGCGGATGTTTCTGCTTAAATACTGCTAAAGGGGAAAAACCCTCGGCACGAATGCGCTTGGTAGCTTCGATGGCTGCTTCGCTCGGACGACGACCGCGCAATGACGCGTAATAGCCGCTTTCAGTGTTAGTTTTCTTAGCTGCCTTTGCCTGTTTGCGCCTAATTACATCCATGTCTTTTTGTAAACAATAGGTACGTGCAAAACGAGTAATGGTGCCATAGCATACACCAAAGATTTTCATGAGTTCGGGGTTGGTGTGCGTGGGATAGAGTTCAAAAAACTTCTCCTTTATCTCGCCCTCGATATAGTACATTAGGACGTTTGCCGTGGGATGTGGCTTTTGAGGAATGGGATATTTAGGCTTTACGTCAGTGAATTTGTTGGGTACTCCACTCATGATAGTATTCTTGGAAATGATTAAAATGTTTATTTTCTGGAAGTAATGTTTTTGTCGTAGGTAAACTTCAGACCCATAGAACGTAGGGATTCTTCGTTATACGACTGTTGCGCCCCGAAAATCTTGCCATCGGCAAAGCCTTCGGCACGACCTTCCTTTTGACCAATTTCGCGTCCTTGTGTGAGTCCGCATTTGTAGCCTTCGGCAAAACCATTATCGCGTCCTTTGGCATAGGAAGCTTCTTTTTCGGTTTGAAGCATACCAGTTTTATCTTTGTAACCACAATTATACACGATTATGCCAATGGCGATGTTGACTACAAGAACAATGAGTGCAAATAATATAAGGTTGCTCATAACGTATCTTAGGTTTGAATGTGGATAATGTTAATGAATACCTTTTTCTCTGCGCTTAATGCCTTGCTCAATGCGTTTGTACATTTGCTTGCACCAATCATCAGCTGAACACCCGTTTAGCTGATCGGCAAAAGTTTTCAGGTCATACAACATAGTAAGCACACCTGTGTCGTATGAATGACTGCTATTTTCACACCATTCGGCTTCGGTGTGACCACCTAACCAATGAATTATTTGGGTTTTAAGTTTGTCAATCATAATTTATCCTCCTCTTTTTAATAGTTATTCTTCGTTATGCAGAGCGTGTTTCACATCCTCGTACATTGCCATTTCTACTTGTGTGCCATCGTAATGACCAATGGCAAGCAGTTGTCCGTTCTCTTGCGTGGCATCCTTAGCTGAAGGTGCTGTGGCACGAATGACCATGATGTCGAACTCGCGGATAACATCAAGACTTTCAGGCTTGATTTCGCTCATCGTGGTACGAGCATGCTGACGAATGCGGTAGATGTCGGCATTGGTCAGGTTGGGATTGTCTTGCTGTGCATGGCGCACTGCTTCAGTTTCAATATCCAACACACGCTGTTCGTAAGCAGCGGTAATGAGTTTGTAGTTTTGCCAAGTTGCTACTTGTTCAAGAAACTTTTGAAAGCCTTCTTTGCCCTCAGCTATTTTAAGCAGGGCAAAACGCTCTTCAATAAGCAAGATGTTGTCTTTCTCTTTCCAGTAGATGTTGCCTCGCTTTGACAACTGGTCAAGTATGCCAAACATGGTTGAGAGGTTACGAATGCCGCTTAATAGCTCTTTCTGTCTTCTTCGTTTAAAGAAATTCCACATAGTTGTAAGTTTTTTTTAAAATACGTTTCCTATTCATCGCGAACCAGAAACGCGGAATAATCTAATCCAATAATCATAACATAAACAAATCAATGCGTAATAAATCGGGTGCCGTCCACCTCTAACACTAAGATGTCGTTGACCCACCTTATTTCTTTGCTCTCAATAAACTGCACTCTGCGTTGATGCGTGAGTGTGTTGACGGAAAGACAAATGCAGTTGCCCTCGTCTACATGCCCTGTTTTAGTGAGGAACTTGATGTAGAACGGGTGGCGTTCAACTTGGGTGGCACTCTGCGGATGCACATAGCCCGTCACGAGTTGATGACTGCGAGGGTCAATCCATTGCCACTTTTCGGTATATTGGCGAAGGTTGGTGTAGGATTGTTGTGGACGACTATTCATAGGGCGGAAATTCTACGTTGAGAAAATGAGTTAACTCAGAACACAGGTTTGTGCGCTTGCTTTGCTTTGCGCCTTGGCGGTGACGAAGCACATCGGGAAAGAGCACATTGCGCAAAGGGTTGCCCCAATCCTGACTATTAGAATATGTTGACAATATTGGATAGAAGGTGGCATGATAGTTGGTTAGTCTGGCACTCATGTTGCGAGAGTACATAGGACCTTCAACGACCAATGCCTTGTCTGCGGAGTACAGAACTAAGTGGGATGCCCCATCTGTCGAATCTCGGTGCTGCACATATAACACCTTATTCTTATAGTCGGACAGATACTTATCAACCATTGCCGAACAATCTTGTGAGGTAGACAATACCAAAGCATTTATCCAGCCGCGCTCAAAGCATTGCAGAAAGAACGCCATCGTTTCGACTTCAATAAAGGTCATGCTTACTACCATGGTGTGCGACTGTTCTAACATATAACCCACGGCACGATACAACTTTTCGAGTGTTACGTCGCTATGGGTGTAGAACGTGAGCGAACGGTAGGGGGCTTGCATGATAGCCCTTGGCAATTTGCGGTCTACGCAACAAGGCGGAATGAATAATAACGTATCTTCCATTGTGTTCTGAGTTTAGGTTTTGGTATGGTTTAATCAAGGTTCATGGGCATGCAAAGCGTGAGAACCTTGGGTGCTGGGTCGTCAGCTGTAATCAGAATAGCTCGGTCGGGAGCTGAAAGCTGCATGCGCACATTATCTGAGTCGATGGCGTTGAGTGAATCTTCTATACGACCAGCGTTCACACAAATACGGAATTGCTCATCGCATTGTGAGTCTATAATAAACACTTGATCGTCGGCGGCGGTTGAGTAATCCACATCCTTTGCCGAAACATCAAGGAACATACCGTTCTTGGTAAGCATAAGTCTGTTGTAATTCTTGTCACCAAAAATGCTTACACGCTTTATAATCTCGAGCATTTCTTTCTTATTAAATGAAATATAGAAAGGATTGCCCATTGGGATAACCGACGCGTAATTGGGATAAATTTTGTCGATAGACTTACAGATCAACTCAATGTCGTCGGCTGTAAATTTAAGTGTGTGTGTGTCGCTCTCAATCTCCACTACCTCACAACCATCGAACACCGACATGGTGCGGAAGAACATCGATGGCAAGAGCAAACGGCCGGGCTTACCTCCTTTGAAGAACTCACTACCTCCATTTGCAGGATCGTTAGAATAAGTGGTTCGAATAAGGGTTTGTCCGTCTGTAGCCACGAAGTTAAGGGTTGAACGATCTTCTAATACGTCCATGCAAAGGCAATTCATTTGAGGGCGCAACTCGTCCTTTGACGTAAAGTTAGCTGAGTGTGCAAGTACCTCGTTGAAGAATGGGACCGGAAGTACAAGTTTTGTTGTATCACCCTTTGGTTCAACGAGCATAGGAAATACCGTACCATCGAGGAAGGGAATTGAAGCCTTACCCTCCTTGGTGTTGCCGTTGCTATCGGTGCAATAAGTGAGCGCAATGGTATTGCTATCCTTGTCGAAACTCATTGAGAGTGTGCAATCGGGCAAAGTAGCGAGGAAAGGAATAAAAGTTTTGATAGGCAAAGCAACGGGAGCTTCGAACGTGCCTTCAAACAAGGTTAAAGGTGCGGGAATGGTGAGCTGCGAACTGCTGGATGCCGAAATGAAGTAGAAGTTGTTTTCGCCCTTGCAAGTAAGTAACACATTGTCGAGAATGGCCAACGGGTTTTTACTGGCAATACACTTTGAAGCCTTGCATAAGGCAGTGTGAAGGGCTTTAGATGATTGAGCTTGAAGTTTCATTGTTGGGTTCGTTTAAAAAGGTTTTAGAATGGGAGGTCTTCTTCATTGAAGTTCGCACCCCATTGTGGTTGCGTAGTTTCGTTGTTGGCAGGTGCTACATAAGCAGTAGCATTGCTTGCTGCGTTATAGGCTTGCTGCGGGTAAGCTGTTTGCTGCGCATTGCTCTGGGGCTGATAGAGCATGGCCAAACGCTTGTTCATGCGGTTGCGAAGTGCCTTGAACAAATGGCTGTTTTCGTCTTGCACATCTTGCGTCACAATGCTTGGGTCGCGCTCTTTGTTCTGCTCCTTTACTTTTTCTACCAACTTAGGAAATGACTTCGCAATGTATTTCACATATTCGGTAGTGTAAGAGATTTGCATTTCGTGGGTGGGAACATTCACTTTGTTATCACCTCGCTCCTGAGCTGAACGACGAACGGCATTTTTATATGACTCGTTGAGTGGCCAAATGTTTACGCGCAATCCTGCAATTTGCTTGGTTGCATCATTGCGTGAGGTTGTCAGTCTGATTTCGTTCAAGTCAACTGGCACACACACAAATGCACGTGTGGGGTTGTTTTGGTCGATACCTGTGAAAACTTGTGCGCCATTGAGCGCAAGGAGGTCAATACTCCCGTTGTAACTTGCCATAATTGTTGGGGTTTATTTGTTTGTTGTTGTTTCGTTGTTTTTAGAAGGGTAAATCCTCCTCTTTGATTTGAGCAACCGATTGAGCAGCTTGGTTTTCGTTATTGCTTATGACTATTCGTTTGCCTTGCTTGCGTGACATGAAGTTGTCCCAACGGTTTTGTTCTTCGTCGGTGAGCTTCACAATTTTGCCATCTTCATCGCGACAGGGCAAAAGGTCGGGTTGTTCAGCAAACTTACGCGCAATGCTTTTGAGTTCTTTGTAATCCTTGGGTACTTTATCCTTACCTGGTCTGTAGAAGAAGAACACATGCTTTGACGTTTGCAAGTAGCGTATGTATTTAGGTGAAACGGTTTTGTCGTTTTCCCACTCGCGACCCACAAAGTACTCTTGTGTGACCCATGCTTGCAACTTGAAACATTTGCGGTGCTTATCAGCATCGTTCTCAAAAAGGTGCTTGGGGTTGCAAGTAATGCCCATATTCTCGCAATAGTCGTAAATCTTCTTTTTAAAAGTGGCTCGGCTATACTCTTTCGATTTTCCAGCACTGGCGTCTGCCCAGTTGCGAAGAAAGTCGTTAAACATCTCGTCCGTGCAAATGGGTACACCATAAATCTCCGACTGAGAAAAGAACCATTCAAAATAGTTCACAATGTTCTCGGTGAGTTTCTGCACCATTTGTCGGCGGCGCACATTCTCTTGTGGCGCAATGGCAAAGGTGTGGTAACGCATCAGGAACTGAACCGCCAAAGCACAAATATATATAATCTGATTGCGGTCTGTGTCGGACAAGTCTTCGGGGTTTTTACTGAACCCTTTCATCAGATCGCTCATCATGCGTGCCGGTTGTCGCTTTTGTGGATTCTCACGTGCAAATCGGTTGGAGAAGCTAACTAAAGGAAATCGTCCGATAGTAGACGAGGCATCATCCGACAACGGATAGTTAGACGTGATAACATGCAGAGGCGAGTCCTTCATTTTAAAGGAAACAGCATCGCTATTCTTTCGCTCAGCACTCGTTCCACCCGTTATCTGCACGTAGAAATAATCCAAGGGGAAACTTCTCGGTTTGTCTTCCCAGTGAACCACTCTGAATTTACCAGGGTATTTGATGATGTCTGTAAGAACAAATCGCGCATCGCCAATATCCTTAAAATGTCGCATATCAACGCTAAACACATTAACGGCAGCACCGACGAAAGTATTTATCACCCACGACTTACCCGAACCACCCGTAGCCTGCTTCTCATCTGGAATAGAGTCCTCGAGCAGATATGGGCAAACGTTCTCCATCTTGTCCCATGTTCGGAAGCAAACACGACCTATTCCTGAAATCAGGTTCACAAAATGACTATTGATAACCGCTATGTCATCCTCGGACATCTGTTGCTTTTTACGGATAGAGTCTTGTTCCTTCTCCCACAAGGTGTTGGCACAACCGCGAATGATACGCAATGAAGGCCACAAGTCCTGCTCACGCTTGCCATTCCAATCTACCTGCCAACGGTATGTCTGCGCCCATTCAGCAAGTTCAGCTTTCATTTGTCCCACCTCGATGATAGAGAACACAGGCGAATCATCCTCGTTGCGCATCGCCTCTTTTGCCTCAATGGACTTCTTCTTATCAATATACTCCTGACTCTCCCTTATCGCAAATGGAGGCTTGAATACACGCATCGTGAAGTCGTAGGGTTTGCGAGCTAAGGCAGGAATAAAAAAGTTGATGTTGTCGTAATTGACAGGTATTATAGCATCGGGCGTAATCTTCAGAGCCATATTGCGGAAGTAGAAATATTCCGTCTTGGCATTAAAAGCATCGGCAAAATCAATCACCATAGACAGTAAACCACCTGCACTCTTCTCGGAAAAAGTTTTATCTACCATATTTGCACAGTCCGACATAAGGCGTTGCTCGAGGTCATTGTGTCGCCAACATTGTTCAATAAATTCCAGCAACAAATTCTTCATCGCCTGAATGATACTATTGCTTTCTATATATTCCACAAAGCAGCGGTCGAGGTGGATGTACTGTCCCACAAGGTCGGTGCTTTCGGGGTCTATCATGCGGTAATATCCGTGTGCGCTCATAAAGAGCCAAACCTTAGAAGGTGAAACCTTGCAAGTAGGTGGCTTGGGTTTACCACTACGCGGATCACGCGGATATTCAATTTCAAAGGGGTCAGTGTTCTTTGCACCACGCAAACGTGAGTAAAGCGGAATGCGGAGGTCGTGGTCGAATTTAAAGTTGTCCTCATCGGTCATGCGGTAGGCTATCATGTAGTCGCGCACAGAACGAGGTGAGCAACCATACAACCATTGCCAACGCTGATTGTAACGTGAGCGGAAAGCCTCGGGCAACATGGCATAGCACAAGTCGCTATATTTAGTTGCAATGGCTCCGCAATCACGTTGACTGGCAATATCATTGGGGTAAAGCATAATGATACGCTCAGCAAAGCGTTTCATCTTTTGATATTGTATGGCGTTGAAGTCAAGTTTCTCTTGTCGCCATTGTCCGCGGTCGATATACCAAAAGTTTCTCCGTCCAATACTGAAGGCGACATGATACCAACAGAATTTTTGAAAATGCGGATCATGCTCTTTGTCGATGCGAAGCGAACGCAGCGCGTAATACACGCTAATGGCATCTTCAGGAGTACGACAGAACACGATGTTGCGAGCTTTAATGTCGGGAGACTTTATCTTTTCTTGTTCCAAACGGAACGTGCCTTTCGGCTCGCCATCCTTAGTTTCGTTCTCTACCCAAATATCTCGTGTGTCGGTGTATTGCTCGTCCGATTCAAACTTTTCAATAGCTGCATGTACGGCAGTGGATGCGCTATCGCGATTATCCATAGCGTAGGTAAAAACCTTATCGCCCATGAGCCAACGGCTAACCTTGCGCACACTGTGGTCGTCGCAAGTAGAAAAGACGATTGGGTCGCCTTTCATTGCCGGACGGAACAGACAGCCACATGAGCCTTGTGGTGCAATCACATCGGTAGCGAAGCACACGAAAAGTGGATTCCACGGCGTGCCATAAATGATTTCGCTCACTTGCTTGCCTTCGCGCACTACGTTAGGTAGCGTAACACTATCAACGGCATAAATGCGGAAATCTTTGTTGAGCATGTCGGTAGAAAAGTCCTTGCCAAAACCGAAAGTGGGAATGCCTTTTACCAACGTAACCTCACAACCGAGTGAAGCAAGTTCTTGCGGATTAAAGTCCATCTTCGGCATGAACGAGAAAGTGTCTATCGTCTGCGGTGCGATGGTGCGGTAGTCCATTTTGCCAAACAACATGGGGAACACCGCACGCGTTTCGTCGGTGTCGCCATATACCCGAACCACCAAGTCTTTACACAATCGCAACAAACTGGCTCCGTGCATGGGCAAATTGCGCATAGCGGCATAAAGTTCTAAAGCACCATAGCCTTGCTTGCCTGTTTTGGTACACATCCAGTGCACGGCTCCGTGCTTGGCTTGCGTATCGCCATCAACCCCTACCCCATTGTAAAGACCGCCACGCTCGTCATTGTAGATAATGAAGTGCGGTGTCTGTCCTGCCTTTGCCTTATCGTCGGTCGGGACATCGGCATCCTCGGTCCCCTTCTTTTGGCAGAAGGGACAAAAACACGCGGTCTGACCTTCAAAATGCTGTTCCTCGGCTGGCTTCACAAGGTAAGTCAGCGGGAGGTTTGCAAGACGATTGATAATTGGGTGGAATTGCATAAAGGATTATTATAAATTTAGGAAAGTTTCGAGCCTGTAATGCCGAATGGCACAGTTGCAAATATTCCTAATGTGTGCTATTAGTAACAAAGTAAATTCCTTAAATGAGATAAAGTGTTCGTTAAGGTCTATCACGCTCACGGCATAACGCCAATAACATTTGCCATTCTTGTGTCGGCACGAATGCTCTAACTTTATTTTCAAGTCTCTTACATTTCCACACATCGTTTTGTGAATGTAGCAACAAGCGTCCTTTAGCAAGGCAAAGGGTGCGCCATAAAACAAGAGGGTCGGTATTTCGTCCTCATTGCCTCGCATGGTTTCGGTGTACGCAATGCGGTGCAGATATTCGTGAATGATGGGACGACCCGTCTTTTTTTTCTTATGCTTCAAATTGGGAATGTAAGGCGCAAACGCATAGCGGAATTGTGACATAGTTATGTGTTATGAGTCGTGATCGGGCAAACAACTTAGGTGCTTCATCATTTGCCAGGTACTATGAATACTCTTTCGGCAATCATACAGGGGATCGTGCGCTGCACCTAGTGCTTCGTAAGCGTCTACCAAGTCGTAGGCTATCTCAGCCATGAATGCCGTGCCAGATAATCTGCAAATGTGAGCTGCACCTTCCATGTAGAATGTTCGGTGGTCGCGGAAATTGTTATGACTAATCGGAATTTCAATATGATATTTATAACAAATGTTGCGCAAAATAGCCATATCGAAATCTGTGCCTTGACACCAGAGATTTACCTCGGTTGCGTCGCAAGCCTTTTTTACATAATCTATCCAGCGGAAAAAGTCTTTCACTACTGCTTGAATAGGCGAACAAGGCATACCCTCGTTATCGTCACCCAACACAGCGTCCTTGGCTTCGTCGCTACGTTCTGACCACCATTTGGCGGTATCAGCATCGAACGTAAAGCCGTCAATAAACATACCGCGTAAGTCTACGTGTGCTGAAAATGTGGGATAAGCGATTGGTTTCCTTTCATCAAAGAAAGGGGTATCTTCGCCATTTCGGTTCCATGCAACCGCCCCAATGCTCATGACAGCAGCTGTGGGACGTAGCGAACAAGTCTCTAAGTCGAAGGTTATATCAATCATTACGCGAAGCTATATATTGGTTCAACAAAGACTGAATACCCACACTCTCCCACGGTTTCCAATTCTCATCGGTAAAACGCTTGATGGTGGTGCCTGTGCTCATGCCCTTTTGTGCCATAAAGTCGCCAAACTTTACACAAAGTCCACCTTGCGCCTTTTTCAAGCAAGAGTAAAACACATTGGGTTTGTCGCACTGGGCCAACGTATAAAGGTACCCCTTGTCGCCAAGTGTTGCGCCAAGCACATCTGTTTCAACGTAATCGAGCAGACATTGCGCCACGTCAGGTAAAGCTAAAAATTGATTTTTACAATTTTCAATACCCACAATTTCCCATTCTGAAAATCCTTTTTGAAAGAAACGAAGGTAAAATGTTGACATTGAAAATCCAAAATCCATAAAAAAGGTTTGCATTGCCTTTTTTTCTTCGAGTGAAACAGCGTTAATATCTAAAGCTATTCCGTCTTTAAGAATTTTATGGAGAATTTCTTTGGTCATTCTATTTTTAATTTTTATTTTCGTTGCAAATTTAATAATTAGAATTGAAACATCAATGCTTAATGTTGGAAATTTTCGGATTTTTTCGATATTTGGCTTATTTAATAACTTAAAAACAATAGAGAGCTATGTTATACAGATATAATTATTCGTACCTCGCGGAGTGGATAGGGGCAAATGCACAGATTCCCGTTAACACCATTCTTCAAGCCGTTGGTTCAAAATCGAACAATAGCCTGCGCTCATGGGAGCAAAAGTTGTGCGCCATGCCAGTTATTACCTTGCTGCGTTTTTGCAACTCGTTTCAGATTCCTATCGAAGCGTTTATTTGCAACACAGGCGAACCGCTTAAAGACCATGTGCGTATTTCCACATCGGCACAGTTTGAACCAGATGGTGGCTACACCACCGACCCGACACTCAGACTGCCTGGTGAGCGAAAACCTTTAGACCCTACAAACGTGAACATTGTTCCGTCGGTTCTGCCCCATGTAATTGCTTTCACTCCGTGCAAGGAGGGGCAAACAGAAGGTGTGCTCAAAACGGATGCGGAAGCTGAAACGACAAACGAACCATGCGATGGCGACAAATTACAACCAGAGGCTGGCGCAAGTTTGCTTTCGCTTATCACACTCCAGCATCAGCACGCCACCAACGAAGCCGAGCATCTTAAACAACAACAAGCCATGCTCGACATTATCAAAACGCAACAAGCGCAAATTAAAGCACTGACCCAACAACTGCAAGAGGAAAGAATGCGTAACAAAGGGTATAACACTATGGTAGCTGAGCCTTAATCACTTAAACTACAAAAAGGTTGGAACGAAATAGACAATTCGTTCCAACCTTTCATTTTAAGTATGTAGCAATGGTATGCTATCTTTCGTTTACCGCTGCTAAACGTCTGCGGTAAAACTCTTTTTCAGTGATAGGTGTGAGTGTCGCATCGGCAGACAGATAAGGCACCTCTATGTACCACAATCCATGATGAAGGAATATGATGGGCGTTTCGTTTCCAAAGGTGTACATAGGCAACTGACCTTCTTTTTTGTTATCGTGAACAAAACGAAGAATGCCAATCAATTCTGTTTCGCTCACAACTGGAAGAGCAAACATCTCTTTTTCAATATCCGAATCGGGTGCCGGATAAAACAAGGTTCGTCCGTCGGGTGTAACAACCGTTTCCCAACCCTCTTTCGACAAGGTGTTGTTAAACTCCACAGCAACTACACCACCTGCCATGCCGTTAGGCGACTCGTAATAGTGGTCGGCACCAATCTTTTCTGCCCACTGACGGGCTTGTTCTTCGGCAGCTGCGCATTTATTCATAAACGCTTGCAAACGCTTGCCTGTTTCGCTCTCGGCTGTTACCGAATAGTAATACTTTACTTTTTTCATGAAGCTCTATTATTTTAAAAAAAACTATTTAGCTCGACAATAAATGACGGGTTCTCCGCATTCGTCATTACGCATTTTAAAACCGCGCATTTCAAGTTCTTGCAGGTAGAGCGACAAGGGGTCGCCCAACGGACAAACCACGGCTTTAAAATAAGTGCGTAATTGGTAATCGGTAAACACATCGCAATCTTCCGTCCAATAGTCCTGCGGTTTGTACTGATTGCAAAATGCTTGTATTTTAGATGGAATTACAAAGTCTTGCAGCGTAACCTCTGCTTTTTCGCTGACTTCATAATCTTGTTGGTGTCTCTTGCTCATAATCACTAATGTTTTTTGTCATACTGAAAAGCCCATATCAACAAGCAAAAGAACACGACCATTAAAAGGATTCCCTTTGCTCTCCCCCACCCTATTATTGGTTTTATGTTCGAGGTGTTTTTTTCAGCAACATTGTTGATACTATCATGCTTCGTCAGGGACTTTTCGTTGGCATTTAAATTGTTTTTTCTTTCACGGCTCAAACTGTCTATGTATTGTTTCAATGATTGTACTTGATGAAGGAACGAGCCATCAACTTGTGCTTGTTTGGCACGATTACCCTTGCGCTGAATGGTGCGATTAGTCTTGATGGTTTTATTACCCTCAGTGTCGTAGGTTTCGGTAATTTGCTCCGTAATGGTTTCTTCGCTTGTGTCGGTTTCGCAAACGTCTGCCGAAAAATGTGTGCTATCGGTTAGGGTGGTGGTTGTGGAACCTTTCTGCACCTCTACCACCTTTGCGCTATCGGCAATAGACAAGGCCGTGCTATCCTCAGTAACGGTTGACACATGATGCTCTGTTGTGCGTGATGAAACACAAGCAGTGAATAAAAAGACGGACAATAACGTCAAGAATGAAATTGTTTTGTACATATTCGTTTTGTTTTAAATGATAGGGCAAAAATAAGGCATTCATAGCGAAGGGTACGGACAAACACAAAACACCGCACTACCCTTGCGGATAATGCGGTGTAATTGAAAAGAACAGATTTTATTCGTTATTTTTTACGCCAGACCCAACCCCTTTGTGCGTTCTCCTCAGAGAAAAACTCTATCGAATCATCATTTCGCACATAAATGAAGGAATGCTGCTGCGTGTTGGGATGAAGAAAATGGGTAAAGGTTACATGCCCATTCTTTGTTGTATAAGTGGTTGTAAAGTCTACACCTTCACTCTCGGCTACGAACCTAACATTTCCTTCTTTATTGACCGCTATAGTGAAGCCGACGGGTGTATTTTCTCTATAAGCAGTCATTTCCCATGTACCATGTAGGGCTTTGTCGTGAGCAGATGCGTCGGTGTAGTCTGTAAAAGTGCGTTTTTTAGCCCCATATTCTTCGGTATGTTCCAAATAGTGGGTTTCACCAATAGAATCCGTACAGGTTACTCGGTCTACATTACTCGAAAGATCGCTTACAGTGAGCGTCCTGTAAAGTCGGTTATTTATATTAGGCTCTTTATACGTTCCAACCGTAAACGTGGTTAAAAGGTTATCTCCAGCCGTACTCCATGTTCCGAAATAATAAACATTATCGTAAGTAAGCATACCTGAGACTAATTTACCCGAACTACTAAAACTCATTACAAGGTGGTTGCGAAAGAATGAATATTGGGTATCAGTTTTATCCATAAAATTGTTTTTTAAAAACCATCGTTTGCCATACAGATAGTTTTCGATTGCTATGGGGTTAACACCATTAGCCCCGTCTCCATCGCCACTGCAAGAGGTTAAGCCTACACACAAGCCTATACTTACCAATATGGCCATAGCACTATTTATTAGATACTTCCTTGTCATGTATTTTCTATTTTCAAATGTTCTATTTGACGCCACGCACTAAAACGCGAGCGGCAGCCTTACCTATAAAGCTTGCTAAAGTACGCATCATCTTGTCGTACTCATTTTTGTTTGCAGGTTTTTCGCATTCGGCATTAAAACTTTCGAGCGTCTGTTTATCATCAAAACGAATTGACATGAAACCTGCTGCATTCGCTCCGTAATGTTTCGCTTTTAAAAGCCAAGGTTTAAAGAAACCTTCATATTGTGCCAAGAACTTGTTCCACTCATCGGCATATTTGCCTGGGTAATCTTCAATAACAGGTTCTTGTCGTTTCTTTTCCTCTTCTTGCTTAGCAAAAAGTGATGCTTGATAAGCTTCAGGATTGGTGGCTTTCTGCATTTCGTCTATAGTGTTGTAGATGTGGAAACGAATAAATTCCGGATTGCCAACCTTTCGCTTGCCATTATAAATTGGTTCGTAGGAGATACACACATCGAGCAAACCTGCTTTATTCAATCGGTTTATATCGTTTATACTGGTATCAAGAACTAACTTCCTGAACTGCGAAAATTTTGGATAAGCCTCTTTTATATACTCAGTAGTAAGGGAGGGCCTTCCTGCTCTTTTCTTCTCGCCTTTCGCTTCACCATCATTTTTCTCTTCCACCTTCAACTTAGAACGCATACCAAGATAGTCTTTAATATCGGAAACAGTCAGTGGCACTTCGCGTTTTTTCCAAGACTCGGTTTTCTTAAATAACAAATAATACATCATGGGCATGCGCTCCACCTGTCCGATTCTTGCTATATCAGCAGGGTGTCTCACGTAGCCTTGGCTCATATCGAAAACAGAATCTACTACAGCCGTATTAAGTTGAAACGTAACGCCATTGCTTTCATCTGAGGACATGTTAGCTTGCGTAAAGATATTGTATTTTACCATCGCTGGATTACCATTCTTATCCACACCAGGTATTTCAAGCTTTAATGCCAGCACCTCGTTAACAGCGGCGCTGGCAACACCATAGTTGTTAATGCTCACACCGAGTTCGGAATAAGACACCGAAAATATAGGCATGCCGTTTTTCTTTTCCGCATCAGAAAATAGCGGACGCGGGACGGCTGGATTATTACGCAATTCGCTTCCAAAGAACTTTCGGATATAATCTTGCAGATGCTCACTCACCTTATTCAGCATGGATTGTTGGAGCAAGGATAGATTTTTTGAAAGCTTTGTATAAGCAAAAGGTGTGCGTATGTATTGTTGCGGTAGTTTCTTTTTATCTTCCATAGTCGTATAAATTACTCAGGTACTATTGTTTTTTACCTCAAAAGCCGTTATTTGGGTAAATAGGTACTAATGTTTTTTACCGCGCAAAATTCTAAACTCTTGAAAATCAAGGACTTTTACAAGAAAATTTTGCTCCTAAAATAAAACAATATAATAAGTATATAGTATATTCTTTTATTTTATAGATATAGGTAAAAAACATTAGTACCTATTTTACATTCAACACCTGTTTAAGGTAAAAAACATTAGTACCTATTTTACCTCAGTAAAAAACATTAGTAGTCATTTTACCTTGACTTATTCTTCCATTAGAAAAACTCATAAGGTAAAAAACATTAGTAGTCATTTTACCTTAACTTATTCTTCCATTAGAAAAACTCATAAGGTAAAAAACATTAGTAGTCATTTTACCTTAACTTATTCTTCCATTAGAAAAACTCATAAGGTAAAAAACATTAGTAGTCATTTTACCTTGACTTATTCTTCCATTAGAAAAACTCATAAGGTAAAAAACATTAGTAGTCATTTTACCTTAACTTGTTAGTGTGGAAGGTAAACTACTTTAGTAGCAGTTTACCTTCGCCGTTCGTGTGATTTCCCACAAACGCTATAACAAGTTACAAATCATCATAATTCTTGTTCTCGCTTTTTTTGAAATTCTCAACATCGCCATAGAACAGACTGATTGTATATTCCCTTTGAAGAAGCCCATCAGGTTTCCTTAACTTATAAGTAATAAGACCTAACAATTTTTTTTCTTCAGCATCAGGCACATAGAATTGAAAACCTTCTGCTTTTCCGTTACTATCCTTCAGTACAGTAACAACAGCCTTGGAGTATTTCTCTTTTAACTGCTTAAAGATATTCTCAAATGGAATTGTTACCAGATCGAGGGAAGAATAATCCATAGAGACTTCCACCGCAAACACGTTTTTGTCTTTGGGATTAAAGAGTATCATGAACTCAGAGTCCTCACCCATGAACAAACCTTTATATATTTTCATGCCAGAAGGAGAAGCCTTTGTTTTCGCTACATCACAAGTAAGACCTTTAGCTTTCAACTTCTGCGTAAACAACTCTACGTTGCCATTCAAGGGAATGCCCATGAATTTCATGTGTGTCTGTCCTTGTACAATCATGCAGAACAAAGAAAGCAATAAGGTAACTATTGTCTTTTTCATTGTTGTATAGAATTTAGTAGTTCTTATGCTTATCCACGAACTCAATAACTGCTTGCAATGCCAAGTCGCGAATAGGTATGCCCGTTCGCATTTTCATGAGCGTAATGCGTTCGTAGTATTCCATGGGGACTGAAATGGTAATGCCGTTCTCAGACTTCTTAGGACGCGCCTTACTAATTGGTGCAGCGTTTGAAAATGAAGTAGTTTGCGCTGGTGTTGTCTGCTCTTGCTGTGGCTGAACGGGCGCCATTGCTTGCTGCGCGTCTGTGGTGGGTTGTGTTACTTGTTGCTCGGTTGCGGTTGTTGGATTATTCAATATACGTTCATTCTCTGCCACAACGGGAGAGGCTTCAAGATTGAATGATGTGAACTTGCTTTCTTGTTTTCGTGCCATATCAGTGATTTTTTATAGTCATTATAACGAGTGATTATTCGGGCATGCTTTCAAGTATCTCTTCTGTAAACTTCTTATAGTCCAGCCCTACCCTACTATAAGGTGCATACGTAAAGATGTCCTCGTTCATAGCCTGCGCTTCCACCATCTTGGTATCTCTGCGCGTATAGGCATCGAACATGTAGTCATCAAACTTCTCGCCTAAATATTGTTTGAACTGCTTGGTCGCATTGGTTTGGTCGTTACTCATTACCATCAACAAACCGCGAATATCAAGGTTAGGATTTAGATCCTCGCGTGTTTCCTTCACTGCATTGATGATTTCAGCAATACCTTTGGTGGCCAGCATCTCCAACTGCGCCGGCAATACCACACTGGTGGCAGCGGTCAGTGCATTGTGTGTGAGCAATGACATGGCCGGAGGACAATCTATCAGCACATAATCAAATGCTTCGGTCACATTCATTGTACCTTCATCAGCCAACTCGGTACCTTGCATCTCTATTAAAGGTTTACCCAACAATTTACAAAGTGCTTTGCGTGGCACCGCCATTTGGTTTAGGAATGGTTCTATGCCTATTAATCGTCCTGATGCCGGAGCAAGGTATATGCCCTCTCGCACTTGATATACGGGGATTTGCCCTTGTTGTACCAGGGCATCATACATAGTCGGCTTGCCCATTTGCAGTGTTTCGCTCCAACCAAAGAGGAATGAAGCACACGCCTGTGGGTCAAGGTCGATAATCAATATACGCGGAACGCGTCTCTTCCCTTCTGCGTCTACACCAAAGAAACCTTTACCGAACCGACGTAAACCGGTTGCAAGGTTCTGCACTGTTGTGGTCTTACCTACCCCACCTTTGTGGTTGACGAAGGCAAGCACTTCTCTGAGTCTTTCTGTTGCCATAAATCCAAGTATTAAAAGTTTAATTGTTCATTTGTTCAAATGTTCAAACAAACAATTAAACATTTGAACAAACGAATATTCGAACAAACAAATATTTGTTTCTTGCTGCAAATTTAAGATTTGTACACCACACCACAAAACAAAACGTTCATTTATTTATATAAACAATCAAATAAACATTAAAACAAATGAATGAACAAATATACGTTTCAACGAACATACAAATAAACAAACGTGTAATTGAATAAATATTTGAATGTTCAAACAAACAAATAAATAAATACACAAATGTTCATTTGTTGAAATGTTTGTTTGTTCATTTCAATAAATAAACATTTAATTATTCCATTTGTCGTTTACATCAATCGTTATTTTGTCAGTTTGGCTTTTTAATAGTTCAGTACGTATAGGCAAAATGCAGTAATTTGTTTTCATTCCAGCCTTCACGATTGTGCCATTCGGTACGTACGTGTAGTAGTTTCCCGTGCCGAAAAGTATTGAGCCTATTTGTGTCTTTCTGTCCGCTGGAGTGTCGTAGCACAGAATGCGTTGCCCACTTTGCCAATATCCTTCAGGTAGAGAGATATTTCGCAAAACGGCAAAAACTTCTAATTTCGTAGGCATTCTATAGTGAGGGTCTTCTATCAGTTTCGATGGAGTGGGGGAGGTTGAGAGCATGACGTTACATATCTCCGTACAAGACAGGTAAAAGCGAGCTGTATCATTGGTGGCTATCAATGTATCAACCTTTGCAGCATCATTACCAGGCAATGAGGGGGTGGTGTCATCTATATCTTTTGGCAAATCCAGCTCTCCGCATCCAAACACCGAAAGCAGAATGAAAATAGGAAACGAAAAAAAACAGTGATTATTTTGAGCCATATAACGTAAAGAATGAAAAAGAGCGCACTGACTATATGATTATGATGGCACTATATAGCCAGTGCAATTCCTTGCAAATGATTAAATGTTTATGTCATAGCCTGTATCGTCCCAAGCATCATTGAGTGAAATGGAAAAACCTTGATTGTGGTTGTAGAACGATCCGGTAATGGTAGTTGTCTTGTTACGCTCGAAGTGTACATTCGGTACGGTTATCGATGAATAGGGCGTTCCTGATTTACTGTTGGTGGTAAAAGTAATGTCCGTTGTATAGCCATCAGCAGGCACCATCACGTAATAAGTGAGTGTAGTTCCGGTAGTACCAGCTAACGACGAAACGTCCGTGGTACGCTGATTTTTCATGGCGTTCATCACGTCGAATGTCTGTAAAGAGAAATCTTTATATTCTTGAAATGAAGCGTCCCATGTGCTGCAATCCGTTGGAAAAACATCTGTACTTTTTACAATCATACGAGCCACTAAACGATCCAGTGTAAGATTTACCGTTTGTGCTTCGCCGATCCCCACAACAATGTCACGTTGTGCGCCAAAGGTGTCTGAGGTCTTAGCAGAAGAAAGGAGGGCAGGGATAGTTGCACCCGAAACAGGTGTAAGCACGTTGGCAGGTAACTCCCATGATGCCGAGGTCGCATCCAATAGAGTAGGGGAGGTGCTTCGCGTAGCTATCACTTTTAGTGTGTGTTCGCCATAATCGAGCATCAAATCAGGTTCAGCAAAATCTGCTGCCGTGCTCGTTTGGTGCAGCACCTGTAACAATTTACCAGACTTCTTGTTGTAGTCCATAATGTAAAGGTCGGTCAACTCTGTGCCATTTGCCGTGAGGGTAGCTCGCGAATGTGGCGCAGCATGGTGCAACGTCAATCCATTACTCGTGCCACACTTCAAGCGTACATGCGCTTTGCCGTGGGTAGGCTGATTAGTCACTGACTCTGTAAAAGAGCCTTCGTTGTCGTTTGAGCATGATGCGCTCATGCAAATAGTCATTATTGCAATGACTGCAAAAAATAAATTTCTCATTGTAATTGTTAGAGTAAAAAGATGATGAAAAAGATTTGTTTACAAAGTTCGTGTTAGGGTAATAGGGGAGGAGGTAAAGAGAAGGTATGCACATTCTTTTGTGTCGATCGTCCGTTACTTGCCGGCATGCGCTTGTTTCGCACGTTCGTGTGACAAGCCAAACCACACCGCCCCAAAATCAGCAAAGGATAGTTTATAGGTTGTAGCACGGATAATGGCACAGATCGCACAATACATGGCTTTTCGGTGTGGTTTCCTTCCGCACATACATTCACCACTTGCTCTGCTGTTTCCTTGCATACATTCACCTGTGGCTTTTCGTTCGCTACTGCTTCCGTAGATTGTTCCTTCACCTTCAAGGCATTATTGAAGAGTTTTTCCAATTTCACACCATCTTTATAAAAGAACGCGCAGCCACGATAACTATTCGACTTGTTGCGTTTCTCTTCAGGCATGAAAGTTTTACAAAAACCCGATAACGTGTAAGTATTGCCTTCAAACGATACCTTATTGTCATCTACCGCAACAATCTCCTTGCCATCTACAAAGGTTAGTTTGTCACCAGACTTCACCCCTATTGCTGCAAAGGTAAATTTGCGCGAGGGGTCAACTTGCTTTACCGTTGTGGTCTTATCTGCTTTTCTCGCAACAGTCTTTTTTGCCGTAGGAGCCTTGCTCGATGCAACCTTGGTAGTACGTTTCGCATTTAGTACGTAACGCTCTAAAACATTTATATCACATTCCACGTTAGGAGCTACTAACACATCGTCTACATGCTCACCCACAAAGGTTTGGTCTTCTTCAACCTTTGGGCATAAAACATACACATTGCCGTTATTGTCAACTGCTTCTACATATTTACTGTCTTCTGTACCTAAATACAAGCACATGCTTTCGGCTTTTTTGATTATACCAAATCGCTCAGCATCAAACAATAAGCAAAAACTATGCTTCAACTCCTTGCCTGCCTCTACTTGCGCTTCACAATCACCTGCTTTAAATTGAATGGTATTGTCGCCACGTTTACCACAAACAACAATATTCTCTCCCTTACCCATTTTTACAAGTTTGCAAATAGTCTTCCAGTTGGGGACATTCACGCACAATTCAGACGAACGCTCCACACAAACGGAGTACCATTTTACTAAAACGCATTCGTGCTTTGCACGTGCAGCAATACCTTCAAACATAATATTGGTGCAAACATCATAGTCCATGCGTTCTTTCGTCGCGGTCATTTGGTAAATATTCTTACCTTTCATTTTCGCGCACATTTTCTTAAAGTCTGCTGCCAAAATGCGCATACCCGAAGTGTCACCCTTTATATTACTAAAAGCAACAGGGCACACTTTCATACTACGGCCATTTGTAGCAACTAAGCATTTACGCTCGGCATCAATGAAAATAAAAGCATAAGCCGGATTCCAGAGTTTAGGGTCGGTAAAATCGCACAACTCTCCCAACTCCTTAGTGACGGCAAAGGTTACACTGGCTTCTACCTCACCTCTATTTTCAGCCACAAACAAATGGCGTTTACTGCCCACACCTACCAATAACTCGAATTTTGCCACAAGATCGAAAATTTGGTTTGTTGGGAATGCACAACGGAAATTGCCTACCTCCACATGGTGCAAATTGTTAGCGTCCTCTCTTTCAAAAAACATATCATTACCCATGTGTTTTGGTGAATTAATCTCACGTGCTGTAAAACTACCCACAACGTCGTATCTACGCATCAATGGCCAAACCTCGTCCGCTATCTTGTATAGTTCATTCAATATAGCCGTATTCAATTCTTTGTCAGTCATAACTATGTATCGTATTAAAATGTTTTTTGTTTCGTTGTGGGGATAGTGAAAATTCGCTATCCCCATAACATGAGTATCTATTTTGCCGTGAATGCTCCACCAATTAAAGGCAGAAGGAACACGCCTACACCTATTAACGAGAATAACACCACACACACGCAAGCCACTACCAATGCACCGATGATATACTTAATAATCTTTTTCATAATAATCTGCAAGTATTAAAATGTTTATTTTTATGTTTTGAAGTTGTTTTTTACATGTCTGATAGAACCCAAAGTCTAACCAAACCTTCCACATCATTTGTGGCAATTAAAAGCAGGAGGTTGGCCGTAGCCCCAATATACCTTGCTTGTTCTTTTTCGGGTAATTGAGCAATGTTTTTGCTGTTGAACCAATCACGCACTGCTTCTAAACTACCTCGTGATACGCCATCAAACATATCCAGTTCAATAGTAGCCAGCGTATCTTCGCTAATTTGCATTCCGTTCTCGTTCATATCAATAGACAAACGAGTAGCAATAATTTTTTTTAAACGTTCTCTCATTTTAGTCGTTTTTTAAAGGTTCTATAATAACTTCATTTTTTTCTTAACTATTGTGTTTCCCTGCCGAAATTTCAACATATCCACGCACTTTAGCATTTCCCATAATAATCGCATTGCCGCGTACTGTTGCTTTTTCGCAAACAATCGCATTGTTATATACCTGTGCATTGTCACGTACACATGCTTCACCGCACACACACGCATTGCCTGCAATCTCAGCTTGGTCCATAACAGTTGCATTGCCTGCAAGGTGAGCATTGCCTAACAATTTTGCACTACCACCAACGAATGCTCTGTTACACACATGCGCATGATCCGTAACGACGGCACATCCGAACACTTGTGCATGTCCGCTCACCCTTGCATGGTCGCACACGATGCTGTTCCCATACACACACGCATTGTCCGTAATCCACGCTTTGCCAAACAAGTTTTCAGTTGACTCAACAAAGCCTCCTAATTCGCCTGCTTTCACCTCGTCGAAAGGCTCAACACACGCTATGCGATGAAGCACATGCTTGTCAATCGTGATTGTTTCATCCGTCAAGACGTATCTAATAGTTCTCATTTTCAGTCGTTTTTTTGATAGTCTATAACAAGGGTTACTTCAGTTCTAACGATACACCAAGTGCATCAGCAATCTTGTCCAGGACGTCAATTCCAACGGAATACTTTCCTTCCTCAACTCTGCACACGTTTGCTTTGGTGATGCCGGCTGCCGTGGCGAGTTCTTGTTGTGTCATATCGCGTTGAAGTCGAATACTTTTTATACGTTTTCCAATAGCGGAACGTATTCCGCGATTTTCGCGTTCACACGCGAACGATAAATCCGAGTAGAAGTCTTGCAGCTCCTCGTCGCTTGATTGAGAGAATAGCTCATCAAACTGATCCGCCAACTTGCTACCGCCATAATTGTAGCATTGATTGGCGTAATCATCATACGGAATGTCTACAGACTGATCCCAGTTGTCCTTATTCCATGCAGCCACACATGCTACGCATTCTTGAATTATATCTGCTTGTAAATTTGTCTTTTCCATTTTTTTATTTGTCGTTAAAATTCATGTTCATTCTTGCCTTATCCTTCACTTCGCTCCGATCGATAAGCCCTAATTCAGCTTCGTGCCTATATTCGTCGAGTAGGTGCTCATAGTTAGAGTTATTGTGACGGTGAGATGCTTGTATAATAGCAATAGCATGCTGCTCATCTTCTATACGTCTAAGAGGATTTTCTCGCTCCATTTTGCGTATAAGTGTTGCACGCTTCGTGCTATAATTGTCGTATTGCTTGGCTTCTACTTTTTCTATTTGTTGTCGTTTGTAGTCGTTTTTTTCTTCGGCGATAGAGCGTGCAACATCCATAGTTACCCATTCATAGCCATTGCAGTTAGCCAATAGTCTCACTAATCGCTTAGCCCATGTATCGCGCACCTGCGTCCATGTCTTTACCGTTTTAGGCTTTGTTGCTTTTCCTTCTACTAATTTCAGAAAATCCTTCTCTGAATTTAAGAAGAAATTGTTGAACTTGTCTTGATAGCCAAAACCATTCCAATTCTCCCCATAATGTTCTTCATACACTTTATAGGTCGAGATGTATTCTTTTATTTTACCGCGCATGGCACCGCTCCACACTCTTCTATACACCTTCTCGTTACATATACGAAAAACGTCGTTAGGGGATTTTTTAGACGCATTGTCAATGTTGGCATAACGCGTCAAAACGTACACTGAATTATAAGTAGCCATTGTTTCAAACCGAATTACTGTTGCCGCCAGTTCTAAGTTATTTTATATAGCTGTTTGTAGAAACGTCAGTTCTCGTAGATTTTTGTCCCAATTTCATGATCGTAGACTGACCACCAGCCCTTGTCGTTAAGACTGCCTGATGCGATAATCAAGCCATTGCTATCCCAGACAGTGTAGGATGAGCGATTATAAGGCTGCCGGAAATGTTCGCCCCGCACAATCCTTTTTATGTCTTTAATGGCTATTGCCTTATTGGTGTATTCGTATGGTTCAGACAATATCGTAGAGCCATTGTTGGCTGAAAAACTTGCGTAATATTTCATCGCTTCAAGCCGAATTGCTGTTGCCGCCAGTTCTAAGAGTTTTTTGTAAAAATGATTTATTGTTCCCACCGTGATGTCGCTTCACCTTGTGCCAGTCGTGCCGGAGTGGGTAGGCTGTTTGTTTTAAAACGCTGCCCAATCGTTTAAATCCGTAGTTTCGCTGTTAGCCCAAAACTCTTCAACCCTTGCATACAAGGCTTCGACGTTCGCGCCATGCAACTTCAAAATCTTCTGCTTAAACGCTTCCGTATCTACGTGCCATTTGCGATTTAACAACTCCAGTTGCGCTGCATCCTCCACATGTGCCACAAGAGCTGATACATTGCAACGGAAGGACTCCGAAACGCTCGTGCCGTTCAAACTATCTGCCAAGAATTTCCACTCGTCAGGTGTAAACACACCTCGCAATTCTCCTGCCGATACCATGCGCACGCGCCGCAAATTCTGTGCGCATTCGATAACGGCTTGATTGATAGATTTTCCGTCACCCGTAAGCCACTCAATGAGTTCTTCCGGCAAACGAATGGTTGCATTCTTTATTGCCATAATCGTATTACTTATTGTTTGATATTGCAAAGGTACGAAGAGTTTTTTAAACAAACAAACATCTTACACATTATTTTGTGTGCAATTTGTTTATTTCTTGTTTGTTCAGTCAATCAGCCTTTAAAAGTTGAGCGCAAACAGTCGCATAGCATTTGCAATCCAAGACTTAACTCTGTTGTTGCTTCCTCGGCTGTTGGTGTGTTCACCGCAAAGTATTCAAGCATTGCGGTTGTTGCGAGCTGCACTGATTCTCTGTCCATGTCGATTGTCACTGTTGTTGTCATTTCTGTTGTTTTTTTAAAATTGATAATAAGTTAAATGAATTTACTAAGATAGCTTATATTTCCCTGTCTTAACGGCGTAACCAATGTTAGTCAATTCTGTTCTTCCGAAGGCTTTTACGTCGCTATACCATGGCGTATAAGTCAAAAAAATACTATCATCTTTCAGGCTGCATCCCCGAATGTCACATCCGACACGATGCCCCTGCTGCATGTGCTTTATATATGCGTTCTTTGCCTCGTGTAAAGTACGATAACTCTCTCCGCCCAATTTATACGGATCGTAAACATCAAAATTATAATAATCTATTTTCATGATTCAGTAAATTTAGATAGGATGTAATTAGGGAGTGGCTCCCCAATCATGCACCACCGCTACATTATCCTGCAAGGAGCGGTGCTTATTTTCATAGGCTATAACGTTAGTATAATACCATACTACCGCCTGTGCCATTTAGTCTTTTACGGCGTCAAGATATTTTCGTGCGGTTTCCTGTCCACAAATTTCAAGGTGCCGTTCGGGGTAGCGTCCTCTTTGGTCGCCACTGGCGACTTGCACGATGCAAAATGTGCGGTCGGTTCCATGAGTTGCCACAAATTCCTCGCGTGCCTCGCATTGCGCCACAGCTGCTTTAAAGTTATCAGGTGTGGTCGGCACAACTTGCAACACGCACCACGGCCACTCCTGTGCAGTTAGGAGGGTGTGCCCTTCGCATTCCTCAATCTCGTAGGTGTAAATGGTTTTTGATGTAGTCATGTTGTTTATATTTTAAAAGTAGGAGCCATCTTCCACCAACTGAAGAAAGCCATATTCTAATTTTGTTGTCAAATAATAATACAAAGCAGCGACACCTGATCGAGCATCATTTTCCAAACGTGCAAGTTGTTCGCTCTTTTCCAGTTCGTTGCTTTCATAAGCAAACACGCATTTTTGTATGCCTTCACGGATAACACTCAGCAAACGCTTTATGCCAGTCTTTTGGCTATTCACCAGGAAATAAGGTCGCATAGAGTCTGAAGACTTCCACGCATCGCAAGTAGAAAGTAAAAAGATTTTCATTTTTCAGTCATTTTTTTCGCGTGCTATAATAGGGGATGCGCTCCCCCGTTATAGCTGCGCTGTTATACTTCACGTTTTGGAACTTCAATCTTTACGTCCGTTCTCTTGTTCACATCGTAGACTGCATACTCCATGTAGTCTTCAAGAAATGGATGTTTAAAAATCCAGTACATATCGTCGGGCAGGTCGGGCAATTCCCCGTTTTCTCTGTACGCTTCATTGCACAACTGGAAGAACTCCAAAAACTTTTTCGTGTATTCTTCGTCGAGGTCTAACTCGGGATCGTACAAGGCTACTGCACCGGCAAGCTTATAACTTAAACAAAAATCGGCGGAGTAATTAAACCAAACTGTTACCGATAAGTCCCTGCCTTCTTCCGGGTCTACAGAATGTGTTCTTATATACACCACACAATCTGTATCGTTGCCCATGTACACAAGTTCTTCTTTTTCGCTTGCTTCATACTGTTCGTAAATTTCCAAGCCTTCAGCAAGGCTAAATCCGTATCGGCTTAAAATCAAAGCTACTTTGTCTGCAATTTTCATAATGCTCAATTTTTTGAAGTGTCTATAAGAAGGAGTTATTTTTTTGTCGTTTTCGGTAATTCAGCACGTATGCTATAATACATAGTGGGGATAGGATAGCGCACCTCGTTAATATGATAAATAACGGTTGGCGTGCTATTTGCCAACGTGTCACGACAAATTACCGTGCCATTCATTCCGTGCACCATCAAGTTGAGCGCACACATTTTGCAGGCTATAATATCGGAGTCCTGCCCTTCGTATTTAAAGCGTCGTCCGCGGCTATGGTCTGTTTTGGTCACTTTCATATAATGTGCCAATAATAGCCTACCACTACCCACTGCACAGTCGCTAACAGTGCCCCCCTCGCGATCGTCGTCTAATATTTCCGCACAAAGCGTCGAAATGCTGCCAGGGGTGAAAAATTGCCCCGTATGTGAAGCCTTGCTCCGTGTTAAATACAAACTTTCATAAAGCAAGCCGAAAAGGTCTAAATACTCGCCACGATCCATAGCTTTCAACACATCTAAAGTCCAGCAAATTGCAAGTTCATAAAACACGGAGTCTTCTTCTCGCAGGGTTTGATGGTATGCTTGTATTGCCTCGTCACTACCTTTCAAGAATTTTTCAATTCCGGAAAACTTGATAAGATAATCCATAAAGTCAACGAGTGCAAACTCGTGGGGGCGGTGATGGTCTGTGGCGTGCTGTATAAGCGCGTCTACATATTTTTTTACTTCCATAAATTCAGTAGATTTTTTTATGTTCTATAATAGGGAGTCCTGGCACGGAAGCCAGAACTACCCAAGTCGTTTTTGTTGCTTAATAACGCCACACCCGCGAAGCATACACACCTGTTTCTGCGTCGTGGTCCCGCGCAAAATCCTGTAAAGTGCTGTCGTACTCGTTTAATTCCCTCACAAGTTTTGCCGCCTTCTCCGCCAACTTCAAGTAGGCGGAATATTGCTTTTTTGTGGCGTTTAGTTCGTCGATACGCTTTAAACGGTCGTTTATATAAGGTGCTATAATATCAGCCACTTTGCCGGCTTCCAAACGATCACCCACACCCCATCGCCATAAAAGACGACCTGTACGGTTGCACTCTTCTGTTTTACTTCCGTAGATACGCACATGCGGTTTTAATGTGTAGCCATAATCGTAGCCGAAGTATTGCATATCGAGCACACACTCGTAATACTCAGCAAACGAACAACGCAAGCCAGAAGCCTCGCTCACGGCATCGGTGAAACGCTTGTTTATTACTTTGCCGTCAAACTTTTTGCAAACTTCCTGTAAGGCGTTTAGTGCCTTAATTTCGTGCTGTATTATTTTTATCAATTCGTCAACGTGTGCGGAATAGGCCTTCACTTGCTTTGCACGTTTCAACTTTACAAAGTCGCGCCATGCTTTTTGGTAGTTTTCTTCCGTGCCTATAACGTAAGAGCCCTCCGGCATTTCCATAACACGGAGATAATTTTTTCTCAAGGCTACAAACTCCTCCGCGTTTTCCTCCGTACCGAAACGTATAGGACTTGACAGCACGCCATCTCCATTACTCCACACGTACACGAAGCCTTTTTCGTCGATAAGTGAGAGCATTTTGTCACGGAGTGTTTTTTTCTTTGTAGTTTCCATAAAGCAAAGTATTAAAATATTTTTGTTATTGTTTGAGTTGTGGATGCAGCGGACCTCGGACCGCCTGGAAAGCCTAAATACTTTTACACCCTATAATATGAAGGCTAAAAAATTACGCTTCGCACAGTCTTTTATTCGCTTCCTCATATAAGGCCGCGCCGTTGTCAAAACGTCCGACAACGTTAAGTTCGCACTCGGCAAACTGGCTGAATACCTTTTCCGCCTGATTTGTGCGCTCGGCTATAACAGACGAAATGTATTTTATAATGTTGTGCGCTTGCATGTTGCTTAATCCTTGCAAGCCCGTCCAGTTATCCTCGCGCACGTCGTCTTCAGTTGGCACGTAACGGCCGAAAGCGTCGTACTCGTTAACTTCTTCGCCGTTGTTATCATACACCGTCAAAGTGCCATCAAAATCCATGCACGCCCCTTCATAATAGCCGGAGTTTATTTGTGCCTGCAAAGTGAGTGAAAATTCACAACCTGCATAAAGAAAGTTTTTCTCTAAAAAAGGAATTAGGAATAGCCAAAGTAATATGCAAACCTCCAGTATTAGTCCCCAAAACCGCACAAAAATCCTATCTCTCCAAATTAGGAGAGATGGCACATGTGTAAAAAAGTATTTTTCTCTTCTAG